AGCAGGACCTAGCGAAAAGGAGAAACGAAAATGATTATAAGAACTCAAGATGGCTGGATGATAAATACAAAGACAGTGTTGGAAACAGTGGATGAAGTGTCGTCACAAGAGTTTGATGGGATATTCCATTGTAAGCATGTCGCACAACAGTTAATAGAAGATGGTGCAGACGTTAAAGAGAAAGTTGATAGTAATACTCGTCGAATAAATAAAACCACTATCGGACTAAATCAAATCAGAGCAATCTTAAATACAGAAGCTCGCTATAGTGATAGCCGTCTTAGTAGAACCGGTAACGGTTGGTATCAGATAATTTAACCCCACCCTTTAGCCCCTTACGGGGGGCTGAGGGGTGAGATTAAGCCCGGTAAGGCCGTCGCTCACAGTAGGAGACGGATTGCGGGTAACTAACTAAATTAATTCAGATAGGAGAAACGAGTGACTTTAACAGAAAGTACAATGAAACGCAAGGTTATGCACGCAGAAAATGAACTTAGAAAGGCACAAATCGTCTATTTGTCCGAAGACATTGACGATATGGAACCATAAGCTTGATGGTAATCTTGATGCTACGATCCAATTGACTGCGCTGAAAAAGCTAAAGAAGAGTCAGCTTGCAAGCTGGCGACAATTCCGTACCAAAAACGGATTATCTAATGATGCTTTGATAGGAGCATAATCAGTTTCCCCCTCTCCTGACCGCTAGTCCCGACTGCGACATCAAAAATGCCAAACGGCAGGGAAGCAACCGGAGAATCGCAGTAATCCTCCGGGGCAGTCAGGAGAGGAATAGCTAGTAAATTGTCGGTCTCCCCCCTCCCCAAAGGAGGGCCGAAAGGCAGAGGCGCAATACCTTGGGAAATCTAAGAATCTTAGCCAAGTAAACAAAGTTTATACGCGATAGGTGACGATGAACCAGGGCTGACCAGAGTGGTCGTAAGGAGCGTGGTGGTAGAGCCGCCGACATGAAGAAAGAGGCTGGCAATTGCTGGCCTCTTTTTTTGATTTCAATTTTATCTTAAATTATGCGTTTGTCACCCTAAATTAAGGTAGAGACAGCGGGACGTAGCCATCGACAAAGCCACAGCAGCATCCACCTTTTGACTGGTACTCCGCTTTACTATTCTTATCCCGTTTTCCCCTCGCTTCTTTATATTGGCGTTATCTATTTGTTGGCGAAGTAAGGGATTAGAATCGTGAGCTATACGCCTACTCATTATCAAATCCTGTAGCTGCTTATCAGCTTGTAGTCGGTCCTTTTGTTGCGGAAAAGGCCGAAAATGCGCTATCTGTTCATTCTTAAGCCGGGTAGCCATATCGTGAAGTTGATGAGGATCAAAAGCTACCTCAACTACAGCGAACTCCCTACATAGCCGCCTAAGCTCCTGTTCTATTGGAGCAAAGTCTAATAGCTGTCCTGGCGCAGGTATCCAAATTCCACAATATCTAACCATTACATCCTGTTTACGTTCAGGATGGCGAGTAACCATAACCATCGCAAAACAGTCCGCCGTATAGCCTGGATTTTCCGAACCCGTCGCCGCATCAAGTGCAATGATAGCTGGTTCACTGCGGGTCATTACAGGGACCGTCTCTGCACAAGCATCCCACCAAACTATCTGCACAAATTTCTCAACATCGCTCTCCTCTTCCCATTCAGCTAGTAATAATATCCGCCGTTCCGCCTCATTTAATGTCTGCCCGCGCTGCTTGACAAATTCAGGATCAATGTTCGGGTTCTCCCTTGTCAAAACAGTAAAAACCGCAGCATCTTGCTTGAAACCGGCATACTTGGCCATTATATCTTTGGGAACTAATGGTATACTATCCTCATCGCCCGTAGCCCCTGCGAAATAATCAAATAGCCAATGTTTGCTAGGTGTTGTTGTCAAGTAGATTTGTGGCGGCTCACCGGCTGGCCCCAAAATCCTGGCTCGGCCATCGAACATCTTAAGCGCTTCAGGTGTTCTGTATCCTCGGCTTTCGTCCATGTGAATAAACGAGAGATTCGGACCCTCCCATGTTTTTAACATTTCCTCAGAAGCCCCTCCACAAATTAACTCGGAATAACTACCGACTTCATTTTTGAATACCATCGTAAATTGACCATTAGGCGACCAGCCTTCGCCTTGTCTGCGCCTCTGTGATTTGATAACACAATTCCAGGGACACCATTCCCTAAAAGTAGGCCATATTGATTTTCTAAAATGCGGAAGGTTTGTTGAAACTAAAACACCATTCATTCCACGCCTTAATCGATTCAGTGTCTTTATGATACCGGCCGCCGATTTACCCCCACCTTCCCCACCTCGTAATAAATTGTATCTTGGCCTATCGTTATATATAAAATCCTTTACCTCCCCATTCTGTGGTATAAATTCTCTTTTTGTCACTGATGACATATACTGCTCAGGCCAAATGAAGTCTGGTAAGATCCCACGATTGCGAAGTTCTAACCAAGCTTTTGCTTGATCTTGCCAATTAGTATACTGAGATATTATCATTGAGATATTCCAATTATCTAAACAAGCTATCTTGTACCCATATCATCTCATATCGATCAATCCAATCGGGTAATGTTTTGCGATAATCAATCTCTTTGTCACCTTTGCTACTGTTACAACTTCTACATAAAGGTTGCAATTGCCATATAAAACTAGTTCCGCCTTTTGATACCGGCTTTATATGATCTACGGTGAGCTTGTCAAATGGGAATTGTTTCTTACATTTAAGGCAACAAAAATCATAAAATTCACAAAGGACATACCATTCTTGAATGGTATAAGAACCACCAGCTTGTGTTTTTCTGGTTTCTCTAATGTTATTATCTTTCTTGATATTCTGTTTGCCAACTGAAGTTTTTCTATACCTCTTTTTGTATTGCCTTTGATACTCTTTACCGGATGGTGAATTGCGATACCGATCTTTAGCAGATTTTCGTTTTACGGAATTTTCATATTCTTTTCTTTTCGCTTTGTATTCATCAGTAGCCCTATACCTTCTCATGTACTCCTTGCGCTCCTCAGAATTATTGCGCTCCTTTATTTTCCTACTACCATACTCGGATTTTCTATAACGTTCGCTTGACTTCCTTATCGATTCTCGTCCAGCTTTAGATTCATTATACTCTTTTTGTGTTTTCTTTACTTTTCCGAATTGTAATATCTTTCTTGAGAGACTTTGCCCTTTATCGAATTAGCATACTTTTTTCTTGATGCTTTATATTCATCTGAATTTTCATATCTTTTCCTGGTCGCTTTGCCAGCTTCAGAATTTATATATTCTTTCTGGGTATTTTTACGCTTCTCAGAATTATAATACCGATCATGGGATACCTTTCTTTTGTCAGATTTTCTATATCGTTCTTGAGCAGCTTTTCCCGCTGGTGATTGTTGATACGCCTTACAGCACACTTTACAATTACCTTTATAACCATCCTTAGTTCTTTTGTCTTTACCAAATGCATCAATATATTTTACCTCTCTACATTTACTGCATCTCTTTTGTTTCATTTTGGCACTTCCTTTAAGCAGAATATAAAACCCCCATCAAGTCCAATCGCGAAAGTGCCAACCTGCACGAATTTGGTACACCCAATGGGGGCGAAAAAACAATGATACCTATTAGATTATCAAGCGATTATACCTGGTCAAAGTGTACAGGTTGGCAAGGATATTATACCATATTCAGGTATGTTACCAAAACCATAAAACTATTCTGATATGACATCAGCAACATTCTCACCAGCTACAATTTTGAGCAGTTGATCATCAGATAGGGCTGTCATATCTACAGTTGAGATAGGGCCGCCATCCTTGCCACTAATTTCTTTCTTCATCGGCGCGTCAAGGCCAAATATCTTAATTCGCCTTTCAATACACCATTTTATAGTCTCGAAAAATCGTGGATCACCCGTGCCGAGTGTAACCTCCTGAGTAGCCTCTGTTGTTTGTCCATCAACCTTTTTTGCCGTTTTACGCTTAATAACAGGTTCTTTGCTTGCCATAAACTCGCCCCAAGCTACTCTCTCTAATTCGTCAATTTTTGCCAGAGACTCGGCACGGGCGGAATCAAAATCTACGAGAGACGAAGCAAGCCATCGCTCTTGAATTGTTTTTAAGTCACGTGCAACAACTTGGCGAGTAATCCTATATGGTCGATTTTTGGCAATATAATCTACAATATCATTCTGATACCATCCCTGGAGATAAAATCCTGATATTTCTTTAAGATCATATTCGCGTTGTGCCTTGGAACGCTTGGGTGCAGCCAAAAGTAGACTCCTATATGCAGACTTTAGGACATTATAACATTAGAATGTCAAAAACAAAACAGTCATTTATTCCCTAACCTTTCCCACCATCGCCCTATCTGGGTCATATAATACCTGGCCACTTCCCGCTCTGCCTCAATTGCCGTGATAATTTGTCGCCTCAGATCGGAATGAAATGTGGAGGTGACTGGATAGAATTTATCGGCAATATCTGAAGCGATTTCGGATGGCGATTTTTCCCACTTGGGTGTGAGAGATTGTTCTAAAGCTGTTTTGATTTCTTCGGTTTCAGCCTGTGCTATTTCTTCTTGGTCGTCTGCGTCTGGTTTAGGGGTATATTGTTTGTCGCTCATTTAATTTCCTCCGATTAGGTGGCTGGTCAATGTAGTGTTGATTGACTTTCTACTAAGATAGGTTCAAGGCCCATATCTGCCATTCTTTCTAAAATTACTGCGCAATATTTGGGCAGCTTCTCAATCATTAGCCCTATTCGCCCCTCGTTCTCAGCAGCGCAGACTACAGTACCACTACCGGCGAATGGATCAAGCCAAATGTCGAGAGGATCGGAGTAGGCGCGGATGAAGAAGGTAGGAAGTTTTATGGGGAAGGTGGCGGCTTGATATGCGCCAGTATCAGTTGGTGTTGCTCCCAAAGTGATATGTAAATTATTCCCTGGTAATGCGCCGTCAAAAATGGCGCTTTTCTTGCCCCTATTCCTAAACAAACTGCCTGAATAAGCGGGCGCATTATCAATACCATTATAAACAGACAGTTCGGTTATTCTGCTATTTTCCGAGAATTCCTTAATTACATTTTTATGATTTAGCTTAATGAGCTTATTTTCTGAAAAATGGTAGATAGGCTCAAATTGATTTTTCAATCTGTTATCCCACTTGCCCATAATCCCCTGATGCGTCCAACACAACTCATCCACATACCGCCATCCCCACCGCCGCACCATCGCCAACACCAAATCAAAGACATACAACACCCTCTGTCCATCCTTGCAATGCGGCTTAATATTCACGAAAAAGCTACCATCCTCCGCCAACGCCGCCCGCATATTCTCTTGCACCGCTTCCCACCATTCGACATACTTGTCAGCCTCAACACCCCCATATTGTTTGGCCCGTTGCATTGCATAAGGCGGACTGGTAAAGATGCCATTAATCGGCTTGCCCTTGGTCACCGCCTGCACCGTCTCCATATCCCGACAATCCCCACAGATTAGCCGGTGATAATGGCCCGGATTAGCCTTGCTTTCAATCTGCCATATTTGGCCCGTTTCGCATTGCCAAATCTCCTGTAGTTCTTCGGCTTTGTCAATGGGCGGTGTTATCTCTGGTGGTACATCTGGCTCCTTTTCAAGGATTGACAACTGCTCATCCTGCGTGAAGATACCGCTAAAGTCTACACCCTGCGCTATCTCCTCAGCCAATATTTCTGGATTGAAATCAATTGAAACGAGAGCTGACTGATTATCACGCCAAGCATACCGTCTAGGCGATTCATCCTCATACAAATCCCAGTCCATCCGCTTCGTAACTACCAATTCATTACCGGTCGTCTCAACCACAATGGCCTTATCAATTCCAATATCTACTGCATTTTCTAAAGTTTTGTTACCAGCTACTATGTTATTGTGAGCATCAACTACGATAGATCGAGCCGGGCCATCTTCACGCAAGCTTTCTTGTATCATCTTTTGCCCGCGTTGGGTTCCTTTATTAGCGTTATTTTTGTCTGGTATAAAGTCGGTCGGTTTCGCTTCTGTTATTTCCATCTTTACCTCAATAAATTCGGAAAATTTCCTTCAACCCCCAAGTCATTCTCCGAGAATATGAGTTTTAATATGATTGGCAATTGATCGCATAAAGAGGGGAGGGACACTATTGCCAATTCTGTTCAAAATATTGGTCCATTTTCCATGAAACAAATAATTATCAGGATAACTTCCTATACGTTTCAATTCGGATACATATAATTCTCTGGGTTCATCAGGATGCATGATACCTGTCGATCCCGTAGCAGTTTTTTGAACTGTCACGCTTGGCTTGTTCCAAGCCAAGCGTGACAAACTAAACCTTTCTTTATGGTTCGCGCCTTTCTTGGTTTGTTGCCAACGTTTCTTTTTTAAGTTAGACGCTTTTGGCGGTTCTTGACCTATATCATACACTTCATATTTATAACTCGGTAAACCAGTTTTGCAAAGAGTTGGAGAAGGTTCAAAGGCCGCATTGACAATGCGGCCTTTATATTCACCGTGAGGAAATAGAACCAAAGATTGAATATTTATTGCTTCTTTCAAAGTTACCGGCCTACTTTCAGCTTTCGGAAAATTCCCTTCAACTCCCAAGTCATTCCTTACTCCAATAAAAATCAACCGTTCCCGACTTTGCGGGACATAGAAATACATTGCATTAAGCTTCTTGCATCGGACCTGATAACCACTAGCCTTGAGTTCTTGCATGATCTCAGCAAAGATTAACTTCATCTTGCCTTTGATCAGACCAGGAACATTCTCCATTACAAAAACTTTGGGTTGAAGCCCTCGAAGAAGTCTAACAAATTCTCTAAACAATTGACTACGCGGATCATTCATATCACGTTTACCGGCTGTCGAATATGATTGGCACGGCGGTGAACCATCAAGCAAATCAAGCTCACCCGGTTCAGATAATCCAGCCAATTTCATACATTCCTTAACTGACAGCTTTGCAATATCACCGTGATAGACCGGCACGTCAGGAAAATTCAACTTGAACGTTTCCACGGCGTTATCATCCCATTCAACCGCCAATAGTTCCCGGTAGCCAGCCATCGAATAGCCCAGCGATGAGCCACCACCCCCGGCAAAAGTACTGATCACCGTTGGCGCGTCAGGAGCTTTTGGCTCAAGATGGTCTTGCCAGGCAGTTTCTAATATTTCAGGATAGGTCATTGTTTTAGGGTATCTGGTCAATGGTTCACCGTTCCATAAGTTGTGACGGATTTGGGTAGCAATGGCTTTCATTAAGAGGGGGGGGGACTGAGTTGCCGATTCTTGCGGCAATATCTTTTCCGTTTCCAACAAATTGATACTTGTCTGGAAAACTTGCAATCCTCGTTTTTTCCGTTTGATTTATTCTGCGTGTTTCATTAGGGTGAAAAAAGGCTCCAGTAGTCAAATTACCATCTGTTTTAGGAAGTGTATAACTCGGTTTATTCATTGCTAACTTACGGAAAGCATCACTGAATTTTGCGGATGTTCTTAATTTTAGTGGTAAATTTTCGTGATTTCCACCAGGAGGTATAATTTTCCATCTTTCCAAATCATCACCAGTTAACAAGTTTTTGTCATCACATACAGAACATTGACCGAAAACTACCGGCCTACTCAACACCTTCGGAAACAAATCAATCACTTCGGAAACGTCTCCCCACAATGCGGACATTCAATATACTTAACTTCGTCCTTTACCGTTTCATCATATTCAGGAAAATCAATATCAGGTATACTTTGTAATATTTCTGCTTGTTCATCCTCCGTGAAGATGCCACTAAAGTCCACGCCAGCAGCAATATCAGCGGCCAAGACTTCGGGATCAAAGTCAATCGAAACCAAAGCGGTTTGGTTTAGAGTCCAAGCTAATTCTTTGGCGCGTGTATCGTCTGGATTAGATAAATCAAGGTCTTTACGGCGCGTATAAACTGGCTTTGTACCATCTATATCAACAATAATAGCTTCATCCATCCCAAGGTCTGTAGATGCCTCAGTCCGCAAATTTCCACCGATTAAACGATTGTTTTTATCAAGTGTCCCGGCTTCAGCAAAGCCATATTTATGAATAGACTTTCGTATCATTACCTTACCACGTTCAGTATGCTGGTTAGGATTAGTCTGATCTATCTTTATCTTTGATAAGGTTGTTTCTTCGATTTCAGCCATCTTTACCTCAATAAATATGTGACTTTATCTCCCGGTCCAGACCAATGATCTAATACCTGTAATCCAGCCGGATGATAGCTTGGGTTTACAATTCCGGTCATTTGAAAAGATATCGAATCAGTAGGTTTTATACTATCTTCTACCTCATCAACTATTTCAGGCGCGCTATACCCCCGCTTCGCTATCTGTGTCATTATATCACCAACACGACTGGCCTTGATACCTAATACCTTACCAGCCTGAGACTTTGTCAAACTTGATTGACCTAACCGTTCCGCTTCGTCAGTTAGTATCCGTGCTTTGCGCTTGACTTTTTCTGCTTGGCTATTCCAAATCGGGGGAGCCTCAATACCATTATACTGGAAGGTTTTATATAGCGCATCACATTGCACCCCGATTAGCTGTTTTATATCTGCAATCATCAGCCTGCCATATTGCCTGTAATGTTGCCATAAAATATTAGCGCGTTCCTGAGCTTTAACTGGATCGGATTTGGCGGCCATTAGTGACTATCCTTTTTTCCTAAATCATCCTATTTTCGAAGTGAAACCCGGTGAATCTTATGCCTTTTTATCTTTATGTATACTTCGCGAAACGATAAAGACTGGTTTGCTGGTCAATATCTTGGCTATTTCTTAACGGTAGTTTAGCACAAAGCGACTTGTGTTTCAATTTTACGCGGGAAACAGAGCCTAACCTTAAACTTTCAGAATTGATCGAATTTGGGGGTTGACAGAACTGTATACTTCGTAGTATAATAAACACAGGATTAAGAATTGATTTAGCGAAAAGGACTAACGAAATGACCAAGAAATACGCTTACAAAGGCACAAATAACGATAAAGAAAGTTGTGATATATGCGGCAGAACTAATCTCAAAAAAGTAATGTGGCTTGCAGAATTAGACGAAAGCGGCAACGAACTTGGTCATGTTATAGCAGTCGGGACAACTTGCGGGGCAACACTTCTCGATTATAGCAACAAAGACTTCGCCAAAGCTATCAAGTCAGCCGCCCAAGATTTAGAGAAAAAGAAATCAGCCGTTTATCATAACCATCCCCTCAAAAAAGAAGCCTTGAAGATAAGAAAAGAATTACAGAAAACATTAAGCGGCAGAGCATTAAGAAAGTCATCCGAATTTATAAAAACCAAAGAAATGATGAGACAAGCCCGTCAAGAAGCATATAGCCAAGATTTTACGATAACTCTTTAATCCCCCCACTTGAGCAAGACTAAAACTGCTTAAAGGAATTTGAAAGATGATCACCGCCAAAGTAGGACAAGCAATGACAACAGCAGTAAACCGCCATAATGAAAAGCGCCAGAAACGACTTATAGTATTCTATAAAGCTATTGAGATTACGAAGAAGCATATTCGCCAATGGTCACATGGCGAAAGTAAAACAATCTTCAAGGGTACATTGCAGGGCAAGCCAGCTGAGATCTATCTCCGAAATGAGGGAAGTATCAATTTATACCTCTTTGTTGAAGGAGAAACGTTAATGAAACGTTTTTACAGCGAACCATTCAAAGTGGGATATTTTAGCCCGGCAACCGGATATAAGGTTTCTGCTAATATCACTGAAGACAGCTACCTTCAGTGGAACATGAAAACCCGCCGAGAAATCAGTGGCTAAAACAAAAATCCCCTTCACTACCGCCAAGAAGTGAAGGGGACTAAACCCACAAAAGGATTTGAAAAATGTCTAACACAAGAATACCACAAAAAGTAACTCAAGTCAAACTATCGAAAAAGGCTAAAGCCTCGGTAAACCGAATGATAAAAAAATTCCAGGACGGCGATTTATCGGCACTGGTTCAAATTTCAACCTTTGAATTACCTGATGATGCACCAGCCAAAAAATGGACTTTTAGTAACAAAGTCCTTGCTTTTGCCCAGACTGGTAGCCTTGATTGTCGAGGTTATAAGCAATGGGGAACTGCTGGGCGCCAGGTAAAAAAAGGATCAGTAGCCGGTTATATCTTTTCTCCCAGGATGAAGAAAGTTACTAACAAAGAAGGAGAAGAAGAACGGCGCTTAATTGGCTTTAATCAGATACCCGTCTTTGGAGCTAACGATACTGAAGGTGATGAACCTTTGGCAGATTATACGCCTAAAGAACTACCACCTCTAACTGATATTGCTAAAGAATTTAATATCTCAGTTGAGTATATGCCAATGATTGACAGAAAGGGGGACTGTACAATTGATGGAAAGTCTATCAGATTGGGAACTGACCATCCCCGAACGTGGTTTCACGAATTAGCTCATGCGCTACATGCTAAAATAGATGGCGGCTTATCTGGCAGCAGTAAAAATACCAAAACCCATGCCAATGCTGAAGCAGTAGCCGAATTTACTGCTTGTATTTTAATGGATATATATGGTTTTGGTGATTATAGCGGTTATGCTTGGAACTATATTGGCAGTTATCATCCAGATCCGTTGAAGGCTATTATGAAGGCGTGCAGTAAAGTTGAAGAAATCTTAATATTGATAGAAGATACTTTACCTTAAATTTTCAAAATTGATCTAATCAACCCTTGACAGAACTATATACTTCGTGGTATAATGAATACAGATTTGAGAAGCAGGACCTAGCGAAAAGGAGAAACGAAAATGATTACAGCAGAAAGTTTTCAAAAAGCCCAAAGAACACTTAATGAAGCTCAAAATATTGTAGATGTAGAAATGCCCAACGCCAAAGTTGTTTTTGTAGGTGCAGACAACGATTACTTATTTTTTAACGTAATAGCAAAGCGAAGCCAAGTCACTGACCAGCAAATCAAAGATATTAAAGAGAAAACCCGATTTGAAACAATCACAGAACATGACACTAATTTACTTTGGAGATCAGAATTTAAAATCAATTTGTGGGTTTAACCCCAACCTTTAGCCCCTTACGGGGGGCTGAGGGGTGAGATTAAACCCGGTAAGGCCGTCGTCCACAGTGAGCGACGGATTGCGGGTAACTGACTAAATTAACTATTAGCAAGGAGACCAAATGACTGACCAAGAAAAAAAAGAGCTATTAGACGAACTACCGTTTACCGAAACCGACCTTAACAGACAATTATGTTACGATGCCCATAGGGGCACAAGTTTTGTCCCTGATACCCGGGCTGATCAAGAAATTGCCGGGTACATGGATGAGATGAAAGAAGTATCAGAACAATTTGGGAAATTTGCTTCGCCTGAAAATGAGGCAAGACTGAAAGCTGATCTTGAGCAATACCGCCAGGATATTTACGACGCCTCAACGCCCGTCTTTCCGCCATGAGCCGCGTCATTTCCCCGATGATTGCCGGCCCATCAAACTTCCCAGTTCGACAAATGGAAAAGCGTAATAATACCCTGGATAAGCGTAGGGAAGAATTATTAGAATGGCGAAAAAAAGCACTGAATCGATTGAATCGTACCTATAATCCCGCAATACTTGCTAAAGCTCCAATCCGGTCTGATGAGCCTGACGCAATCGAACAACTTCAAGCCAAGATTGACGCTGCCGAAAAAGATCAAGCCGCGATGAAAGCGGTTAACAAGATCGTCCGAAGTAAACTAGATGATGACCAAAAAATCACCAAAATAATTGCATTAGGGCTATCTGAGGAGTTGTTGAAAATTTTCAGACAAGCAGGGGGTAAATTCCCGGCTTATCGCTTGACTAACAACAACGCCAATATTAAGAGAATGAAAGCAAGGATTGCCATTCTCAAGGCAGAGGATGCCCGACCAGAGGTAGAAGATCGAAAAGCAGACATTGAAGGGACTCCGGTTACTATCGTTGAAAATCGGGATGAAGGGCGGCTTCAGTTACTTTTTGAGGGAAAACCGCCGAAAGAAGTGAGAAAAAAGTTGAAGATAAATGGATTCAAATGGGCGCCGTCTCAAGAGGCGTTGCCACGCCTCTTGAATAATAACGCTCGTCAGGTCGTTGAAAATTTAATAAAGGAAATAAAATGAAACTATTATATACCACTGCTGAAGCGGCCGTATATTTTACGGTCCATCGGCAAACTATCAAAAACTGGATTTCCTCCGGTCAACTTAGAGGACAAAAAAAGGGCAGAATATACCTTTTTACCAAGGTCCAGCTTGACAAATGTCAATCCCAGCGGCGTCGCCCTGGACGCCCAAAAATGACGGCCAAGAAGGGGTTTTATACTCCTCAAGAGGTTATGGACAAGGCAGGGATTAGCCGCCAACGAGTAAGTCAGTTGGCAAAGAAGAATAAATGGGAGAGAAAAAATGGGAGATTCCCGGTCAAGGTCATTGATCAATTCTTGGCTAATCGCTAACCTAGAAGCAGAAAGCGAATAAGAATATCATAGGTAAAGGACTAAACAATGATAGAACAAATATTAAAATCTAAATATGGTAAACGCGCCGACTTGATCGGGGCTAACCTGAGCGGCACCGACCTGAGCGGGGCTAACCTGCACGGGGCCAAACTGCGCGATGCTAACCTACACGATGCCAACCTGAGCAAGGCCGACCTGCGCTGGGCCGACCTGACCGACGCCAATCTGATTGGGGCTGACCTGCGCGACGCTAAACTGTACAAGGCCAAACTGTACTGGGCTAACCTGTGCGGGGCCGACCTGAGTAATGTCGACCTGAGCGGGGCCAACCTATACGGGGTCTACCTACACGGAGCCGACCTGCGCGAGGCCAACCTGAGTGGGGCCGACCTGCGTTGGACCAAGATAATCGGAGCCAAACTGCGCGACGCCAATCTGCGCGACGCTACTTTTAACTTTGCAACAATCAAAAATTGCGAAGGGATAGAGGTTTTATTGCATGATCCCCGCGAGGATGGTTACATCCTGATTAGATGGTATAAAGATGGGCAAGATTGGTATAATAGCGGTTGCCGATCATTCAAGAAATCTGTTGCCCTCGACCATTGGAGTGGGAGTAATTATGCCTGCCCCCCACGCGGGCAACTGTATGTCAATGCCATTTTAGGGAACTAAAGAAAATACTATAAAGGACTAACCAATGAATACAGAGCAAAAGCAAAATCTGAGCAGGGCCAACCTAATGAACGCCAATCTGAACGGAGCTGATCTGAGTTGGACCGACCTGCGCTGGGCCGACCTACACGGGGCCGACCTACACGGGGCCGACCTACACGGGGCCTACCTGCGCGAGGCCAACCTGAGTGGGGCCAACCTGAGCGGGGCTAACCTGCGCGGGGCCGACCTGAGTAATGTCGACCTGCGCGAGGCCAACCTATACGGAGCCTACCTGCGCGACGCCAACCTGATCGGAGCTAACCTGAGTGGGGCCGACCTACGTGACGCCGACCTGCGCAGGGCAAACCTGAGCGATGTCCAACTGATCAGGGCCAAACTGCGCGACGCCAATCTGCGCGACGCTACTTTTAACTTTGCAACAATCGAAAATTGCAAAGGGATAGAGGTTTTATTGCATGATCCCCGCGAGGATGGTTACATCCTGATTAGATGGTATAAAGATGGGCAAGATTGGTATAATAGCGGTTGCCGATCATTCAAGAAATCTGTTGCCCTCGACCATTGGAGTGGGAGTAATTATGCCTGCCCCCCACGCGGGCAACTGTATGTCAATGCCATTTTAGGCCAGTGAACTACCCAAGCCTAAAGGCCAAGGGATAAGTTTTAATTCTTATCGGGCGGCTCAGGTTGCCAGGTCCCTGAGCCGCCCGTACAACAAAGGAGGGGGATTATCGTCGGTTGAAGAAGTAGATTCGAACCACTACTCGGTCCACCCACACGCTTAATATTAAGTGAAAGTTTCGCTGTCAACCGAGCCAATGCAAGAAGGTTCTCGACAGCGCAGTCACCCGCGAACCTACGGGCGATTGTTTTCTAATTCCAATCGGTTTAACTTTCCTCTATTCGTTTTATTTCCTCAAGGATAAAGGATTGGATGTCTTTGATTTCATACTGAACCCCACGAAGTTTTGTCAAGAGTTCAATTACAATATCTAATTTTTGACTAACCAATTGTCGAATAAAGCTATTAGCTTCATTTAGCTGTGTCTGTGTTTCAGCAGTAAGCTGCGTCAATTGTTCTTCAGTAAATGACAAGCTAGATAGCTGTGATAGCTCTTTCAACCGTTCAAATTCCAGAATTGATTTTTCAGTTTCTTGTACATGCTCCTGTCGATCCCGACTCATCTGGAAATAATTCTTCACTGCTTCGGGAACCAAGAAACTCAATTGAGACTGAAACGCTTTAATTAGTAAAACTGCCAATAAACTAAAAATCGGCCAATCTTGAGATAACCGACCTAAAATTTCTTCTACCATAATAATATTTCAGTTCATCCCCTCGCCGGTCCACCCCCACGCCTGTGGGGAAAACGTTGTTCCGCAGCCACTTTTTCCCTCGCTTCAGCGGTCCACCCCCACGCCTGTGGGGAAAACGTAACAAAGCGACTAAGGACCCACTGCAACAAGCGGTCCACCCCCACGCCTGTGGGGAAAACACTCCGCGCGGCTTCCGAAACGCTCATCATCTCAGCGGTCCACCCCCACGCCTGTGGGGAAAACTTCCCGAACCGACATGCTGATTACATGTCGGTTCGGTCCACCCCCACGCCTGTGGGGAAAACACTACTAACGTGTAATATTCGCCCACACGCTTAAATATTAAATTGTGAAGGTTTGACAGACAACCAAGCCAACGCTCTAGGGTTCACGCCTGTCCAGTCACCGGCGGACCTGCCGGCGATTTAAGTAATCATATCAAAATAAATGAGTTTTGCCGAATTTTTCTGCTGGCATGCGCTGCAACATTTTCCAGTTTCCGTTATTTTTGCCACTTCAGCTTGATACTTTGACTGATAATGCTATACTATCTCTGATCGCTCTGGCTTCAAAAATAAAAAAGGAATAAGCTGACGATGAGCCAGGGCGATTATTTAAGGTAGTGGCCCATAGGCCAGAACAGAACAGAGCCGCCTTGTAGTCGGGCGGCTCGTTTTTTTATGCTTCATTATATTTCTTTTGGATAAAGAGTTTTGTCATTTGGATAATTCTCCTTTTGTAAACCAGATAATATCACTACGTATTTGCTTTTGTTGCAATGACAATGTTGGTAACTGGGTAGCATCAAAACTAAGTACGTAATTAGCTATAATTTCATATAGTTGTTTCAATTCCGCTCTTAATTTCCAATGTACCCCATTTTGATCATATAAGACAATAAACAGTCGATTTGCCAAGTGAAATCTTTGCTGTTTACTTTGATTATCATAAAGCCATTTTATCAACGAAAGGGGATTTTCAATTGCATAGTTTATAGGATGAGAATACCGCTTTGGGTAAACAGTTGTCTTATGATCAAACGATATCCTATTTATTGAGAAATCTATTAGCCTATCATATTTATTTAAATTAGGCTCAACTCCTGGAAGACTACAGAATATATTTTCAACACCATTAGCTGACCAGAAATTAAACCAACGGTTAAGCGCATAATTACGGATAGGTTTGGGGAGATTAGAGGTATACTTTTTGAAATCCTCCCAAGATGAAATCTTGTAAATAAAATTGGTCCGTTTATCCCAATCATTTTGTTGTTTTCTTCCCCAGGGCACAAAAGATTCATTTTGAATACGATTTTTTAATTGTTGTTCTATATAGATCACTTCATTTAATGCCGCCGTTCTTTTATCTTCTTGCGAATTTATACCATAATAAGCCCATTGCCCCATAGCTTTACCTTCATCAATCATGATCCTAGCCTTTCTTTTGCTGCATCAAAAAATTTCTGATTGTTTTCTATTCCGATAAACTTACGGCCTCTTAACATGGCAGCTTCCCCGGTAGACCCTACACCCATAAAGCCATCAAAAACCAAATCACCTCGATTGCTGAATACTTCAATCAAAGGCAATAATATAGCTAGAGGCTTTTGAGTAGGATGTAATGTCTTTTCCTTTTCGTCTTTTATCCGCTCTGTACCCGAACAAAATGAGGCTTTTATAATATTCTTTCGGTCCCATTTATCGGTTTCGTTAAAGGTATAAGGCGATCCTGGCTTAACAGCCCATACCATCATTTCCACTGAACTAATAAGATTTTTCCGGGTTAGCCCTGATGGGTGAGGATTAGTTCGCTCCCAAACTATGATGTTCTTAGATTTCAATTCGGATTGCGTAAATAATCTCCACAATAAACCTGATATCGCCTTGTCGCAAAAGGAAATCACAGAACCGCCAGGTTTTAATATGCGCTCCCAACTTGTAACCCAATCCTTCAATTGTTTCAAGTAATGTTTATCTTCGCTTGTGTCCCAATCATCATCAACGTCAAAATCGGCATTAACTATAGTCTGCCCTACCTTGGTTATTTTACTTTGACTACTAATATTGTAGGGAATATCTGTAAATATCAAATCTATCGACTGATCTGGTATCTCGTTGACTTCCGTTTCAAAATCTCCGAAAATCAGACGTGTCCCTGACTTTTGTTCCCACTCATCAAGTATGGCTTGAATAAGTCTAACGATCTTAGGCTTGTCTTCTGTTTGCCAATCATTGTCGTAACCACCTTGATCTATGTCAGATATTCTTTGGTCAATGAAATCAGCGGGAACTTGAGAGAGTTTGTCGGTGATATGTTTTTTGATTTCATTGCGGGTCTTGTAGGCTATTGCTCTTTTTTTGAACTGTGGCTTATTTAAGTCACCCCTGGCAAGATCAGTAACAAGTTCAAGTTGCTGAGGGGGGGTTAAGGGGAGAATATCTCTCAATAGATTCTCTGTAAACAATGTCACGACTCGTGACATATCTGTCACATTGCCCTTTTGGTTCAATGTCACGTCATTTGTATTTGCCGTGACAATTTCCCAGGCGATATCACTTATATATTTTAACCTTGAATAATTCGCGACAACGGTTCTCCCCCAACCCAATATACCCCCTATCTCTGTCTGTTTCATCCCTTCCCCACTCAGCCGCCAAACCAATTCCGCATCATCGACAAATGTGGTGGGCACAACGGTCTCTGAAACTTCATTAGCCAATCTTGCCCGGCGTAATTGTAAAGCCTTGGTGACCAAGGTATTATCAACAAGTGCCTCAACAATCTCAATACCAAGGGCTTCGAGAGCAGTTATCCTGTGATTTCCATCAATTAATACATAGGTTTCACCGTCCCCATTGGGGGCAACGATAACCGGTTTTTCTGGCAGATAACCTATCTCTGAAATCTTACGCTTAAGGCGCTCTACCCCTCGTGGTTTTGTAGACCTAACATTTAATCTCTTTACGATTTGTTCTATTCTTATTTGCATAAATCCTCCAAACAAAAAAGGCTCAGTCCCTAAGTAGCGATACTTGTGGCGGTCACCCGCGAGACTGAACCTTTATTAACATTTTACTTTAATCAGATGACCTCTACAAATATCGCTATAGATATTATACCCAACTACCCCCAAAAGCGAAATTCCGCCCCACAAGAGATACCAGGAGCGGAATTTCTAAACCATTGCCATTGCCACATAACAATGAGATAATTATACACTACTGCCACAAATGACCAAAATGGACGCTATCACGAAAAATTCTATCATTATAATAGTTGTCAGGGCTTCCCATTCGCGCTGGGTCACAGATCTAAATCTTTCAGAATATGCCGGGCAGCCCCCTCAACCATTTTGCTGAATGGCCATTTATGAGGATGACTTCGCCTAATGATACGCCCAATTTCTCCCGGAGGATCGCCAGCTTCCAACCCGTTTTCAATATCATCAATGACTTTGGGATCGCCAGCTAAGAGGGTCGTATAGTCCTCCAAATCTAGTCTGGCCTTAATATTTTTGTACAGAGGTTTTCGTTTCTGTTTCTTTGACATAATATCACTATCCTATTATTCTATCTCCCTATTAAATATCCTAAAAACATCATCAATGTGCCTCAAAATGACTTGCTTTACTCCATATAAATTACTCCACGTTTTTTGACTGTTCCGCATTTTACCTTGAGCCGTTTTTATCTCAACCGGCACTATACCGCCGTACCAAATTGACACACCCGGAATATCTTGGATCTCTTTGATAATCGCCTCTGGATCATTACAGAATATCGTCAATCCATACTCATTGATGATCAGGCCATCAGGAAACCCAGATAACTCCGGGAGATTATAGGGAACATTATGAGTATCCAAAAAACGGCAACCAGGTAAAATATTAATTAATTCTTCTATATCCTTTTGGTTTGCGTCGGGTGTTGTTCGTTTTGTCATTTAATCTCTCCTGTAAACTATTCAAGCCTAACGACTCAAGAATAGCATCACCTCCTTTTTTTTTCGGCGTCCCCTGGCGAGAGGGGGCCAGCGGGCTTCTTTGACCGCTTGGTGTAGTGAGTACGTGCAAAGAAACGGCCCAGTTTTTCGCCGTAGGTCAGGTCAGGCCGGTTAACCTCAAGCTGGTTCTATTACCTCTACTGGAACAAACACCATTTCGGAGGTGTCCACTTCCGAACTAAGGGCTATTTGTCCGTTGCTTTTTTGGATTGTGCCCAAAAGAACTTCAGGGCATCCCTCTATGTGCCCCTCGACAACAGAACCCCGGAAACCATCTATCACCTTATTGTGGTCGCATTTAATATCAAGCTCCCCTATTCTTGCGCGCGGCGAGTGACTCTGCCTCAAATTGGGCAGCCAGTATATCGTAGCTGTTACTTTTACTTTTTCCATTTCAATATCTCCTTCGGGCTTATTTATTAGCTCGCCGTTTTTCTGCCAGTACACCAAATTTTCAAGATCGTTTTGCAATTGTCGTGGTAGACTTGTAAGCCCATACGCCCTCAATTGATCTATGGCCTGCGGCAAATTAGAAATGAGTCGGTCTATTGTTTGCGTTACTCGGTCCCGTTCGCTCGTTTTTTCGTAAAATACCGGCTCCCATTCTTCCATCCAAATCAATTTTCCGCCAGCGCGTTTGGCATTGACTGGCTTCCCCTGGTACGTGGCGGGAAAGATGCGGATAGCCACCTCGTTGCAAGTGGTAAAGACTTCGATGAACTCACCGCCGATTGGGATGGCGGCAAAGGTGGTGGTATTAAACATCTGTTGGTATCCTTTTTTGGCCCCAGCGGGCCAGTGCTTCAGTTTGTTTTTCCGCCAACTTCTTGGCAATGTAATAACTGCGGGCCCGCTTCAAGGCGTCGATCACATTGTCGATTTCATCTATGTGAAAAAAAACGGCTTTACCTTCGACAGTAAAAGATATAATATCATTATGGCCCTCCAAGATAAAGCCGTCTTCTGCAAAATGCCACACACGTCGTTTTGCCATCCGTTTAATTTCAGTCATTCTTGTGCTCCTTCGGGCTATCCGGCAGCGGTTGCCAATGAGTTACACTCTCTACCTCACCCATATTTGATCTCCACTGACCTCTCTCGAAATCATAAGAGGCTATTATCAGTGTCGGTCGTAGGTCGCCCGCCTCGAATTGGCAGACTAACATGGACTCTGACCAGCCGTAATAATTTTTATCTGGTAACTGCTCTGCCAGTATCCAAACCTCATCGGGTTGATCGGGTTGATCACGATCATCAGTGATCAACAGCGGTTGCATGCTTGTTTTTGGTTTACGTCGTTTTGCCATAATTTCATTTCCTTCTCGGCGGCCAAGGCGAACCCCAGCCGCCGATTAAGTTATTGGCTTGCTTTCAAGGCTTTCAATGCCTCATCGAAGTCACCATTAGCATCTTGGACGTATTGACCGGCTACGTCTCTTTCAATCCCTTCACTATTGGCATATTGCCAAAATTTTGCGGAGGGATGTAATTTCTTGGACAATGGCTTACCCTCTTCCTCTATGGGGTCATCATCGCCGTTGGAGCGCATAGAGGAAGTCGCCGTCGTGATTTCTTCGGCCTGGGCCTCTTTTTCTTCTTCGGTCATTGAAGCCCCCCGTTCTTGGCGTTCTCTTTCTTGAGCTGCAAGTCGGGCGTGTGTTTCGGCTTCCTCAGTAGTCTTGTAAACGTCAGGTGCAGCCCAATCTTCTGGTTGTGTCTCTTTGCCGTCGACTTCCCAATTTAGACGAGCCAATTCCTCAATCGAGGGCATTGCATAGGCCATATTCAGAACATTTTTGAGAGCTCGTTTCCGCGCTACCATATCCCAAGTCCAACCTTTAGGGGGCGGGATTGCCTTTTTCTTGTAGCTATTCCAAGTTTCACTAACTCTGACTACCCCAACAGCAGAATTACTAACCAATTCATAGGCATCTTTAAATATCGCGCCCATCTGGATATATTCGCGGATCGTATCCTTTTTGTCATGTCTGACGAGAGTCAGGCGATAACCTATATCGCCTTCAGCTATATCCTCTACGCCAACAGGGAGACGGTCACTGTAAGACTCGTCATAATCGCTAATTGTTTTAGCCCAGCGAACAAGTAGTTTGTATCCGTCTACTATAATAAGTTTCCCATTCCTGTCTTTATACCCGTATATCTCTCCCCGAAACGGGTTGGCTTTTGTCAATTGAGAATAGTTGCCTATCGAAATTACTTGATTGTCTGTCAATTCAGTACTGCCTGGTAACAAGGATTTTAGTTGGTGGCCTAAGTCTATGAGTTCTTCTTTTTCGCCTGCTAAAATCAAACTTTTATCGTTCATGTCGGTTCCTTTTTTAATAAATCCGCACCCTTGGACGTCGTGCCAAGCCGTAAGCGGTCTAATTCTTTGTTAAACTTCGTCTCACACGGGTTGCAAATACCGTGTGAGATTTCAAGGTCGTTCGGATTGCCTTCAATATGATTGCTACACCAAGCGCATACAACCTTCATATCAGTACAACCCGTTCCCTGACGACCGGATGTTGCCCGGTCATAAACTGCCAGAATAGTGATCGACCGGTAAGAAATTGGATAATAGGAGAGTGCCATACCCGTTTCACATTATTCACTATAATCCCCTCTCTAACGTGATTTCATCGGCCAACTGAACACTAATACCGTGACGTTGGGCAAGTTTCTGTACGACAGGGGTCGCTTGCCGTACCTTGGCTTGGGGGGAAGTGGGCGGAGGGTCAATATGCTGGTCAATCCAATCTTCAATTTTCTGCGCCAAATCTTTAGGCGTTTGGTTGAGAAAGTTTTTCTCAATACCCAATGAGGGGCAACGGACCTTCCACATAAAATCAAACCGTAGATGGGCCTTCACGCCCCTCCATTGGAGGGTATAGTAGTCGCACGGTGAGCCGCCGTTCCAATCATCCCCATACTGCATATCGAAATTAGGGCAATTTGTCAGGTCAGTGGCGGAACGTATGCGCCGCCCCCTGGCTGTAGCTTCCCTGCGGCTCTCGCGGGACTTTGACTGTGATACTTGACGTTCTGAAACTTTCATTTTATAATACCTTATCCTTTCTAAATCAGGGTTGAATTTCGAGAAAGTCCCGGTCTAGTCCTCCGGGACTTTTTTGTGTGTTAGAGCCAATCTGCATATTCCCGGATGATCGTCTCTGGATTATCACAGACATCCCATTCGGGCGGGGCAACTAGTTCACAGGTAGTTCCGTATTTAACATATGCCTTTCCGCTATCGCGCCTGAGATAAATCTCATCGTGATAGTTGCCACCATTATTGTGCCGTATCCGGCTTCCGCAATCGCACGGCTCAAATATGGACAGTTTGTCAGTTTCATTAAATCTGATAATAGCTTGTTCTATCCGTTCTTTTTGCTCACTTGGTAATAAATGCATTGTGTCTCCCTTTTAATGGTTATTGATATGATCTCAACACCTCTAAGCCAATCTTTATAGCTTCTTCGCTGGACAAGTATTCACTTGCCCAGGTTTTGCACTCGGCAATGATTTCGTGTTGGCTGCTTTTGTATCCGTTTCTAATTCTTTCCTGAGTGATAGTTTTAATATCTTCTTTCGCTCGCCTTCGCAAGAATTGGTTCATTGCGGATTTCATTTTGACGGGGATACAACCATAGCCTTGTTGCCATGTCTTCCCATCAAATGTGATTTCAGGGATAGAGACCGTAAAACCGGCCTCGTCCCATGTCGCCTCTTGCGAAGTGACCCGAACCCGAACGGCTTTTACTATTTTCTTTTTCTTGCCGCAAAAAACTTCGTTCCCGACTTTGATAACGCCAGACCATTCGAAATCATTGTCGAAAGTAACACCATATCCATCGTAGGCGCTGTGTTCGATGGTTTTGGTTTCAGCGGAGAAATAGTCCCCGCTGTAAGATACGTAGTGGCCATCGAACACAGCGCTTATACCTTGCACTTCACTGCACATGCTTGGAATGAATTCTATCTTTACTGCCATCGGAAACCCGCCTTTTTCATTTATTTAAATGCCTAACTTTTCGCGTTGCTTGTTGACAACCCCTTGAAGTTTCTGCACGGTCCAACCTTTGGGCAATGCTGGTTTTCCGACATCTAAAAGCGCCTGGTTGTAGCCAAGTAGCATAAGGTCACTCTCGCGCCGTGCCTTGGCCTTGGCTTTATTTTCTTCTTCGGTGGCTTGAATACTTGGATCATTTAACAATTGCTTTACCTGGTCTTTGGTTAATCCGGTCATTTTTTGCTTCCTTTGCTTGCTAGGTCCTGCTTCTCAAATCTAAGTATATTGTATCATATTTTCGATTAGGTGTCAAATATATTAGTCAAATTGATCGAACCAGTTTTCAGCTTGACAAATCTATTGAACTGGTATATTATTAATTAAGGAGGCAATATTATGAATGAAATATTAGAAGCGTTCAATAGTATGAGCAAAACTGAAACCTATACAAATGTGGCTGCTGTGTCCGGCGTTAGCCGAAACACAATTTATAATGTGCGTAAAAATCCAGAACGGGTTACATTAGGAGTGTTGCGCCGGATTATGTCGGCAATGGGCTATCAATTGGTCATCAAGCTGGAAAAAAATTAGGTGTCTTAGTGGCCGTTTATTTCATATTGAATTCCGACAAAGGGCTTATCAAATCAAGATTAGCGGCGAATAGTGGTTATGCCCAAAGCGGGCGAAAGGCGGAAAAGATGGATAATACAGAAAATGTAATTTTAGAATGTGTTCATGAATTAATTTCACTCTATAAATTGGCTGGCGCAGGTGATAGTCGAATTGCAATTCAACAAAGCGCAGCTATTAGAAATGCCCTTGATTTACTTCCTGATTACTGTGATGATTGCGGAACTAAATTAACTAAAGATTGTGATAGTTTATACTGTGTGAATTGCTACGGGCGATAAGGACGAACTATGATTTTGACAGAAGCATTAAATTTAAGAATGGAAGGTCTTCAGAAGGGGCTAGGGCTGGACGCGCAGATATTCGACCTATTACCTGACGAAATACCAATTCGGATTCGTGGCCGAATTGATATAGCTCACAAGGGGGACCAGACAACGAGGGAATTTGAAACTCCTGACGGTATACGATTGTTTTTTGATCAAACTGTAGAATGTTTAGCGGTTGAAAAGCGCGAAGGGATAGGATAGCACTGATGGAACGTAGTGAAATTTTAAATGAAATCATGAAATGTCATATCGAATTTGGAGAAAGGCTTGACGACATGGCGAGCCATTCACTGAATTTATCAAGCGAATTTGAGCGGGTGAAGAAAACGTATTACGCCAAGATAAGAGAACTACTGGAAAAACTTGGAGTACTGGAGCGGGCGAAAGGATAGTACTGACCGATGGAAGATGAATTGCACGGAAACAGACTGACAGAACAAGAGGCTGATCAATTACAAGAGGCGGTGGGCCTATTGAGCCACCTTCAAAGCACTGGTCAAATGAAGGAATTCATTGATCAAATAGAAAAAAATATTAACGCTGTTTTGTGGACAGCAGCGCCAACTATTAAGACTGAAGTTGGTATCAGGACAAGAACGCCGCCATACTTCATCGAAGATGATGAGGGGTGGGATTAAGTGTCTATGAAAGGATAGGATTGTGAAGATAACTATTTTAGGCTATGAATTAAACATAACACTCCAGAAAATTCCCTGCTCAAGACGTATCGTCTGTATTGACTGCGGTAAAATGACATTCGTTTGGGAAGATGAAGATATTGATATTTGCGAGCATTGCTATGAGGCCCAGTCAGCAGCCGATGATTACGAAGATTGGATGCAAGTGCAAGCCGAGAGAAGTTTGACAAAAAGAGTTTAATGAAATGAGGCCATTAGGGGCGAAAGGACGAATGATGGCAAAATGTGACTGGTGTAGACAAGAAATGTTAGATGTAAATTCATGTACTATTGAATTTGTTCACTTTCCTGATGGTCAACCAATGCCTTCGATTGTATATTATGCAAGAGATAATTGTCACGATTGCAATGTCAAGCCCGGCGGATATCATCATCCCGGTTGTGATATGGAGATATGTCCGAAATGTGGAGGACAATTAATTAGCTGTGGCTGTCCAGACGATGATGAAGATGAAAATGAAGAAATGGATTGGGCAGAGCAACACGCAAACTTGGGCCGAATTTAATACCCCAGAGTGGGCGAAAGGATGAAAGAGATGAACAACTTTGGGCCATCTCCTGTTGACCGAGATGGGCAGGTTTTAGAATTTTCGCCAGGGAATATTCCGGTGTTGAAGTACAAGGTATGGAAAAACTTTGTGCCCAGAAAAGAGGATGGGCCAACAATACGAAAATTGTGGGCTATTCTCAGATACAAAGATAAAGTTTTTGGTTCTAATATAAGGGAATTACACCATGAGCGAAGAAGGAATTTGGCTCATGATTATTGGCAAACTAAAAAATTATAAGTGGTTTTTTGATACTCTAGAGTGAGTGAAAGGATAAATAATGGCGATTTTCAAGAAGATTAAAATAATGGTAGGGATTGACCTTGATGGGAATTGGTGTGCTGGTGGTTGGTCAGAAGCCAATGAGGATGATTTAAAGGATATGGTTGCTGATAACATTGGCTATGGTGAAAATTACTTCTGGGTTACCGCAGAGGTAGAGATACCAGAGATTAAAGAAGTTGATGCTGATTCAGTTAAGCAGATAGATTAAAGTCCATAAGTGGTTTTTTGTTACCCAAGGCGAAAGGGACTGAGAATGATAGAAGTTGTAAGAGGGACAGTTATAGGACAGTCTACGTTTCCCTATTCATTTTTTACGTTGAGAGGAAAACGTATAACCGATATAGAATGGTTTAAGGATGATGCAGAGGCCATTGAATGGTTTAGGGTTACCTATCCTAAAGAATTCAAGGCAGGTGCAGAAATGAGATGCTATAAAGGATAGCAGGGCAGACTAATATTCTTAAGTAGCTTTTAGTGGAGCAAGGATGGGGAGTTAGTTAGTTGCAAAGATGATGGAAATGTGTTATACTGAGATTAATAATTTAGTCCGTTTGGCGGCGGCGAATAGTTATCAGGCTAGGAAGCAAGCTCCTATTTTGGGGGGGTTGCTGGTAAACTCAATTCATATCTACCTAGCCAGTTATGAGGTGAGCCGCCAACCAGCAATGCCCCGAAGATAGGAGCTTTTACTTTGGTTGAAATGATTTCAAAGCGGTTTTTTTATTGCCCCAGAAAGGAAAAACATGATCATTGAAATACTATTGCATCCTGAAATCGAAAAATTTATAGAAAGTCTGGTTAATTGCAACCTACTTCTAACATTTGGAGAGGGAGTTGTAATTGCCAAAAATGCAAACCGATATCGACCGGACTATGAGTTTATGGCTGATATCATTGCGACTAGGGCGGCTCACAAGAAATTTGGACCAGAGAAAGGGTGAAAGGATAAAATTATGGAAACCACGCAATATATCCAAGAGTTAATAGACCATCTTGAATTGATTAAAGGTGATCTTAGATGGCAGTTATCTTTCGAGGAAGTAGACTGGGATCATTTTAGTGAGTTTGTTGAGAGCGCGAAGGTAATTCGTAATAAAATCGAAGAATTGAAGCTGCTTGAGGTAAATCAAGAATCAAAGGATAAATCTGATTATGATCCTGATAAAGTTGGTTCACAAATGAAAATTGCGGCTGAACAAGCGTTGGCACGTCTTACAAGCGGGCGGAAGGAATAGAACTATGAAAATAATAATAATCAGATTTCAAGAGGAACCTAATGACAGATTTTGATAAATTTTTACTCTGGGAGGCCAAGAGCCGCGATACAATTGACTTCAAAAAGGTCTATGTTGACATCGCTGGCGACCTAATAGCAGGTCTATTACTGAGCCAGATTATTTATTGGTATCTTCCCGACGAACACGGAAAAACCAAATTGAGAGTACAAAAAGACGGTCATCTCTGGATAGCCAAAGCCAGAGATAACTGGTGGTGCGAAATACGCATCACAGCCAAACAATTTGATCGGGCCTCAAATATCTTGATTGACCAAAGGATCATAACCAAGGATCATTTTAGATTCGGTGGATTACGGATGGTTCATATCCGCCTAGAATATAACCGGTTTATGGAATTGTGGCAAGCTCAACTTGAGCTGCCCGCAATTACCCAAAGGTCAAACCCGCAATTACCCAAAGGGGAAGACCGGGTTTTACCAAAGGTCAAACCCGCAATTACCCAAAGGGGAAGACCCTTAACAAAGACTACTACAGAAACTACTGAAAAACAAATGCCGCAAAGCGGCACAGATGATTTTTCCGACTTTTTTGGAAACCAATCCCCTCCTGATAACCTGCCCAAAAATGGCAAACCCAAACCTTCCGAAGCAGATAAAGCCCACCTTCGAACATTCGGCGTCTTGCCTGATCAAGTAGATCCAGACATTTACGCTATCCGACAAGAAATTAATACCGCTGGCTGGCATATCCATAGCCCGGATGTAGAAACGGCCATTATATATTTTGTACAAGCTGTGAGATCACATCATTCGGGATTTGTATTACCCAATGATACACCCACCCGCAAGGACTGGTATAAGGCAGTTTCTGACCACCTCAAAAACTACAGCCTTGAAAAGTTGTCATTATTCTACAAAAAGGCTACTATAAAAATGAGTGATGCTCAATTATCATTCTGGCGACCAGGGTCACTTACGAAGTGGGCACTTCCAGAGGTAGCAAATGAAACAGCACAGCCAACCCAAGAAATAGATTTGGGAAAAGGATTTTACATATAAAAAGCAAAAGATCACGGTTCGGGCCGTGATCTTATATTAACTAACCTACCCCGGTTAGAAAGGAACCTTAAGCTATGAATATAGTATCACCTTTACGTAACACTGTCAAATTATCGACGATTGACATAGAACACTTACCGAACCATAAAATTAAATCATCCAAAGAATGGTCATCGGCCTGTCCGCAGTGCTCAGGCAAGGATAGATTTCTTTTTTGGCCTGATGACGGTAATTTTTGGTGCAGGAAATGCGAGCTATCCGGTTTTGTCAATCAGGAAGCGCAAAGTTCATTAACTGATGATCGGCGGGCCGACATTGATCGGCGCAAGCAGCAAGCCAGACAAGCGGAGATAGATCGCAAACGAACGGCTTTGGAGCGTTTACAAGCCAGGCGTCCAGACATTATTTATCATCGCAACTTGAACGGACAAGCGAGTGTACTTCAATCGCGGTGGGGATTGGCACAAGAAACTATAGACCAGTTCAGAGTAGGATATTGCCGGTCTTGTCCCACTTCTGCCTATTCTGACAGTTTTACTATTCCCTATTATTGGGCTGACAACCTCATAAATTTACGCCACAGGCTAATAAATCCCAACGGTAACGGAAAGTATCGACCAGAAGCCAGTGGCCTCCCCACGGCCATTTTTAACGCCAGTGTCATCAATGAATTCGACTGGATCGTACTGGTTGAAGGCGAATTCAAGGCAATGGTATTGGTTCAATACGGTATATCTGCTATTGCTATTCCAGGGGCAAATATTTTCAAAGAAAAATGGCTAAAATTGTTCTCAAAAGACCAGGTAGTCTATGTGGCACTTGATCCAGGGGCCGAAGTTCAGGCGCTGAAAATAGGCAAAATGTTGAGCGGGGCGGGTATCAAAACTCGCCTCGTTTCATGTCCGACCAAGCCAGACGATTTTTTCACTCTCTACGGGGGGACAACGACACAGTTTGTCCAATATTTGGAAAGCGGGAGGGTGATATGATAGGTCTTAAGATTTTAGAAAATTTGGGCCTATATCGCCCATTGGATTATGACCATAAGCGGTTTGATCGACTCGCTCGGCGCCTTGAAAGCCCAATTGAGCGTATCTTTTGGAACGCGGCTTACTTTGAGCTATCTAAATATGGCCATCTAACCCCTCAAGTCAACGTCAACCGTTATCGGGTTGATTTTACTCTGGTTAATAATGGTTTCAAGGTAGCTATAGAGCTAGACGGCCACGACTATCATTGCCGCCAGGAGCAGATGACAAGTGACTATAAACGCCAGCGCCAATTACAGCTTAATGGCTGGCAAGTTATCCGTTTCACTGGACAGGAAATTTATGGAGACGTGCAGGGCTGCGTAGCTGAAGTAATAAACCTGGTTAGGGGGTTAGTATGACTTTTGATCCCAAAACAGCAGTATATACGCCGCCAGAAGTGGCCACCTACGGCCGACAAGCTATCCAGGCGGTCAAGGAAAATGAGCGGCGCGGGTTAGGCGTTGGTATTTCGGGTGTCAGAGATTATTTTGCCCCTGTACGCCCTGGGCAATTAGCTATGCTCTTTGCCCAGACATCGAACTACAAAACAGGGATGCTTCACTATCTAGAAACAGTAGCGGCGCGGCAATTAGAGGCCCAGGGACGCCAAAATGAGGTGATCATTCATATCTCTGTTGAGGAAAATATTGAAGAACAAGCATTTTTGCTCTTGGGGCGTGAGATGGGAGAAAGCGCCGGGAAATTGGCACGAGGTCAAATTCAAGATTGGAATCTCTTGGATCGGGCGGCAATCAAGATAGGATCAATTCCTATTTACCGTATTGGTGAAAGCATCGCTCGCGCTGATGATTTTCCCAATTTAACTATATCAAACATGATACGGTCAATCAAGATTTTACAGTCTGGCGAGGTAACCGAGCAGCCACTAACAATAGCTGGTCTATTTTTTGATTACCTTCAGGCATTCCCATTTGATGAAGAAACCAGAAAAAGAGGAATGCATCTTGATCAAAGACGCTTGCAAGTCAGATCAGACGTGTATCGTTTGCGACAAGCAGCAGCTTATTTCAATTGCCCGGTCTGGGTAGCAGTCCAGGCCAAACAGAAACTTGATGGCGCAATTGGCCAGCTAATGATACCGGGCCTATATGACGGTAAGGAAGCCAGCGAGATTAGCGAACGTGCCGACCGCATTATGAGCCAGTGGATGCCAAAAATGAGTTATCCGCTTGGAACTGAGATACGTCACAATGGACAATATTTATTCACAGTGGAAGAAAATCAACTATTGATGAAGGTATTAAAACAAAAGCCAGGCTTACCAAGTGGTAAAAGCTGGCTATGCCATATTGATTTTGCAAAAAATCAAATTGCTCCAATACAACATGAGGCAATAGAATGATATTAACCAAACTTTCAAATGAAACATTGGCCCGGCGACTGGCACAAAAGGATAAACTACTCAATCAAGCTACATTAATAATTCAAAATAATAAACTCATTACCCTGGGGCGTCGGTGCCAGTCGCCGATTGAACAAATATTCTGGGCAGCTGGATACGTAGAACTGTCAAAGTTGGGTGAATTTATCCCGCAGGTAAAAGCTGGGGCATACTGCCTGAATTTTGCTCTTGTAGGAGATAAATTCAAAGTAGCCATAGAATGTGATAGCTACGAATATCATTGTACTGAAGTGCAAATAAACGCGGATAATAGCCGCGATTTAGACTTGATGTGTCAGGGCTGGATCGTGATCAGATTTACAAGTGACCGGATTTGGTGGGATACGCAGGGATGCGTGGAAGATGTAACTAGATTAGTTAGGGCAAAGGTGGAATTTCGTGAAACCTAAACGAAACGTGAAACCTAAACGAAATCAGAAAGGTTCTATTAAGAAATCGAAAACTTTTGACCAGTGTCAAACTCCTTTTTATGCCTTAGATCCATTGATTCCTTATCTGCCACAAGGTATTATTTGGGAGCCAGCTGCTGGAGATGGGCATATTGTTACTAAGCTAGAATTAACTGGGCTTGATGTTATAGCTGGTGATATACTTACAGGCCAGAACTTTTTTGAATATATTCCACCTCAATATGATTTGCAGGTAACAAATCCGCCATATAGTATAAAATACCAATGGCTGGAACGATGTTACGAGCTTGAAAAACCATTTGCTCTATTGCTTCCCCTAGAAACTATGGGGGCTGTAAAGGGCCAAAGACTTTTTGAGCGATACGGGATCGAAGTCATTTTGTTAGATAAGCGTATAAATTTCAAAATGCCTTATAAGAAATATGGAGGGGGTGGGGCTAAATTTCCTGTGGCCTGGTTTACTTGGGGATTGAATATTGGACAACAAATCACATTCGGGAAAATCCAGCGTTATGAAGATGGACAGTTGTCATTATTTAATACTATTAAACCTCGCCAAATGCGTTTTTATGATAAAAAAGTAGAAGTAATTGGCTTAAGTATAAATGGTAATAGGACTTTCATAAAATATCCAGATGGTTCTAAACGTTGTGTTAATAGTAAGGATTTATTTAAATGAGCATAGAATTTAGAAAAAACACCATACCAAATTCACGAAAGAATTTGAAAATGCAAAGAAATAGATCCTTCTCAGTTATTGCAGATACCGGTCCAGGCATTTCGCAACGCAAATTGCTTCTTATTTTCCTAATGATAATGTTGGCTACATTTATTCTATCGGCCTATATCCAAAGCCAAAAAGTCGACCCTGGCCAGTTGTATTGTGCCAGGCTTAACCAACGTACCAAATCATTTTTGTATTGGGATGGCATAGGATGTGTCATAAAGACTGAAAGGAATTGAAAAATGCAAATAGATAAAGATAAACAAGGTCGCCCTCATGCCATGCTAGTTAGTGTCTCCCCAGCCCCGTCTCCGGATCCTGCTGGTAAATATTTCACGATTTTTATACCCATTGACCAGATTATAAAACTGCGACACGTTGACCAGATCTTGGTTGGTCATCCTCTGCTTGACATACCGGCAGAAGAAATTATTGGTATCAGGATTAGTAAGGCAGATCATAATAATATCATGAGATATTTAGATCGTGGACGATTTGTAGCAATCCGAGCCGTTGGTAAACGTGGAAAACGTTCCAGAGGATGTTACCTTGATAATCAGGGTCAACCACTGGTACAATATCGGTTTAGTTGGCGTAGGCAGGAAACATATATTACAGATCCCATAGATTTGATATGGCTTAAGGAGTTTAGCAAACAAAGCGAACGCTTTGTTGATCAGGTGTTTTTGATTGAGGCAATAATGGGCTATTTTCGGCGTCTAGGAGATAAACTAACTCAGGCTCCTAAGCCAAAGAAAATCAAAAAGAAACGGATGAAAGCTAAAGATCGAAGGGCATTAAAACTGCCCAAATAGTTGCTCCAGGATGTGTCATAAAGACTGAAAGGAAATGAAAAGTGAGCCTGAAAAATGATGTGTGGATAGCAAAGATGTGTGAGAGTAGTATTGCCCTCATAAGCCCTTTTATACCTGGTCAAATCCGAGACGGCGTAATTAGTTACGGGCTGGGAGGACATGGGTATGATATTAGAGTAGCCAATGAATTTGAGATTTTTACAAATGTTGGTAATGGAGCCAAAGTCGTTGATCCCAAGAACTTTGATCCTGAATTACTTTATCGCTATCAAGGTCCGATTTGCACAATTCCACCGAATTCCTTCGCTCTGGCCCGGTCAATTGAATATTTTAGAATACCGACCAATATTGTTGGTATCTGCTTAGGTAAATCAACGTATGCCCGCGTGGGCATAATAACAAATTTTACGCCATTAGAGGCTGGATGGGTAGGCCATCTGACTATTGAGATTAGCAATACTTCACCACTACCTGCCCGTATTTATGCTAACGAAGGGATTGCACAGTGCATTTTTTTCGAGAGTGACCCAGCCAATGTTGCTTATCATCAGCGCGATGGAGGCGGAAAATATCAGAGCCAGACTGGGATTACTAAGGCGAGGGTATAATGGACCAACACAAAATTATGGGCTGGCAACCGACAGACTTAAATCAAGTGGATAAAGACCATCGTGTTTTAAATATTGGCGTTCATAATCCTTACGTCTCATCTTGCGGGCGATGTGATAGTGATAAACGTATTTATAATCTAGGTCAGGACTGCCTTGGCTTCGGGATGCCAGATAAGCCCAGTAGTAATTTGGCTGTCGTGTACGAGTGCCCTGCCTGTTTCGAACGGCAATGGAGCCACACGACACTCTCAGCATACTATACCTATCTGAGATATTTACACAGGCATACGGTCAATGACTCAGCATGAATATGAGGCCCTGGCCTTCCTGACCACCTGCCTTTTTTGGGCCATCGTCGTCGTCGGGACGCTAATAAATTTAATCAGTTAAGAAGATGTCATGTCAAAGAATAAACCAAAACCGTCCAAGTCCAGGAACCCCCGAACGACCAAACTATACCGCGTATTCGTCACATCCTCTGCAATGCTATTGGAAACTGTCAGTGCCAAAGATCATGAGGATGCTATTGCCCAAGTACGTTCACTGTACCCGCATCGCCCTGATTCGTTGACAGCGATATTGATCAAGCAAATAGAATGGCACCCCAATCCCTAAAATTGAAACAATAATTTCTAAAAATAAATTAGTAATTGACAATACTAATAATCTAGTATATAATGTTAACATTGATAACAAAGTTAACATTGATTAAGTGAGTTTTTTTATGTTTCAAAAATTCAGACAGGTTTTCCAAAGACGCGAAAAAACTACCTTTATCAGAATTTTTGAAACAGACAAATTGAAGGTAGTAGAATTGCAAAAGAAAATTGCCCGCGACTTAGATTTAGTAAATGTATCACAATCGCAGATCATCCGTTACCTATTAGAATTTCAAGAGACAAGTATAAAAAGGAGTGTAAAATGACTGAATTAACACATTTTCAGGAAATCGCGGGGATGGCACTGGACATCTCAGACGATCAGGCTGCCAAGATACAAAGAGAGTGGCCAGACACGAAAGACGTCTTACGCCAAGCGTTGTGGCAGTGGAAAAAATTGACCAAATCAGAAATAAAAGGACATGAGTTACTGGAAATTCTGTTTGCAATATGGAAACATAGGCCAACTGATCTATAAAAGCTGCGCAATTAGCAATATTAAAGAGATAAAGAAAATCGCCGTAAGTTCATTCTAATTGTCAGTATTTTGGAGATAAAAAATATGGCATGCGTGGGGAGAGACCGCGCATGCCATGCCGGGCGAGAGATAAAAACCCGGTTAACCAGATTGTAGCAGAGAGATAATATGTCAGCAATAAATTTCAGCAAATTCATTGAAAACAGAATAGCCAACATTCAAGCTAGTGATAGCTTTGCTTTTGCTGCTGCTATCGGTTTAGGACCCTGGTTAGTCCCACTCGGCCCGGCTATCATTTTTGGCTATGCTCTTTATGTTAGCGCTCCTGTTGATATGGCAGAATTTCGGCTAATGACAGCCATCGCCGTCGCCATTGCACTAATCGTGGCTGGTGCAGTATCAAGCCATAATGCAATCATAGCGGGCGGTTGGCGTCCTTGGTCACTGGTCATCGGATACATCTTTCTTGAAATTGTCGGTCTATGGCTGATGACAGTCAGCTTTGATGTCAAGATAGTGGGGACCGTAGCCAGTCTCTTGACGCTCATTGTTTATCTGAGCCGGTCATCGGCCAAAGAAATTGGCATGGCGCGAGAAGAAGCAAAAGAAGTCCACGATGCCAAAAGGGACTTCCACATTGAACAAGCGCGTCTTAATGCGGAACATCAACGGCGCATGAAAGAACAAAATGCGGAACATCAACGGCGCATGAAAGAACAAAATGCGGACCTAAAGCATGCCGAAAACTTGGCACGGATTGAGGTCGAGAAAGTGTCCCAAAGTGTCCCAAAAAGTGTCTCATCAACTGTCTCAGAAATGTCTCACAAAAAAGACCTTGAAACACTTAAACCTGATATAATCGCAGAACTGAGCCAGGAGAAGCCGAATATGACACAATTGGCCAAGCGCCTGGACATTGGGCGTGGGACACTTTACCGTCACCTTGGGACACTTGCCGGGAAAGGCGAAGTCATCAAGAATGGCAACGGGTACGAATTAAAATCATAGTTCTATAAAGTTATAAAGGAGAATTATGGCTAGAAGTAGCGATTCAGAACTATTAACAAGTTGTGTAGGAACGACAGTAATAGTTATTGCAGCATTAATATTAGCAACATTTATGAATGGCTGGGTTTTATCTTTGCTATGGAAATGGTTTATTGTCCCGATTTTCAAATTACCTATGTTGACGGTCATACAAGCTATCGGAATTTTCATGACCGTGAATTTTTTGACAGTGCATTTACAAAATGAAATTACTGAAACTAAAACCGTCTCTGACCTTGCAAGTGTTTTTATTGGAAAAGTATTAGTTTATCCGTTAATGGTTGCCGGTATAGGCTGGTTAATTTCAGGATTAGTTTAATAAAATCATAGTTTTATAAAGTTATAAAGAAGTTTGATATGCACTTAACTTGGTGGACCAAAAACAGCCGAATAACCGTAATTATCGTACTCGCAATTCTCTTAACCGGATGCGACAATAGCATTAAACATGCCAAGGCGCGAAACCAGCACCATGCGACAAATCGAGCTGACGATAGACATGATTTAGCAATGGCAGACAGCGCGGCGTTGACACCGGTCAGGCTAATAGTAAAAGAATTTTTGCTCTGGTCTTTAATGGTTAGTGGCATAGCGTTAATGGTCGGTGGTGTTGCCAGCGCAATTTATTTTCTAGTCGGGATGTCGTTTTACAGTATCAGACATAAACGTGCCCAACAAATTCCGCTAGACATTGCCACTCGGCAATACCCTTTACTACTCTATGGAAACGGCCGGCGTATTTTCAATCCAAACAATGGTGAACGATTATTACTGACTGATGTGAGCGAGGCGGAATTACCAAGAATTGAGGCAAGTACCAAGGTTCAACTGGCTGGTTTGATAACCGATAATAGCAAAATTATAAATGGGCCAGTTATACCTGAAAGAGAAACTAGCCAAAAATGCCGCTGAAAGTATTGTCAAACACAACCCAAGAAATAAAAGAAAGGAGTTAGATATGTGGAAACAAGATACTTATTATCGGAATGGTGTAAAGATTGGGAGAATATGGGAACGCCCTGGGGCGTTCTTCTGGACGTGGGGATATACAGGCGGATTTGTAGCTTCTTCAAGAACTGATGCTATGAGACAAGTCGAAAGGATGTAACTTATGACTAAAAAACGAAAGGCAACTTTTACCAAACAGACCGCGGCCCAGAACAAGGCAATGATACGACGAGCCAAGGAACTGTTGAAGGATGCCGATTTGAATGTACTTAAAAGCCATACAGACGTAATGGAAACGATACAAAACGAATTCCCTGACGTAAAAGAATATCGCATCTTGGCGCGTATGGCGCAAGCGTTGGGCCAATTGCGTTATGAGAAATATTTTATTACAGAATAGAACTATTTAACAAAGGTAGATGAACAATGGCTAAATACGCTTTTTTTTACCCCGAAAATAGCACACTTGCAGCAACCATCGAATTTGACACGGCGAAAGAAGCAATTGAATATTGGCGTGATAAACGCCCATCTTGGGAGGCAATCAAGCCATTAGGAAAAACTGACGAAGCTGCCTTTATGTCTCCATTTGGTGCAATAATTGTGATACGAGAATTAAACGAAGGCGACCAATGACAAAAAAAAGACAGGCTAATTATAAGAAACTAATAAGTGACTAACCTAAATCAACAGGATAAGGCGATGAGATTTTTAGCCATAGCATCTTCACCAAAACTAACTTTTACCCGAACTAGGCGAAAGTGTGTAGTCAGTGAGATAACCGAACTGATAACCCTATATGAATCAACGGTCAAAATTGAGGTAACTTTACCGTCAATCTGGCAAGGTCTGAAAGAAAAAATTGAAATCATCGCCACTAATTATTTAGTCGGATTGTTCTCTAATAATCTGACAAGGCAAGGGGTGAGATTATGAATCTAAAACAATTTTGCTATCAGTCCAGTTATGGCGTTATGCGCGGACTAGCTCAAGAATTAAGCATCTTGCCTAATCAGCATTATAAGCCTAATGGGAACAATTCTGCCAGGGTAAACACCTTAAAACTATCTGGTATCAATCCCCACTATCTAACCAAGATAAGCGGTATGGTCAACGAGTTGACGATGTTCGCCGGCCTGGACGACAAACACAAGGTACGCATCGGGTGGCAAGGCCCTAACATCTTGATCGAGATTCCTAAACCGACCCAATTCTGGAAACAAGTTACCATTGAGAGAATGGAAGCAAGTCATTATATCCGCAAGGGGCCAATCGCTACTATCGGCTTAGGGCTACAGGATGAGCCTAAAAGAATAGACTTCAAGGAAGCGAGCATGGCCCACGTCTTTATAACTGGTCAAACGCGCAGCGGTAAAACCAATGGTCAAAAGCTTATCGCTTGGAATTTAGCCCGCAATACCTCACCAGATGAGACTAAACTAATTGTCTTTGATGTAGCCAAAAAAGGCTTTAATTGGTCAGATTTTGGCAATGTAGCAAGTTTGGCTCATCCCCTCATTACCGAATTGGAAGAAGCAGACAAGGTTTTAGCTTGGGCCAGTCAAGAGATAAATAGACGAGGGGAAGCAAGATATACTGAACCTAAAATCTTTATCCTGATAGATGAATTAAAAGCCTTAGCTGATGATAGCAAATTGGCTAGTTCTTACTTAAGTCGGATTGCCTCAATAGGGGGTGAGTTCGGTTTACACCTTATCTTGAGTACACAGTATCCACAAATTAAAATGCTTGGGAGTGCAGAGTTAAAGCGCAATGTAACCACTCGCTTATGTGGCAAGGTAGATGATAGCCAAAGCGCATCTAATGCCCTTGGGATAGTTGGTAGTGGGGCAGAAAGTTTACAAGGTTATGGCGACTTTCTGCTTAAGGATTTTAACGGATTAAGCCGGTTAACCATAGCTCATATTCAACCCAAGCATGTTGCCAAATTAGAACGGGTTGATAATGTTCCTATGCTTGACTTGCCCGAAGATGATACGGTTAATAATGGGCCGCCAGTCACCAGACAACCGGAACGATTAGAACCAGAACATGTAGCTGTGGCCCTATTCAAACCTATGTCGATTAACAAACTGCAAAGCGAGTTAGGTATAGGGGGAAAAAAAGCGACACGAGCCAAACGGTTCGCTGACGGTATTAGAGAATGGCTCAAAAACGCTAGTGAATCTCAGCAATATTGCTTCGTAACGAACGAATTTATTGAGGCCTAATGTATAACTCAAAACCACGTAAATCATTCCATTCCCCCTAATATTCCCCCTATTTCGACCTATTCCCCTTAAAATACCCTATGTTTTAAGGGGAATGGAATGGAACGACAACTAAAACGGAGAAGAATCTAGTGAAATGGATAACCGGTAGTTTAGTAGGTTTAACGCTGATTTTGGCGATTCTTTATGCTACTGTGGGTGGTACGTTTCTATTGATTGGACTATCAACTGTTGGCCTAACCGTGCTCATTTCAGGTATATTCAGCGTTGGTATTTGGTACGCACATAGATCGATTCAATTAGGTGCAAAACTGGCAATTGAAGCACAAAATAATAATGATCGTTGGGACACAGTTAAGATGCAATCTCTGGCCCAATATGGTAAGGAAATACTCAAACTAAAGGGAGACAATCAAGCTACAAATGGCTATCCACTACTTGAGCAAGATAATGACACTTTTGACGTAGACTTTACAATTCAAGGTGTTGACAATGAATGATATTCTAGCTATGTCATTAATATTCAAGGTCAAGCTACTACTCAAGATTTATGCTAGAAAATACTCTAATCTGACGATTGAGATTAAACTGAAATTGTCACTTAAAACAGGATTTTCAATTCAGGGGATAGAGGATTAACGCTAATGAACAACCAAGAAACAACCGATTGCCGTTATTGCGGCAAACAGACCCCAATGCTTGGCACAAAATTATGTGATCCGTGTTGGGAGTTGAAAAGACTTATTAATCATAGTCCCGAATTAGCCAGGCAGATTTTGGAAGAAGTAGACAAAACACAGTTACCGCCTCGCCGGCCAGCAAGCAAAACAGAAATTGAGGCGCTTGGAGCGATTTCTATTTTGCAAGATGAGATGGAGGAAGCCCGAAAAGTTATCAGGGCTTTGGTAAACCCTCTGATTTCCTTCAGGAGCAGAAGGGAACGAGCAGAAAAATTTTTGAAGCACCACGAACCAAAAAAGGAGATTAATGATGAAAAAATATTTGGCAGTTGATATAGAGATAGCAAAAGATTTAGGTGCATTATCGTTCCAGAATGACCCGCCAAGAAATGAGGAAGTTATCGAAGTTAGCCTCATTGATGGGTGGGAAAAAGGGGTTTACCGCGAAGGCGGTGTTTATTTAGCAAAATCTCCTGGTACTCTAATCTTGCCCGACATAACTGCGATGTGGAGACCAATTGATAATAACGATTGGAAACGTTTCAGACCTTTGGGTATCACCTGCGCTGCAGCCGTGTCAAGTGATGGGGGGTTGTGGAATTGGTACGCGCATGATGTCGATAGGCGATTTACTGATAAAATGAGCAGAGAAGATTGTGAACTTTTGGTGTTTATTTTGTTGAATTTTATCGAGAAGGGTTACACGCTATTAACCTGGAACGGGTTAGGGTTCGATTTTGATGTGCTTTCGGAGGAAAGCGGTATGTATATCGAGTGTAAGGAGTTGGCCCTAAATCATATCGACATGATGTTCCATTTCCATTGCGAAAAGGGCCATCGTCTGGGCCTCGACGACGCCGCCAAGGGTATGGAGTTGCCGGGCAAGCCGGAAGGAATGACAGGCGCTAAGGCTCCGGAGCTTTGGGCCAAAGGTGAGTATCATAAGGTTTTGGATTATGTGTCTTGGGATGTCCGGAACACTTTGGACCTGGCGCAGGCTGTAGACGCTGTTGGCCGTCTCGATTGGACTGCTCGCAGTGGAAACCCAAATTCGTGGGAATGTTCCGAGTGGCTGACAGTTAAGGAGGCAATGATGCTGGTCGAGCCCGATACCTCTTGGATGACAGACCCGTGGCCCCGGTCCAAATTCTACGAATGGACTGGACACAAGCCTGAACCGATACTGCCGTTGCCTACAAGGCAAGCCCACCCTGGCGATTACGGGGCCTGGGATGATGATGAGGACGATGACAAAGATTACCTTGAATAACAGGATACAAATGATACAATTAAAGACTATTGAAGAAATTCCTCAATACCCAATGGATGCGTGGCAAGTTGCTGTCTATCTATACGGACAATCCGCTCTAGACCTTAATCATTCATTAGCCAGCAAAGCGGCTAGTAAGATGGAAAAGGCAGGTTGGACTTTCTCGCACTATGATGATACATATGGTGAGGAAATTTACGACCCGCCACCACAAAATACAGATAAAGGAAAGCTAAAATGAGAGAACATATAGTAACCCATCAGAGTCCAGACTTTGATGCCATTTGTTACCTTTGGCTTGTCAAACGATTTGCAAGTCAAGTGGTTCCGACCTTCAAAGATGCCGAAATCAATTTGATGTCTCTTAGTCGGATTGATCAGGATGTTTTGGAAGCGGCTATATCAGTCGGTGATATGGGGGGAGTATACCGCCCTGAAACATGGCGCTTTGACCACCACCATCTTGAAGGATCGCAAAGTACCAATACTTGTGCAGCAAAAATGCTTTGGGAATATCTTTTATACTTAGGTATTGATGTTTCCTATCTTTCTCCCCTGATCAAAGTTATTTGGCAGGGAGATTTAGCACGAACCGAACCAGTTGGGATTCACTCTATCCTCTGGGGGGGAGGGTTGCAAAAAAATTTACTAACTGGTCAACGCCTAACCGATATGGAAATGGTAGCGGTCGGTTTTGATTTGCTTGATCGGGCGGCAGCTTGGTTAAAGCATAAAGTAGAAACAAAAGCAGAGTTAGACGAGAAAGTTATCTGGAAATCAGATGACAAGTTAATTTGGGCAATTCGTGGGGGAACACCCTCTGTTACCTTCTCCGCATATGATAAGGGGGCTCGTATAGTTGTATTTGAAGGGGAGCCTATTAAGACGCCAGAAGGAATCTCTTACCCAATGGGAGCTTCACGGGCTCCCGAATGGAAAGAACCTCATCTTGGAAAATTAGTCGATTTGGTCTTATCTTCTTCGCCGGTTGCTAAAGAATTAACACTTTGGTTTCGCCACCAAGATGGTTTTTTTGCTGGACGTGGATCAAGAAAAGCACCGTGCTATGAATTACCGAAGTGCGATTTGAAAGACCTTGCTACATTTTTCAATACGGCGTGGAAAAGATAACTTAAGTAATACCCCTACCTTAAAAATACACGCTAAAAAAATATGTATAGAATACTGCTCCTTTTTAGCATATTGGGGGTTGACAAAACTATATACTTCGTGGTATAATAAATACAGATTTGAGAGCAGGACCTAGCGAAAAGGAGAAACGAAAATGATTATAAGAACTCAAGATGGCTGGATGATAAATACAAAGACAGTGTTGGAAACAGTGGATGAAGTGTCGTCACAAGAGTTTGATGGGATATTCCATTGTAAGCATGTCGCACAACAGTTAATAGAAGATGGTGCAGACGTTAAAGAGAAAGTTGATAGTAATACTCGTCGAATAAACAAAAACACTATCGGACTAAATCAAATCAGAGCAATCTTAAATACAGAAGCTCGCTATAGTGATAGCCGTCTTAGTAGAACCGGTAACGGTTGGTATCAGATAATTTAACCCCAACCTTTAGCCCCTTACGGGGGGCTAAGGGGTGAGATTAAATCACCAAGCGGACGTGAGGACCGCTATACTAAAATCCCAAACGCCTGAAAAACTGACGGGTAAAATAAACCGGAACATAGATACTCAGGACTGGCGGCTTCGATAATAGCCAGGATAAACAAACGAAATTCAGCAGGACCTAGCAAGAAAGGAGAGTTTAATGTTTAAGCAAGGATTAGGCAGAATCACGGTGAATGGAAATTTTGAAACACTGTATGCAGAATATGAAGAAAGAGACAAGAGCAAGCGCGTGTTCGTGCTGGAAACAAGAATGGCGGATAGGCCAGACTGTCCAGGCGAGAATAGGTATGGTCCTACTACCAGAAAAATGCTTTCAAATAGAAAGGCATTAGCCTTTCTAAATCAACAGGGAATAAAACTTACATCTTCTGGCAAAGAGGCCATTGTGGGTAAACCTAACGAACGACCCCGGTTGATCATTAACACGTGTCCGTCTGGATGGACAGCTAGAGTAGTCCTTGGATGGGCTACTCACATAGAGACCAAGGCGGTAAGATCGTGGGAGGATGGAGCGGTAGAATTACAATATCTTGCAAGTTACAAGTGAATACGCTTGCAAAGCTCACTTTTCCTCTTAAAAGGCCGCCTCAAACTGAGGCGGCTCTTTCTTTTGCATTTTCATCTAGTATGGCACTCCCCCGCCCTGCTATCTCTGCCAGTCCTGGAGATAGCTCCTCAGTTTCCTCAACTATAGCATCCATTCGTTGAAGTTCAAAAATTTCAACTTGAAGATCTTGGATATGATCTATAAGACCTTTTTCTTTTATGGTCATATCTTGAATAGTTTGAAGGTATACTTCGATTTGTTTATTCAGTGCGGCGATTTGCAGCGCCTGACCACTGATAACTTCTGAAAATATATTTTGAAGTGCGCTCCGAATTTCGGAAAATGTTAAACCAGTTTGTGTTTGTTGGTTCTCCTCCATTAAACATCAGTCCTGACTGTATTCAAAGTAGCGTCATAATCGCCTGTTGTCACGGCAGAATTGCCAAGGAAATTATTTAATTGCTGGATTAGTGTAATTAATGCCGCCAAATCAGCCGCCGTGATATTTAACGATACCACATCGTCATTGGTAATCGGGTTAGAGCCCCCCCCATCATATCCCCGGTCAAAATAAACCGTTTCCAGATTTGCCAATTGATCACCTATTTGAGCTAATGTAGTGGCCTGCGCTTGAGCCTGCCCAGCCCACGTTAGTTTTGTTGCCATGTCTTGCGCCTCACTTTCTAAAGTGAAATAATCTGATTTTATTTCATTATGAAAAACTAACCAGCGATCATCTGCCGCTTGATAAACTCTCGGATTCATATTATGGCTCCGTAGCTAAAATCTGAATTGCTCCTGTGTTGAAACGAACTGCTAATTGAGTTTTTCCCGCTCCATTGTCTTGTGCAAATAACCGCGCCGTATTTACTGCCCCTGCTCCCGGCGCTGTCATTTCTTCAAATTCCATAGCGCCAGCGCCTATGTCAAGTTCGGTTGATGGTGATGTTATTCCATTTATTCCAAGTAGTCCATCTTTATTCATAGATAAATGTGTTGTAAATGTGCCAGCCGCTGCACTTTGAGCGCGATATTTAATACTAAATCTGTCTACAGTATCAGTAACATTATTTAACAGGTCAATCCACCAACCGCCAAAATCAATATCCTGCACATTCCAAGTATTTCTGCCAAACCAACCATTCGAGGTAAAGAAAATTTCATAATTGCTAGCATTAACAAAATCGCCAAACCCACCGCCGGCAATTTTGACACCACCTTCTTCAATCTCGACTATTGTGTTCGCCTCTAACGAACCAGAGGCTATCCCTATCCCTAATGTACCGTCACTGCCACGTAAAAATATTTGCTCATCATTAACGCTGACATCAACATCGCCAGTTCCAGCTACATCACCAATTTCTACCAAATCCTGTGCCGTTTCCGTCAATTTCAACATTGACAGATTACCTATAGTAGCTTCTAGGGAATCAGTGCCAAAAACTAATTTAGTATCCGTATCGCCAAGATGGTTTATCTCATCTTGAACGCTTATAGCACCTGTAGCAAGATCAATACTCAGAGCGGTATTAAGTACCACAGCGTTTCCCTGAGCAATTCCCGAATCGTATGCTATGAGAAAAACATCATTTAACTTTCTCATCAGGCAGTTCGTACCAGCATCGGCGCTCCTAAATTGCCCATCAAAATAAAGGTCAAATGCAAAACCAATATTATCATGTCCCCAATTAAAATGTTGTAATATCGGAAAATCATCAGCATCTGTAGTAATCTGAATGTGGGGACCAGCTAAACTGTTATTTGCCCCGTCAATAGCAAATTTTGCCGCACCAACACCCCCATGAGGTACAGTTAAAGTACCTAGTCCAAAATCGCCATCTGCTTCAAATATGGCGCGTGCCGTATTATTTGTGCCAAATACAAGGGGGTGATTTGTAAACACACGGAAATATATGCTATCCGTGCCAAACCCGAATAAATCGTTTCCATCGGCGAAGAATTGACCTGTTATAGCTCCATTGTCAGCCGCCATCTCATAGCCAGCTAACGAATTTCCACTAGTATTTATGTTTCTTGTAGTTATCAGCGGAACGGCGCTGACGGTAACGGCGGTAGTATCTTTCTCTACCAATAATGCCCTGTTTGGCGCAGCTGATCCAATCGCTACTCTCTCATTAACAACATCGACATTAAAAACCGGATCTCCCCCATCTGCATCTAATACTTGGAAAAAATCTACTGAATCCGTTGTAGGCTGTAGGATAATTTGACCATTTGAGCTGGGAGTAATAGTTAGATCATGGTTCGTATCCAGGGTGAAATCAACAAATTTTACGTCTTCTTCAAATGTCAGTCTTAATTGTGCCTGGCTTGCATCTAAAATTTCAAGTGCCGCATCAGGCGCAACCGATTTACCTATTCCAACATTTCCCTTGTCATAAAAAATGTCAGTTGTTGTACTTGGTACAATTTCCCAGATACCACTATTAGCAGATTGTGATCCCTGCTGAAAAGCGATAGCCTCACCACCTTTCGGGAAAAGGACATTGACTAAATCATTGTCAGTATAGATAACACTTCCAACCTTTTTGGCTACAATGTTATCACCATCTCGATCATCAGAAATAATTACAAACCCACTTAACCCTGTAGGATTAGCATCCTGAACAGTTAAATTTGGTACGACACTGGATCGTTCATTTTGCCCACCAAGAGTTATTACATCAGCTAATATATTTTCCATCTGTGTAATTAATGCTTCATCAGGCATAGATCGCTCCTACTAAATTTTCTTGTTCTAATTCAAGATCTGTTATCGCTCCAAAATTACCGACACGATTTACTCTGATCTTGTTAATGAAAAATGGTTCTGCCGAAAATGATAAAGAAACACCGTTCCTTGCCGTGCCCGAATAGGTAAAAGAAACACGATCAAATAATTCAAAATATAATCCACTCGCGCCGGGCAATTGTATCCTGAGATTGTATAATCGGCTTTCAAAGCTAAATGCCCGTTGTGCCAGGTTATCAAGTCTGTTCTGATCGTTACATCGCAAATTAGTAATATTTTTGCGCCGGCCTTGGGCTGTAATATCCGTTGGAAATTCCGCTCTTAGTATCTCTCCATCATCTGTCAGGGCCGCCAAAACTACCTGATCCATGTCAACCCGATCACGGAATTGTATCTCAGGTTGCCCAACTATCATGGTGTCATCTATGGCCAACGTAAATGGATCAAGTACGGATTTGAATACTGGATGTGGTTCATAGTTGAATTTATCATCTTTCGACATATAGGCTACATAGAATTCATTACGACCAATATCCTTAATGGCTTGCCATAATGCATTAGCTTGACGAACTGTGATGACATCAATTTTGGTTGTGAAAATCACATCAATATTGGATGTATCAACCCACCCCCCGATAGGATTTCCGCTATCAGTTCCATCGGTATTTTGAACATTAGCTGTAGATGAAATGTTGGTATGTTGCTCTATTATGTGCTTGACAGTAGTACCAAGTCGAAGATCTGTATACTGGTGAGGATTTGTTGGCGGATCCACATCAGTAAAATAAATTCCTTGTAGACCAGCGCTTGTCATAAAGGCGTCGGTAGTAACAATCGTCAGCGGTGTCCCTGATTGTCTGATGTCAAATCTAACTGACTGAGGCAAGATACTGCCGGTCATTGCCAGGATTGGCTCATCGGCCCAAACGCCATCACCTTCTGGAGTCCAATAAAGATCAGTGCGCCGGCCATATGCGGCTTCATCTTGATCATTAGCGAAAGACGCGGTGGCCTGCCAGCCGCCCCGGTCTCCATCGCCTTCAATTGATTGCACGATTAGACTTGTGCTGTTTTCAATTGCCATTAGTTAACAATTACCCGTGTTGCGTTGGCGTTCGGATATACACCTGTCTGAAAATCTTCCAAATCGTCACCGCTATTTACGCTATAATTTACGCTATCATTCGCCGCCCCATCATTCCCGAAAACGCTTTCCTGTACATTCTCCCCAAGCCGGGCGATGGCATTAATTTCTGGAGTCACACTCGCATTGATACTATCCCAACTTGCGCCGTCGTCTCTGGTCTCCAGAATATCGCCATTCGTTTCATCGAAAACTAATATCCTTTCATCACTATCAGGTCCCATAACAAATGAGCGCACATCGCCAATAGTCCCATCGTCTTTCACCGTAAAACTGCTGCCCCCATCTTCTGATTTTTCAACCACATTTGTACCGTCAAAATTGCCAGCTACCCAAACGGTATCAGATGAAAAACGCCCACATTCTACACCAATATTATCACCTGCACCGGGATCAAAAACGGTTGTGCCGTCAGCATCCAGGACTGTTGAAATTTTGGTGAGGATTGGGGTTCCACTATCTAATAATGCTAAATAGACAAACTCACCGGCAGCGTCTATATCCGCTGGTTTAGTCATTGCAGCGAGGCCCAAAGCTGGAACGGCTACGCATAAACCAGTTCCTTCGACATCGGTTAGAAGATATTCATCAGAATATACATCAGTTCCAGCCATTGCAGCTTCTAATACATTATGCCGTACCCAAATATTATCAATTGTCGGAAACAGGTCGAAATTATCAATAGAAGCAAGATTAACCTTAGAAACTTCATCAACAAAAAATTCCACCTCTCCATCATTCGCCACTGCTGACGAAGCCCGTTTAACCCTTATCTCAAAGCAATGTGATTCGTCAGTTATGTCAAAAGTTGTCGCGCTTGTAATACCGCTAGGATTAGCATCAGTGCCATGTATAAAGAAAGTTCTGGATTCGCCTGTTGTAATAATTTTGGTTACGCGAATTCTACCCAAAAGATCGCCAAATACAGTACCATCCTCACTTAGCGTTACTTGTATCAAATTCCTGGACGTAACTGTAGGTGTGCCAGCACTATTAGGATCAAAAAAAAACCTTAACCGTAACTCGTCGCTACCTGGTGGTGTATATGGTTCAATTACATCAGCATTATTGGTTGTAGAAAAATCACACTGTAACCCATTCGTAGTTCCATTTAGTGCTGCTGCGTTCGTAATTGACAATCTACCACCAGGATCAGTGACAGTGTTCCAATGTGCTGAAACAGGAGGTCCGCTTTCATGGGTAATATTTTCTAGTGTTGCCATTATGCCGTCGCCACCAATCTACTAATCCAGCTTGCTAAACCGTCACTTGACTTATAAAGCCACTGTTGATCTGCACTCACTTTTATTCCCAGCGCATAAATAATGTTGCTATCTGTAGGATCATAATCTACCCAATGAAACGTTAGTTCATCGACCGTTGCGCCGCCACCAGTCGGATCAGGTAACGTAATTTTTGCCCAGGAGCGGCCGCCATTAGTCGAATGGTATAATCCGTCATCTGTAGTAATTAAAAGTTCGTGGCTGGTATTATTTCGATGTCTGGATGAAGGATGCTGCACTATGTAATTAACGTTTAATGCCGTGCCGGTTAGACCGTTATTTCGTGCAGTCCAGGTCATTATTTTCTACCAACTTCTTGCCTACTAATTTGTAAATCGGACCATCTACTATGCCTATTTTAATCTCACCATAGGTCGTGGCTATCCATATTTTTTCGTCAACATAAACCCTATCGGATAGATTGGATAGGTTCAGGTTAATAGCCTTCGTTTTGTCTTTTTCGGTTACATCTATGTTCACTGATCACTCCCAATAAAAAACACCTGACCCATCGGTCGAGGCATAGATATTATTTAATAAAAGTGAATCACTACAGTCAATAACATTTACTTCTTCGGTTACTGTTTGCGTTGTCCCTCCGCCCTCAGTAACCGTAGCGGTCACTGTGAAAGTTCCTGCACTTGCATAAGTGTGATTGCCAGATACGCCGCTGTCTGTATTGGTATCGCCAAAATTTATATCGCGTCCAGTTACCGTACTGCCGGGAGCATAGGAGCCTGTGAAATCCCAGGCCATTGCGCTACCCAAGCAGATTGGATTTGGACTCAGAGTTAAAATGACGACCGGCTCTTTTGAGACGTTCATAATGTCGTCGCTATCAATATTGCAGCAGTAGGCACGAAATTCTCTTACTTCGCGTAAGACTGCGGCCCACCTGACGCTCTGATTTCTCGCTGTAATCCTATCTATTATTGCCTGTGGTAGTGGAGCGGTTGCCATAAAAACAAAAACTCACCGTGAAGGTGAGTTTCCGGACCTGATGTGTGCGAGGCTTGCGCCGGGCTATATTTGCTTGTCTACATTATAACTAATTAAGCAAGAGTTATCAATTCTTGCTTAATTATAGTATATCTATTCCAGAGTTGACAATTCTGTATAGGAGGTGTATATTGAATATGATTGAGGAGCAAAAATATGACCCGTGAAAATCAAATCAACCTCCAAATGTGGATTGAAAAAGATTTCAAAGAAAAACTTATAGATATTGCTAAAAAATCTGGCTTTATTCGCTGGCAATCATATGTTGAAGCTCTGATTCTGTTGGGAATTAGCGGTGATATTCAGGTCAATCCACCTACGGTAAAAAAGAAAGACAAGGTAGTATAAGTATCTGATGAGTAAAGTTACTCGGATTATCTACAGCCAAAATCTTAATGAAGGAAAGTTAGCTCAATTAACTGAAATGGCTAGTCGATTGGGCAAACTACGGGCTGAAGTCTGGCAACGCTTTGGTTCAGTCCAAGGTGTAGAATTAACACACCGTCAAATAAGAAATCAATGGACCGCCGAAGGTAGGCACTTTAATATTGCCGCCCGTCTTCGGAATGAAACCTTAAGAGATACTTTCGCAGATATAGTTACTTACCGTGAAGCTGCCAAAGTCAAAGTGCGAAAGGCAATACGCCAAAGGACTGATGATAATGACGAGCGTAAACGCCTTTATACTCTGCTTAAATATGACAATTGGTTGAAAGATAGTTATTTGCGTCGTATGATGCGTAAATATTTTAAGCACGGTAAAACCAAGGTTGATAATCAGATTGTACTGGATTCCCAATGCTATACGACTTTTGAAAAGGGTGGTAAGATTTGGCTTAAGGTAATGAGCTTGGAATCTGGGAAGCGCATAGCTATCCCTTTGAATAGCAACAATACTCCATCGGGAACACTTCGGTTGATCCTACGTAATGGACGTATTGAAGTACATTATGCTATTGATGAGGAAAAGGTTTGCGTTACTCGACCCAGTGGTGATGGGACTATAGGAATTGATAAAGGTTATACTGAGGTCTTTGTAGATTCAGATGGGAAACACCACGGTGAAGGACTAGGAGAATTGTTAAGTAAGGAATCAGACTATCTTAAAACCAAGTATCAACGTAGAAACAAGCTAAAGGCAATAGCGGAAGCGAAGCCCCATAAGTGTGATAATATTCTAAAAAACAACTTGGGGCGTAAAAAGCTGGATGAGCGCAAGCGTATACATACAGCCAATGTAAGAGACAAGATTTTCAAGGCGGCTCATTCAGTAGTTGACAAGGCCGACATTATAGTCACCGAAGATTTAACGAACCCGATAAATGGCAAGTCATACGGCAAGAATCAAAACCGCCGTCTTGCTGGTTGGACGAAGGGTGCTATAGCTGAGGCAATAGAATCGGTATCTAATCGTAGAGGTTCTACGATTAAAACAGTTAATGCTGCATATACCTCGCAAACTGATTCCCGGCACGGTATCCTATTGGGGCATCGTAATGGGGATAGGTTTTACTGTTTCGACGGGAAGGTATTGCAAGCGGATACAAATGCTGCTCGGAATATCTTGGCCAGGCTGAATGATCCTGAGATACGGTTATTTACGCCTTATAAAGATGTTAAGGTAATTTTATTAGCACGAACCGGGCAATTTGAACGCAGGCTAGAGGAAAAGTCTGCACGGTTGGGACTGCTCAACCAAGACACTAGTTACGTGCAGCCAAGATTATTCGGCTGATATTAACAGTGAGCGAATTACCTTTTTATTTGCTCTTTTCAGGGGTTTCCCCACGGGCGTTTGGAGGATCAGGTTCGCGGTTGAACATGCGCGAACCCACTTCACAGGTTTCCCCACGGGCGTTTGGAGGATCAGGGATGTTTGTTTTGATAAGGATCAATTCGGTTTCCCCACGGGCGTTTGGAGGATCAGTGGGTTCAACGGTTATCGTGGGTTGTGGAGGTCGGTTTCCCCACGGGCGTTTGGAGGATCAGTGATTTTAAACCGAAATCAGGCCCGGTGTTGCATGGTTTCCCCACGGGCGTTTGTGAGTAAGTAAAAAGAACAGGCACTGCACTTAAAATGCAGACAGTCCCGGTTCGATGGAAAACTGGTATACCTATACCGTACACTTTAATCGCAAATGATGGCTAGTGATAAAAGGGAAGTAAATGAAAATAGAAACGGTAGGTTTGAAGTTGAGACGATTTAAGTAGACTTTCAGGTAAGATAATTTGGCCCCTTAGCGCAATTGGTATGAGGCACTGCACTTAAAATGCAGACAGTCCCGGTTCGAATCCGGGAGGGGCCATTATGGGGAATGTTCCTGTCGGGTGTCTGTAAAACACTTGCTTAAATATGACAGGTGGTTAGCAGATGGTTCAATTCCATCATTCCCCTTTTGGATGGATAAGCCAAGTGGGTCTACGGGCCACTGTCTTGAAAACAGTTGGGTGTAAAAGCCGTGTGGGTTCAAGTCCCACTCCATCCGCTATTTTGGAAGGGTGTCCGAATGGTAAGGAGCCTCACTGCTAATGAGGTAAGCGGTAAAACGTCTGCGGGTTCGAGTCCCGCCCCTTCCGCTTTATGCCCCCGTAGCGCAATTGGTAGAGGCATCTGGTTTAGGCCCAGAAGATGCAGGTTCGAGTCCTGCCGGGGGTATTTTTGTATGGTATCGGTAATGGAAACTCGTAAGTGCTTGCGCAGCACATATTAGATTGGGGGTTGACAGAACCATATACTTCGTGGTATAGTAAAGGGGAGTTAAGGATTGACTGACTTAGAAAATGAAAGGACTTAGAAAATGAAAGTAGAATTAGAAGTACCCGATACATTATGTAGCACATCTAAATTTATCATAAATCAAGTGAAAGGCGATAGCAGGGAATTTGGAAATCAACATGATAACAATCCCGGGATGTACGGGTGTGGTAATATGATTTTCGAAGGCAAGCCATCTACTCAGTTCATTTTAGAAAAATACAATATATCTGAAGAAGAATACGAAAAGATAGTCAGGATGCTAGAAGTAAAACTGAGTTTTGGGCATTGCGGATGGTGTGTGTAAACAAAATAAGACGGCATACTGACCAGAAAACAACAAAGGTAATAAAATGAATAAGCCTACTTTTTCAATTGATGAACCAAAAATCATAGTAAACGGAACATTATTAACGACTGGTCAAGCTATGACCGTCCGGGTAGCTATTCAATCGTTCGCTTCAGATTTAGTTGAAAATGGTCTTGGAGAGGATGAGCATGGTATTTCTATGACCAAAAACTATCTTGATAGAATCAAAGAAATTAATACATTATTCATAGAAGCCTGAGAAGACGCCAAAGGAAAACTGAAATGATGAAAAAAATAATTTGTCTTAGGTACTATACCACAGCCGATCAGGGCCGACATTCGGTATGAATTGGTTACATATGGTTTGGTAATGACCAAGAAACAATGGCTCAAACAAGTCAAAAAGTTCGGATGGTGGGCAGATAGACCGATACGAATGCAAGACATGTGGTAGTAAAGATGGCTTGCAAATACATCATAAGCCATCAGCTTACGGAAGAATACCCAAAGAAAATGTTAATAATGATCTTGTAACGTTATGTGAAATCTGCCATACGGCAATTACCAGCAGTATTCGCGAACGGCGTTATCAAATCCTAGAAAGGCAAAGAGGTTAACAAGTTATGGCAATGAATCGTGAAGCATATTTACAATTTAGGTCCGATACGGTGAGTTTTAGCTAGGTTGGGTAAGACAAGGATAAGAGTGAGAAAAAAAGCCCGCTCTTTTTTTTATGCAAAAATTTCGAACTGAACAGTTACGCTTTGATATAATGGCAGTCCCCTGGTTCGAGGCGCAATATTCAAAATCACAAAATCGGAATATTCTTTCGTACCATACTTATCACAGCTTTTATCGGCCTCATACGGATCGGTCTCCAATGTCGATAATTGACTATTGTTAGATTGCTGGCTGTCAAACAATGACGCAAGATCTTCATAGTCTGATCCAAGCATATTTTCAAAACTCCATTCGTGTAATTTATAGCCTGAATTTACCGAGATTCCGTTTAAGCCTGCTCCAATTGGCTGTTCGTCCCAGGATGTCGTAGGCGGCGCTGAAAATTCCTTATTTATTGCCGTTGATTCAATTCGATACGTCCCCCCACTAGCCATCAGTTACCCCCTATTTCTTCCCAGGAAAACATGACCAACAATAATCAAAATAGGAATGAATATCATAATTACTATTACTATTATTAGTTCATCCACTAGTTATTTCTCCGTGCTAACCTACGAACTGCTATTCTGAAATTTTCTGTCATCTCCTGAGTTGCCGCCTGTAGGATTGCCTCATTTGATTGCCCGTCGCCAGTTATATTAAAGCCACCGCTCATGAGCACCTCGAGGCTCTGACTTGGAATCACAGGCGCTATCATCTGAAATGATCTTTGTTGTGTAGGAAAAATAGTCTCTCCACCATGTGCCTGAATTATTTGGGGAGATCCGACAGGGCCAGGGACAACACCGCCCTCCCCAAATTCTGGTATGCCGCCTATACGAGAACCGAAACCTCCACCTCCACTACTGGGTGATGGCCTTAATGTTCCTGGCAATGCTGTTTCTTGTACTTCTTGTAATATTTTCTTTAAGCTACTTTCACTAGCAGTCTTCTCTAAATTCGCAAACAAATCAGTAAATTCGTTCTCAGTTTTCTCGGTAAAGCCGGTCATGATACTGTCGGCTACCCCATCAATACCAAAGACTTTTTCCAATTCGCCGGCTATAGCCGCAGTCCCTTCAGCCGTCACCCCGGCTTGTTCTGCCAACGACCGGCCCAGATCCTCAATCTGCCTTTGTTGACTGATACGCCGATCTTCTTCTTCTCTGGCTAATTGTATTTGTCGTTCTGCGGCATCTTCCGCAAATTTTTGCTGCTGTAATGTTCTTTCTTCGGCTTGTGCTATTCGTTGTTGTTCTATCTGCTCATCAAAAGATCTTAAAAGTTCCGCTTTTTGGTCTTCAAGATTTGCCTTAAGCGTACTAAGTTGGCTTTCTAAATCCTTGCCTTGCTCTTTCTGCGTTTCCTCTGCACTTTGTATGCGCCCTTTTTGGCTCTCGTCAAAGTTTTCTTTTTCCTCTTGACGTTGTAGGGCTTGATCTTCTCTAAGCTGCTGTATGGCTAAAATATCGCCTTCTGCGATCAGCCTCGTTTCCTGCAATTTGAACCGTCGTTCAGATTGCAATTGAGATAAATTGAAACTGTCCTGCGCCTGTTTTAATTCTCTTTGAAGTTTCGCCTGATCTTGTTTCCGTTTCTCATCTGCCGCTTTTCGAGCTTGCCGAATATCCGCTTCGGCTTTAGCGATTTGTTTCTTACGATCTTTCTCAAAATCATCAAGTTCTCGGATCTGATCACCAAGAAGTTTGTCTCTATCCTTGGCCTGTTTACTACCTAAATCTTTTTCCGCTTTGGCTTGCGACCGGGCAATATCTTCATTGGCGCGAATTAGTTTTAAGGCACTATCTTCAGCTTCACGGGAGAAAGATCGTTGTAAATCTTCTGCCTGTTTTAATGCACCTTGATAGGATTCAAGGGCTTCTTCGCTAAGTTTTATAGCCTGGGTCTGTTCAATAAATGGTTTTGCTAATCCCGTATCAATACCTGCCGGTATTTCAACCTCCGGTACAATAACTGGTTCGATCGGTATTTCTTCTACATCGACAGCAATTTCCTTGAATTTACTAATTGCCGCCTGTCCAGCTTTATCTAAAGATTTATTAACATCATCAATACCAATAATTTCAAAATCTTTTAGCGCTTCGCCTGCCCCGGCGAAATCAAGTTTGACGAGTTTTAGAAAAGCCGCCCCTAACGCGCCGATACTTTTTATAGCAGTACTAAAAACATCGCTTATAATTGATCCAAAAGCCGCCGCGCCCGCGCGCGCAAATGCAAATATCTGTCTGAACGTTTCGGTAACCCTGGCCAAGATTTCAATACCACCTGCCACACCTTCGATTACAACGGCAACTCCATTTAGCACAGATTCAAATGTTGAAGCTCCGTCTCGGGCTAATCCGAGACTTTCTCCTAATCTGCCGAGGGCAGCGGCGCCAAATTCAAATGCTGGTACAACTCTGGCGGCAAAGGCTTCTATAGCTGGCCTTACTGCCTCAAAGGCTGCTTTTATTTTTGGTACGATTGAGTTGGCAAGGTCCAAGACAACTTTGCCAATGGGGGCCAAGGCTACTAATGCACCAGCTCTTATTTGTTGAAAAGCTCCACCTAATGTATCAAAACGTTCATCAAGTTTGTCTGCCGCACCTGCTACATCTTCAAAGCCAATAGCGTCAGGGTCAAGTGCTTTAATTGTATCTGCACTTAGTTGTTCAAACTGAGTACCAAGCGCGTTAACAGCCGCTCTGTTAGAAGTAATACTTAAATCAACCTCTCCGGCTCGTTGAATAAAAGCCTTAAAAGCATCCGCCGCCGTTCCGGTTCCTTGTTCTGCTGCTTGTCTAAACTCATCAAAATTTAATCCGAGGGTAGCAAAACTTTCTTTTATATCATCACCGCCCTCTACAAATCTTATGTTAAATTCGTTTATTGCATCAATTGCACGGTCAGTTCCTAGAATTGCTCCTTGCGCACCACCAAGTAAAAGCGAAAATGCCTCATCACCAGCGAATCCCATGTCTGCTAATGTGCCACTGTACTCGTTAATACTATCAATCGCATCATCAACTGGAAGTCTCTGTAAAGATGCTGTTATAAAGTCACCGGCTTGATCACCAGTAAGTCCTAATTGTTCCATTGATTGTTCAAAGGCTCCAATAACTTTTGGTAAATCTTGGTCAAACTGATCACTAATTTTAATCGCCTGACCTGCTATGTTTTCTAATTGTTTATCTGTTAGACCATCAAGCGCACGCTCAGTTAGCGTGATTGCTTGCGCAATTTCCCCAAACTGAGCTTGTGGATTATCTTTGAAAATATTCTGCACTGATTTGTTATATTTATCTGCTGCTTGCGCCGCTGTAATTCCGAGACCGGCTCCTATTTGTCTTGTTGCCGTATCCGTATCTTTAGCTAAATTAATAACGCTTACACCAATCGCACCTACGGCAGTAGTAACAACGACTGCGCCAGCTGCAACTGCTGCAAGGCCGCCAGTAGCAATCGCTGCCGCCGGTCCGATAGCTTTAAGTCCGCCTACGACATTTTTTAAGCCGCCAGATATATCGCCGGTCGCAATAGCTCTAACACCTTCACCTACCTGAGTACGCCCAGCCCGTCTACTTCTTTCAGCTTCTTTAGCCTGTTTTTTCTGTGCAGTACGGGCTGTTTCGGCAGCTTTTACCTGAGCCTGAGCTAATTTTTCTGCCTCTTGTTGTGCTTTTTTTTCGGCAGCAGCAACGGCAGCTAGCTCCTTTTCGTAGGCTTTAGCTGCTTTGGTTACCTGAGCAAATGATTTACTGGTTCCTTCAAATTCGGTATCAAAGGCTTCGCGTTGTTTCTTTTCTATGGTATCAAGGTTTTTAACATAATCCTTGAAACCTTTGGCTTGTAGTGATATTCCAGAAGGTTCTAATGCCATCTATCCACCTTTACAACAACGCTCCTAATGAGCCACCCAGGGCTACTATCCCGATCCCGATAATACAGCCAAGAAGTAACAAAATTAGTGGCACAGCAATAGCCATAGCTAAACCAAAACCTATACCAACATTCCAACCGTCTTTGATACTTATGCCTATGCCGTTCGACAGACGCCTGGTAGGCCAAGCTGTAATATTCATATTACGTGAGTTTTGTTGAGTTGGAACGGTTCCATCATCTTTAAGTAGTGTCATATCTGTGCTGCTTTAATCATTGCTTTCGTAAATGGTTTCTTACGCTTCTTGGCAATCTCACCAGTCCAATCTCGCGCCTCTATGCCAGGATGATTTACCTTTGGTGTAGCTCTCCAGGGGGGAGAGATACTACCAGATTTTGATGAAAATGTTTTTACTTTTGTTTTTGGCTTAAAGTTAGTTCTAAAAACAAGATTAGGTACATTTTTAGCCTGAATTACATGAGGCTTAGTTCCGTCATTCAACCATAGCCATTTTTGTGCGCCTTCAGGATTACCAGCCGGGCCTACTAATACAATCGCATCTTGCCCAGTTAATCCGATAGCAATCTCAAATGTTGGCTTCGCGCCTTTCCAAGTAGCCGTGGTTTTTTCAAATTCTTTCTTAATGATCCGACCTTCCTTACGTAGTCCATTAAGAATTCGAAGCCGCACCTTGTCGATTTTTAGCTTCCTTGGCTTTATGTTTTTGGTTAGTTGAGCTACCATAACTACCCATTGATTATATTATGTATCAAAATATCTTCCTCGACAACGGCTATAATAAATGCCTTATGCCACGCGGGAAGATATGGCCATATGTCGAGTTTTCCGGCTTTGAGAGCTGCTGATGCTCCTCTGTACCACATAGGATTTTGAGAAACAATAGAGAAACTATTATCAGATGTTGTTTTTTTCTTCGGCTTCGTTTTTAGGACGATACCGAATTTTTTTTAACTTCTTCCACCATTCCATCAGTTGGTTCATTCTCGCCATTCATTGTATTCATTGCATCAAGAATGGCAGTCTGATCACCGCGTTTAAAAAGGATGGTCCAATCTAGCCACGCCTTTTTACGTAGCAGTTCGTGCTCAGGCCATTTACCATCATACATTTCTTGAGCAGCATCAATTGGCGGCGCTTTTGTTAGATCGTATTTTGACCAATCAATATCCTTTAAGGCGCTTACTGCGCCTATTGCTACTCGTAATTGATACGATTCAGTTTCGTAATTTGTCTTATCTTGCTGCCAGGCTTCGTATTGCTCATCCCCCGGTTTGGCCTGTCGATCCTGATAGCCTGTAGCTGTCCTCATTCTAATTACAGGTATTTCCGGCTCAGGTCTGTCAGGACCGATCGATAAAAGCATGGCGTCGGGTACATGATAAACACGAAGTTCGCCAAAAGATGTATCAACATCCATATAGGTTTCGTTTGCTGTTTTGGCCAGGGCCATCAAATCTACTGTCATTTGTTTACCAATCCTCTGTCAGTCCATCAATAAGTCGTTGTCCAACTTGCCATAAGTTTTGTGGAATATAAAGAGATGAACACCTGCTACATATCCTGCCTACTTCTTGAACCATAAATAAGTCGTCATCAATGAAAATTTCTATATCATGTTGGATGCATAAATCTGCTTTTCTTTGACCGACTTGTTTTTTTTGACTCTGCCATTCAAGATCAGAGAAAGTTAAATTGACTGCACCGGTTTTTTCTGCAAAGTCAGTTCTCATTTGTAAATGTTCAATAAGGCCAGGGTTAACATGCGAGATAAGAAATATCTCATGCCCATTTCCTATTGACTTTTTGATAGTTTTGGCCCATCCGTCAGGAGAGAATGAAATAACACCACCATAGTCTAAACCTATTTTCATATATATCCTTATAACTTTATAAAATTATTAATCAGTGTCACGGAATGAAGCGCCAGCCACCTTGAAGATCGTTCCATTATCTCCGCTGCCATAATAAGTGTTGACGTCGCAGCAAGTCAGGGCATTGATACTTTCCGCTCCAGTAATTGGCGTTGTGACTGCCGTATAGGTATTCCCGCCATCAATACTTTCCCGAATTGAGCCCAGGCCATCACTATCATTACCGCTTACCAGAATTCGGTTACATTCACAGATTGCAATATCAGTGATACCGCCAGCAAATGCTGTGATAGCGGGTAGTGAAGTGGTCCAGGTTACACCCTTATCAACCGACCTGTAAACCACACCATTCTCATCGCCAACAAAAACGATATTAGAGTTTGGAACGGCACGGACAATATTTAGTACAGTAGCCGCTGCCGGACCAGTACCAGCCGCCCAGGATGTTCCGCCGTCAATTGTGGTTACAAAGGCATTAGCCGCCCCGACTGCATAACCTTTTTCGCTATCAGCAAAATGGATACTGTTCAGATTTTGAGCAGTAGCTACTCCATCGTCCTGAGTGACGATAGAGGCGCCCTTGTCGCTGCTGAAATAGATATTCCCACCGGCAGCAGCAAACCAAATCTTCGTATCTGATAAAACGAACACATCGCTGATAACTTGATCTGGTGTGGTGACTAACGTCCAGGTTGTACCACCATCATTTGTAAATTGATATTCAGCAGTAGTTCCGTTTGTGACAACAACTACATCTCCAGAACAGGAAACCGAACTCAGGTTGTCACTATCTATTGTCATACTGTTGGTTTGTTCAGTCCAGGTTGTACCGCCATCTGTTGATTTAAAGATACGAGCATCACCATAGAAGCCCGGTGACCCGTTGGTGATAATCCAGAGCGTTTGACATCCGATAGTTGGAGTATCGCAATCGCCACATTCTGGATCAGTATCACAAACTGAAATATCTGAGACAATGCGACCAGCTAATGATGCGAGTGTCAAATCAGTAGAAAGGAGAGGCTTCATAGTGAAAAAATTTTGAAATTGTATACTGATTTCTTGAAGGACATCACCGCCTACATCAGTCGCGCCATCCGCACCGATTGCATTGACAACATTAGCCTGGCTGATTTCAAGTTTGTCGATCGAGTCCAGGACATCAATGAAATCATAGTTAGTCGGATCTTCATCAGATCCGCAATTCGAATTGAATACCAATAGGCTAAATGGACAAGGGATTTCATCAAGTAAATTTACGACTTGACGATATAGCGCTACTGATGCGGTTCCCGGCTCAGGAATGGCTCGTTTGGTTGCAACTATATCAAATTTATTTTTGTCACTGCGCTGGTAGCTGTTCGTTATTTCGCCCAAAGGACGCGTGAGATCTGTTAAATCATGGCAGCCAAGAAATTCCAGGTTCCCAGTACATTCGCGTACTAACCAGAGCGCATTCTTAACAGAATTATAGACAATTGTCGCCATAATTACCTCTTTTTGCGTTATTGCTACTATTTCTTTTAACTATGTCTGCGCTCTTCCAGACTATTTTCAAACAAAAAAAACTCACCGTAAAGGCGAGTTTCCGAACCTGATGTACGCGAGGCTTGCGCCGGGCTTATATGTTTCTTACATTATAGCGAATTATGGAACGTTTATCAATTTTTCAAAGGTAAAAGGCAAGAGATAGATAGAACAAATTAGAATACTACCTTAAATTATTGAAATTAGTTGACAATATAGGTAAAATCGGTTATACTTGTATTCAAGACTGAGTGATAGAAAGATTAACGAAAAAGGAGATGACTAAAATGAAATTTGAGGACATTAAACAAGTACCCAGCGATCGTTACGCTGTAACGATCCACTGGGAAAGAATTCAAGCACAGCTTAATGAATGGGCAGAATGTTTTACAGTCGATTTAGATCCTCCGTACCAACGGGGGCATGTATGGTCATCGGACCAGCAATCTGCCTATATTGAATTCATTTTACAAGGTGGACGCAGCGGCCGTGATATTTATTTCAACTGCTATGGCTGGGATACTTCGTTTGATGGTCCGATAACCTTGGTAGACGGCAAGCAACGCCTCACAGCAGTTCTGTGTTTTTTGGAAAATAAGGTCAAAGCCTTCGGGCATTATTTTGATGAATATGAAGATAAACTACATCACTTGACTCATGCCTTTATCGTTCACGTCAACAATTTGGATAATAAAGGCGTGTTAGAATGGTATATTTTCCTAAATTCAGGCATAGCTCATACGTCTGAAGAAATCGAAAAAGTCAAGAAAATGATCAAAGAACTAGATTATACGTAAGCCCTCCGGTTCTGAAGAAATCTGTCAATCCAATACTAATAATGAAAAGGACTAACCAATGAATACAGAGCAAAAGCAAAATCTGAGCAGGGCCAACCTAATGAACGCCAATCTGAACGGAGCTGATCTGAGTTGGACCGACCTGCGCTGGGCCGACCTACACGGAGCCGACCTACACAGGGCTGACCTACACGGGGCCGACCTGCGCGAGGCCAACCTGAGTGGGGCCAACCTGAGCGGGGCTAACCTGCGCGGGGCCGACCTGAGTAATGTCGACCTGCGCGGGGCCAACCTATACGGGGCCTACCTGCGCGACGCCAACCTGATCGGAGCTAACCTGAGTGGGGCCGACCTGCGTTGGGCCAAGATAATCGGAGCCAAACTGCGCGACGCCAATCTGCGCGACGCTACTTTTAACTTTGCAACAATCGAAAATTGCAAAGGAATAAAGGTTCTATTAAAGGATCCCCGCGAGGATGGTTACATCCTGATTAGATGGTATAAAGATGGGCAAGATTGGTATAATAGCGGTTGCCGATCATTCAAGAAATCTGTTGCCCTCGACCATTGGGGTAGCAAGAACTACCCAGATAAAGAACGGGGTCAACAATACATTGATGCCATTTTAGGGAACTAAAGAAAATACTATAAAGGACTAAACATTATGAAGAAAAATCTGCGCGACGCCAACCTATACGGAGCTGACCTATACGGAGCCGATCTGAACAGGGTTATCCTGTGCGGGGCCAAGCTAATCGGGGCCAACCTGTGCAGGGCCGACTTACGCGATGCCGACTTGAACAGCGCCAAACTAATCGGAGCCAAGCTGATCGGAGCCAAGTTGATCGGAGCCGATCTGACCGATGCCAAACTGATCAGAGCCGACCTGATCGGGGCCAACCTGACAAATACTAACCTGACCTGCGCTGACTTGCGCTGGGCTGACTTGCGCGACGCCAACCTGACCGACGCTAACCTGAGTGAGGCTGACTTGCGCGGAGCCAACTTAAACGGAGCCAACTTGAACGGAGCCAACTTGAACGAGGCTAACCTAAACAAGGCCAGGTTAGAAAATTGCAAAGGGTTCGTGCCTAAAACGTGACAAAAGTGGAATATATTTTGGGATGATTTGAATTTTCGCACTATGAAAGGAACTGATTATGGAAAGCAATACACGATCCAAAACAGGGCCAAAGACCAAAGCAAGCAAGGGGGAAAAAAAGTTCGTGCGGCACATGGTAACAATGCCGCCCGAATTGTACGACCGCCTACAGAAAGAACGTGGCCTTATACCAATGGCGACATACATTTGCATGCTGGTTAGGATGGCTTTAGATCAGAATACTTAGCTGATTGCAAAAAGATTTGTTGCCATATATTTGCCAGTACTAGTCAAAAACTCATCAACCAATGGTGAGTTTTTGTTTTTATGGCAACCGCTCCATTACCGCAGGCAATAATAGACCGAATTACAGCGAGAAATCAGAGCGTCAGGTGGGCCGCAGTCTTACGCGAAGATTGTATCAACGATATCCTCTGCCCATTTTACCGCCCCTACCTCTAGCGAACAATTTAATAATTCGCCAGGCTTCAAGCGCACCGCGTTTGTAGATATCAAACGGCATGCTGGCCGCTTCAGGAGTCAACGGATCGACTGCCTTGCGGTCGTCTTGCCAAATTCTCACGGCTACATCACCACAAAACGAACACGGCGGCTCAGGAAGCAGGGCATTTGTCAGCTTTACGATGGCCCGCTCCATTGACTGGTTCATCCTGCAAGATTTATCAAGAGGCATCCCCGCCCGATAATTTGCTTGTAGACTTTCGGGTGCAATATGGCGATGTAATGGACTGGCAAAAATATTTCTTGTGCCATTCCAGGTAGCCGACCTTGGGACGAAAAAACCGCGTCGTTTATCAGTCCTATACGCGCAAGCTGTTTGAGTTGAATGTTCACACACGCCGGGGCAATCGCATATACCTTCCCAGAGCAGGGTAACAGGTGTTGCCTGGTTGACTGTTCTACAATAGACATCTACTTGTGAAACAAGATTAGCGGTATCGAAGTTAATCTCCCATGCTTCACTATCCACAGAACCTTCTGATTCAAGTTCAGTCAATTCCCAAAGCTCGGGTTTTACAAACATTGCGCTATCACCGGTTATTGACATAGTTGAACCATCAATATCCACCTTGAGTGGTCTTATCTCCCATCGGCAATCTGCCGAGTCTTCTGCCCCATCTGCCTCACGAAAGAATACGGCCACCTCGCACTTGTCATCACATGCGCCCAGTTCGTCAACATAAAGACCGGTACTTGAGATAGTCGCCAAGTTTTCTCGATCATTCGGATTATTATTTGAATTGGTATAAATGACATTAGCATCAGCCATTTTTAGCGTTAACTGTTCAGTTCCAAAACAGTCTATTTTAGACCACCGAGTTGGAACTTCTGCGTGCCACCAATCACTCCGAATTCCCGGCAAACTGAATTGAATTTCTTCTTCGGTAATGAATTTTGGGCTAGGCCAGAAATTGAGATATTCTGCAATCATCTCCTCTGCCTGTGCCATTACCCAGGCTAACGCATCTCTGGCGTTTTGGTCCCACAAACTATTACAATTAGCTCCAACTTTTGGAGCCTTATTACCATTCATCTGATTAAAATGTGGGAGAGGGATTTGCATAATCTGTGCATAGCGATCAAGAGGAAGTAAAGTGACAGTATCAGATCTCGCCATAGGTTCTCACAAAAAAAACTCACCGTAAAGGTGAGTTTCCGAACCTGATGTACGCGAGGCTTGCGCCGGGCTTATGTGTTTCTTACATTATAGCGAATTATGGAACGTTTATCAATTTTTCAAAGGCTTAAGGCAAGAGATAGATAGAACAAATTAGAATACTACCTTAAATTATTGAAATTAGTTAAAATCGGTTATACTTGTATTTAAGACTGAGTAATTTAACTAGCGAGAAAGGACTAACCAATGAATACAGAGCAAAAGCAAAATCTGAGTAGGGCCAACCTGACCGGCGGCGACCTGCGCGCCGCCGATCTGCGTGACGCTAACCTGAGCAGGGCTAACTTGACGAACACTAATCTGAGCGGGGCCGACCTGCGCGAGGCCAACCTGCGCGGGGCCAAGCTAATTGGAGCCGACCTGCGCGGGGCCAAGCTGATTGGGGCCGACCTGCGCGGGGCCGACCTGAGCGGGGCCGACCTGAGCGGGGCCAACCTGAACGGGGCCAACCTGCGCTGGGCCAACCTGAGCGACGCCAATCTGATTGGGGCCAACCTGCGCGACGCCAAACTTAATTTTGCAACAATCGAAAATTGCAAAGGGATAGAGGTTCTATTAAAGGATCCCCGTCGCGAGGATGGTTACATTCTTATTAGATGGTATAAAGATGGGCAAGATTGGTATAATAGCGGTTGCCGATCGTTCAAGAAATTTGATGCCCTCGACCATTGGGGCGGCAGTGATTATGCCTGCCCCCCACGCGGGCAACTGTATGTCGATGCGATAGAGAGATTGGAGAAATCATTATGAAACAGACAGTAAAATATCTCGAAAAATCAACTGTGTTCTGTGCTGTGAAAAATGAAAATTGGTATCTTTATCTTTGTTAGAATAGACAATAGGCCAATCGAAAAAGTTATAGCATCTGGTATAGAAGATCAAGAAACAGCAAGATTTATAACTGATGCTTTAAACGGGAAATTAATTGGCGAAGAAGTAATGATGAACCAAATCACCCCAGACTATGAATGTCATGAAATCAGAACGAACAAGGTAGGTAGTCTGCAAGGCAACTACTGGTCTGGTCCGGCTGGCAGATAATATATTCAAAAAGCCCCCTGCTTCAATCCAGAAGAAGGGGGCTTTTTATTTTTCTGAAATACCAATTACTCACCTACTAATTTTTGTGCTTTGGCAATAATAGTATTTGCTGTTTTTATTCCTATACCTGAATAACCTGTTAACGTTTCAGGCTCCGCACGTGCTAAACGTTCGACGGTCCAAAGTCGAATGTTATCATTCGCTAAAAGTTCGTGTATCCTGGGAGATAATTCCAATTGAGACAATACGAACTTGGTTTCTCTATCTATCCTGGACGCTTCAGCTTTTTCCATTCTATCCAAATAATCCTGTTCAGCCTGAGCAAAATCTGGTTGATCTGAGTCTGGAAGATGATCTTCTTCGATTTCTATTATGGATGGAATAGGCTCCAGCTTAGGCGGTTCAAAACCTTCAGGCATCTGTTGTATATCTGCTGTGTGGCTTTTCGCCGCAACAGAATCCAGCCGTAATATGGTACTGAGTTCTGGGGGTGGGACTTCTGTAATTTCAGGAGGTCTTTCAACAATGACAGGTTCAGGTTCAGGTTCCCTGGTGCGCGGATCAGGCTGATTCATGTGGAAACCTGATCGTTGCCTCTCCTCAAAATACTTATGATGCTGTTTATGGATTTGGAAAATTTGCCCTTTTCCCATTATAGGATATCTTTGTGGAAGATGGGCAGGACCATGTATTAAAACATCGGCGGAGCGGGCCACTTTGGGTCCATCATACAGAACCCACTCTAAATCTTTTTCATCATAGCCATCAAGCGGTATAATCATGCCCTGTTGCGCCGCCTGTTGAGACATTCTTATCGGATCTGATGATGGCGCAACAGTAGCGCCCTTTCCACAACATGCCATAGGAAACCTCCCACTAAAAATATCACTATGCATTTCTTTGATTTGTTGTTGCATAGCTTCGAATTTTCTGCTTTTATATTTTAGATTATAAGCCCGGCTCTGTTCGTGGTTCCTATAAATCAGGGTTACCATATCAATTTTTTGCCCGCAGTAGCCACGTTTACCTGCCATAATCCATTTTTCGACATCTTCAAGACCTTCAACCAATTCAGGTTTCCATCCACCTGAATCATTATGACAACTTTTCGAATGCATAGCTGTAACCGGCAGGAGGCCATTCAAGTTCATGCAGAGCTCAAAAGTATATTGGCCTAATTCTATCGTTTTCCCCCGCTGGAAAGTATTATTTCCTCCAAGGGTATACATTTGAAGGTTACCATATATAATTTTTGTTTTATCTTGTGACCAAACATCATACATTACTTCCAATACATCCGGGCTGGCAAATAAATCATCACTATCTAAGGCAATTATACACTCGCTCTCAGATAGTGTGACTGCTGTATTTCTGGTTTTTGCTGGCCCACTATTTTCGGCATTATCAAACCATCTAATTCGTGGGTCATCGGCATATTTGAATCTTGCTTCAGCAGGATGAACCGGACTTTTATCATCAATTAAAATCTGTTCCCAGTCTTTTGTCGATTGCGATCTTACCGATTGTATAGTTTCAAGTAACCAATCGGTTTTCTCAACCGTATCACAATAGACCGGCGTAATCACACTTATTTTTGGCATATATTTTCACCATCGCCATATCTCATTTTCAACATTATTAACATTCAACATCTCCCACAGTTCTACAACCCGGCTGTCAAAACTGTGTCGATCTAATGCAAGTTTCTCACCTGCTGCTGCAATTTTTCGCCTTTCGTCTTCATTATTCAAGTACCAAGAAATCTCGCCAGGTAATTCATTGATATGTGTCCAGATACCGCAATTTTTGCCATTTTCAAGCCCTAGTAACTCCATCCCCCTGAACCATTGGTGGAGTAGCACGCAGCCGCCAGCGGCTAAAATTTGCATTATACGATTGGAAACAAATCCGCTGTCAGGCCACTGGCTATCACCTATTGCAATCTTCGCTCCTCTGTAAATTTTACATGCTTCTTTGAAATTGTAAAGATTTTCGCCTTTACTCATTCCCTCGGGCCATCCTGAACCATAAAGCCCAAGGTTGAAATTTTGATCACTTAAAAAGTGACCTAATTTTTGTCGTGAGGGAGAGTATCCAGACGCTAGAAAAACAACATCGTGATAAACTTCCGGCTCATAGCCCCTTCCTTCTGGCTCCCAGCCGATTTGCCAATACTGTGTATTTATCCCTCGTTTTTGATGTTCTTCTACTATATCTCGATTAACGACGGTCGCCAGATTAAAAAATCTTGCCAAGTCGAGCCCATCTTCTCTAAGAAGTTGCTTTGGCCAATAGTCTCCATTCCAGTTGGCAAATTTTGTAGCACTATCGCACCTGGCTTTAATATTATTCAAGTCACCTGAGTTAATCTGATCTGCGTTATGAAGTTGAGATAGAAAGATTGTTGGCTTAAATTGATCGCATATATCATATAGCTCTTGCATCATTCGACCCTTACCGATAGATGCAAACTGTTGCATATAATCATATTCAATAACCGTAGCGATCTTGGCCAGCGCATCTCGAAGGCCGCTCTTTTGTGCCTTCTGAATTGCCCATCCTTGCTCAAATAATGGAAGGTATAATACCCTCTCTTTTTTTATTGGCGGATTAGGATTAGATAGCATAATTTTATCCTTAATAATAGGACCTGCCAAATCGCGAAAACCTAATTTAGCGTTGCGGCGAAACCACCGTTTACCCCATTTCCAGCTATCTGGATGATGACCCCGCACGCTTTTTGGATCGTGGCCACCATCAATATTATTGATTTTTCGTAAATCATCCTCAGCTTCTTTATCTGTAATTTTTGCACCAGGGATAGGACTTATTTTGTATCCAAGATCAATAATGCATGCTGATAATTCATTGTCGCCGCCATAGGTATGTAGCCCTATCCTTCCATCGTTTATTTGTCTATAATCCGCAGATGTTAAATTCCTGGCAAAATTATCATCTTTACACCACCAGCCTACCTGGTCCCCGAGCCACTTATGGAAAATTCCGACTTGAGCATACGGAACGTGTATCTGCTGTTTGTGCTTCGTAACAGCCGGCATATCCGATACATACCAACGATTAGGATCATTCCAGTCCATATGTGTTCGTTCCCTATCCTGATTAAAACATCCACCACCGCACTCTGGATGTAGCTCCATATAGAGGTAGGCTATGAAGATAGAATCGCCAACAAATTCTATGTCATCATTACCCATGATGACGTATTTACCCGTGGCTGCATAGGCTCCGTCATTAAATGCTTTGACGCCGCCTAATAGTTTGCCATGTTCGATTAGTTTGATATTAGGCTGCGCCTTGCACCATTCAATAGTACCATCGGTGGAGCCGCCGTCAACCAAAACGATCTCATAAGATAGGCCATGCGTATCGGGGGGAGCTATAGAAGTGCGGACTGATGATACCATTTGTTGGAGAAAATTTATTCTATTAAAAGTACCACTAACAATGCTAATATCCAATTATCATAAACCTCTTATAGCCATTATCAACAGGGCCATTTTTATCTTAATCATTAAATGCAAGTAGACTGCTAAAAGTATATCTCTGTCCAATTTTCAACCGGATCATTCCCATATCATCTAATTTGATTAGTGTAGTTCTAAGACACCATAGAACAGGATTTTTACCATAATTCCAGTCGTGATACCAAAGCTCCCAAGATTGATTTGCCACGTTAATGCTATGAATAAAATCTTTCAATAGATTAATATCCTTTCGTTTTACAAATAATAGAATATTATCATCTGCATCAAGAATTCTTGGGCAAATCCATTCTTCCCAGGGATCATATAATTTCCAAGGATATGGATATTTCCCCCTGCTACTCCTTGGTCCTAATATACCTCCCCAAATTTTAAACCGATAAGCAATTGATTCTGTTAGCCTAAGAAAACGATAAAAAAGTGAGGGTGAAATTGTTCCTTCGTTCGGATTGGCATAATGATCAGTTGTCCAACCTTCAAATATTGACATTTGTATTACCTCAGTCATGCTGTTACTTCAACTACCAAATGGCATTGACATACAGTTGCCCGCGTGGGGGGCAGGCATAATTACTCCCACCCCAATGGTCGAGGGCAACAGATTTCTTGAATGATCGGCAACCGCTATTATACCAATCTTGCCCATCTTTATACCATCTAATAAGAATGTAACCTTTCCCCTCGCGGGGATCATGCAATAAAACCTCTATCCCTTTGCAATTTTCGATTGTTGCAAAGCTAAAGTCGGTGTCGGTCAGGTCGGTGTCGGTCAGGTCGGTGTCGGTCAGGTTGGCTCCCCATAAGCTGGCGTCGGTCAGGTCGGCCCCGTGCAGGTCGGCCCCGCGCAGGTTAGCCCAGTACAGTTTGGCCTTATACAGTTTGGCCCAACGCAGGTCGGCCCCACTCAGGTTGGCCTCGCGCAGGTCGGCCCCGTGTAGGTCGGCCCCGTGTAGGTCGGCCCAGCGCAGGTCGGTCCAACTCAGATCAGCTCCGTTCAGATTGGCGTTCATTAGGTTGGCCCTGCTCAGATTTTGCTTTTGCTCTGTATTCATTGGTTAGTCCTTTATAGTATTTTCTTTAGTTCCCTAAAATGGCATCGACGTACAGTTGCCCGCGTGGGGGGCAGGCATAATTACTCCCACCCCAATGGTCGAGGGCAACAGATTTCTTGAATGATCGGCAACCGCTATTATACCAATCTTGCCCATCTTTATACCATCTAATCAGGATGTAACCTTCTTTGCGACGGGGATCCTTTAATAGAACCTTTATTCCTTTGCAATTTTCGATGGTTGCAAAGCTAAGGTCGGCCCCGTTCAGATTGGCCCCGCTCAGATTTACCTTGTACAGGTCGGCCCCACTTAGGTTGGCCTCGCGCAGGTCGACATTACTCAGGTCGGCCTTGTACAGGTTGGCCTTGTACAGGTTGGCCTTGTACAGGTTGGCCCTACGCAGTTTGGCCCTACGCAGGTCGGCTCCATTCAGATTGGCGTCGCGCAGGGCGGCCCTGTGTAGGTCGGCTCCGTGTAGGTCGGCCCAACGCAGGTCGGTCCAACTCAGATCAGCTCCGTTCAGCTTGGCGTTCATTAGGTTGGCCAAGTGCAGTTTGGCCCTGATCAGTTGGACATCGCTCAGGTTTGCCCTGCGCAGGTCGGCGTCACGTAGGTCGGCCCCACTCAGGTCGGCCCCACTTAGATCGGCGTCACACAGGTTAACCCTGTACAGGTCGGCCTGGCACAAGTTAGCCCTATTGAGCTTGACATATGTCAGGCCAGCCTCGCGCAGGTTTGCCCTGCACAGGTTGGCATCGTACAGTTTGGCCCCACGCAGTTTGGCCCCGCTCAGGTCGGCCTTGAACAAGTTGGCCCTGTTCAGGTGGGCATTCGTCAGGTCGGCGTTGTTTAGTTTGGCATCGCTCAGGTCGGCCCCACGAAGGTTGGCGTTACGCAGATCGGCCCCACAAAAGTTGGCGTTCGCCAGATTCATACATTCGCCATTTAGTATACTTTGCTTTCTTAATAACTTCATCTGCAATCCTGCTTTTTATGCCAATAAAATAACCATAATTCATTACCCCATTTTCTGCAATAGTATGGACGACCTATAGTATCAAGAAACACAAAATCTAAGCCCATAGTAGCCAACTAATGAAAATACCGATACAGATCAATAATGCTGAAACTGGAATAATTACTAATGCTGCTTGGCATCCTAATATTAGTCCCGACCCTGATGGAAACAAGTCATTATTCATATTACAACTGCCGTTGAACATTCTGGGCAGCCCAGACTACCATCACCATCTACATCACCTTCACAGTCCCAAACAATCCCGATCCAATCGCACTTGGGACATACACAGGGTTGGTCCGTTATGCTTATTGGTAGGGCCTCATCGCTTTCTCTAAACTTCCCGATCCCCAAAGTGAAAGTCACGAATGGCAACGCGATAGATAAATGGATAGGATAAAGCCAATTATCCCATCTGATACCGATACCGAAATGTTTTTCGAAAAACCAGTCAAACCTTTTTGGGCTTATTTCTTCCATATCACTCCAAATCCGCCATCAGTAGGACTTGCCGACGGATGCAAGAAATCAAATCGCGCCTTAGTATCTGGCATCTCGGCCCATGCTTTATCCATCCCGGGTCTAAACAGGTCGTCTAAGCATACAATTGCACTATCGCTTAAATATGGTAAGTAGGCATTATATTCAGCCATAGTCCGACTGTATGTATGCGTCGTGTCAATAAATAGTATATCCACTTCCCCAAATTTACTGTAAATCATTAACGCAACGTCCACGCTGTCACCGTGCAAGAAGTTGAAATTAGAATAATTTCTCTTGATCCATCTTATATTATCCTCATAATCCAATGCTATATCAACCCCAATTACTACGGCACTACTCATAGCTAAATGGAGTGAGCCACCACCACCACATAACCCGAGCTCCACTGATAGTCTTGAATTTATTTCCTTAGCAAGTAACATCAAAAAACGATAATAGGGAGATGGAGGGAACGTTACTTTCGGGTTGCTTGGATCAGGATAATGATCTACCATTGGCCCGACAAGGGCGGCTTGCTTTGCGATACGGGTTAGGGTTTGTTCATTCATTTTTCTCTTTTCCTAAAGGCCCTACTGATATTTCACCAAACAGTCCTGTGTGCGCTACTCCTTTACCCGCAACGATAATTTTTTGATCAAAATCTACCACTTGCCACCATGCAAGCGGATCGTCATTTATTATCCAATTCCCAGTTTCTATTGCTTCTTCTAACGTTTTGAAATCGCCGACATATCCATACCAACCCGGAACTGAATAATAAGTTTGTCCTGAAAATAAAATGAATGGTTTCTCCATATATGTAATCTATTCTTTAACTCCCGCTTTCTTTGTATCAGAGCAGACAGTACAACGCCATCCCGGATAACCTTGATGTGCCTTGAGTCCATAATTATGAACTCGTTTTCCTGAACTATATTGACTATCTTGGTACTTATGCTTGCAAGTACATTTCATTATTTGTGTTTTAGTCATTTTTAAACTCCTTTAGCAAACGAACCCTCCCAAAGGCAACTCATAAAAACACCTCAATACTCCATTGTCTATCGCATGCAAGTCATCGAATGCCGTATAAATATAATTTTTACCCTCCCTCTTTTTTCTCTGCTTTCTCTGCTTTCTCTGCTCTTGTTAAATGATTTCTCAGACATAAAATAGAACAATAGTCTCCAGGTGGCGAAAAGGGTGTTATACTATTAAAGTTCGGCATATATGTTCCATTACCTAAATATTTGACTGATAACCAAGAATCTGCTTCTGTTTCATTTACACGAATATTACAAAAATCACATATTAAAAAATTTTGATGTGACATAATAGCCTCATATTCAGAAATAACCCACTCGTACACTTGTTCTACTGCTTCTTCAATAGTCGAAGTGTATCGCCGCCCTTGGCCTTCTATGGCAGCCATCCACTTATTTCCATCTATATCAGCGGTATCAAGAGCATCAATGGACAAAAAATAGCCATGTATTCTCAGCCATTCAGCCTTATCTTGCCAAGTTGATACTTCATTATCTGTTATTGTTTTGATTTTTTCAGTCATTATAAATCAAAGCCCCATATCCATTCCCAGGATGTAATTTATCCTCTTGGATTTTAGTATAAGGTAACTCATAAAAACACCTCAATACTCCGTTATCCATTGCATGAAGATCGTCAAACAGGACCACTGCGCCAGGTAACAGGTAAGGCTTATACTGACCAAATTCGTTACAAGCATTGTCGTAGCTATGCTCAGTATCAATATGAAGTATAGCAATATCACCAATAAAATCGGGAACGGGTAGCGCAGACTGTAAGTGGAAATTCACATTTGGCGGCGTCATGATTGGAGAAACGTTAAGATCAAGTCCCACAACTTTAACATCGGGATTACCGTAAGCGAACGATGAAACTCCATAGCCTTTAGCTACACCAAGCTCTACAATATCACCTATCTCTACTTCACCGGCCAATAGATACATCAGATAATAATATGGTTGATAATATTTTTGACACATATTAACGATCTTGGCTGGCGGATAATCATAGATTGCTTTATCAATTAGATAGGCTAATTTTGGCAAGTTCATTTGTCATCACCTTCGAAAACAGTAACTTCGCCACCAGATGGTTTTATAGATGTATACCAGATAGAATCGCCGTATTCAATTTTATACCATTCTAATTTTTGGGCCTCTACTATTAGATCGTTATCTGATGAGAAGCTTATATTAACATCAAAATCATCCGCTGTTAATCCGGTGATTTCCATTATTTTCTGAACTAATTCTTGTCTTAAGGCTTCGATTTCTTCTAGTTTCATAAATTATTAAATTTCCTTTTATGTTTTCGCGTTAATCCAAGGTTCTTTGATAATAGGCTTATGACACCTTCTACAACGCCAGACTTTTCTGGTCATTATTTTTTTGGGCAAAATTACTCGATTTCTGAAGACAAAGTAACCAATTGGGCCTTTGTCTCTATTAGTTTCCAGGATTTTAGTATGTCCAAAAAATATACACCAATTTATATTTTAACTCCTATTCGCCAAGTCTACTGGGGGTAGTCGTTGATACTTTTATAAACCCCAAATTTGTTCCAGGATGCAGGTTGCTATTCAGAAATTTAGGTTCTGGTAATTCATTCCAAAATTGCAACATCCCACTGATAGGATTTTCTGGGCCGCCGCCTGCTTGGATATCATCACAGATTACAAGCGCAGGATTATTGAGTAATATCTTATATGTTTCCCAATCTTCTCTGGCATATTCATAATTATGCCAGCTATCAATAAAGAGAATGTCGATTTTCCGCTCAACTTTTAGTACCTGCGGAAACGCGCTTGGTGCATCTCCTAACATGTGATTGCCAGCCTGACTATCTGCTAGATTCTGAGTGGTCCAACCCTGAACATACATTAGATTTGAATAGCGATCTACAGCCTCCTCCATTTTTATTTTGTTCCCTTCGTCACCAGGATCGGTATGGTGGTCAATAGTAACCACTAATGAATCGGACCAACCTTTAGCAAAATGCGCCGCTGCGGTCCCTTGATAGCCGCCAAGTTCAACAATTAACTTCGGCCGCAGCATGCCGCTGAGATGGCAAAAAAAGCGATAATAGGGCCAAGCCACGCCGTTGACTGTTGCCTGCCAATCATAGCGACTATCCAAAAATTTATCACCGGTCGGGAGCATTGGGTTAAATCGTGCTGCCATGAATTCAATAGTATTAAGATCAAAATCTTTCATTTGAAATCTCCCAATTTTTTATCAAGGCTCTCTAATGTATCAAGTGCATTTGATAATCCATCAATTTGTTGTTCAAAATCAGCCTTTAGTCCAAATTCCCAAAAATTATTGACTGTTGATCTTGCTGCCCTCATAGCAGCTTCATAATCACGCCAAATAATTACAGTTTTTCCGTTGTGACCATGTATAGCTAATAAACTGTCAATATCTTTGTAAATCCCAATAGAACCAGGCTGAGTAGCCCATCGTAAAACACATTGTTTATTAAGAAATTCTACATCCTCGGCTACAATTCCCGTTCCAGAAATGTTAGTTTCATCTTCTATTCTATAGAGTAAAAAATTTCTCAAGATAGAACTCCTCTCTCGTATCCTAATTCAAAGTTATATCTATGTTGAATATTATACATCCAAAGTCGTTTACGCTTTGACCAAACACGATAGGCTATAAATTCATTATCTACTATAGCGCGAATATGCCGAATTTGATTGTTAGGATTTCGTTCACTATAGAACACCTTGATCTTTTGTCCCGGTTGCAGCATCTCGTCTAATGTTCTTTTCTTTGCCACTATTGTAGTAAAATTCCTATTCTTCATTTTCGTTACCATAAGCATATCCAGGTTCTATAGAATAAGTCAACATTTCTTTCAACTGTTGCGTCTGATCACATTCAATAGTTAATATCCAAGTATGATTAGGAAAATCCCAAGCAGTCTCGCAATTTGTTATCATAGCTTCAATGTCATTGACTTTGATAATATCACCTGATTCAAATGCCCATCCAGTTTTTAGTAGTAATTGACCAGAAATTATCATGTCTATATAAGTAATCGGTACGGTAATTTTATACCTTTCATTGGGTAAATCTTCTTTTGCCCAACCGTCACACCAAATTTCTGGTATATTTTCCACTATTCTCCACCTAACTTCTGAATCAAACTTTGACCACCCGCAACCGCAAAAATAAGCAAAAATAAATCTCCAATCTTACTTCGTTTTTTAGATAGTATAGCGGTTAATATTGCTGCATACAAACCGCAACAATATGGACAATTCATACCTGAATTTATGCTTTCCCAAAATCTCAAGTTCAACTGGAGCTTGTTCAAACAAGTTAATTCTTCTTTATTACTTAAAGCTGCTTCATTACCGTACTGAGTAAATACATATGAACGAATTCTGGTAAAAATAAAAAATGGCCCTTCATCTTCTGGAAGAAGGCGAGCCAGGCGATAGGTTGCCAAGATTGCTATTACAAATCGTATCAATGTCATTTACTTAAAATTCCATTCGTTTCGTGGATGTCCTAAGAAAAAATGCTTTAACTTCTTTAATACTAACGCCATCCTTCACCTACCTTTAGAGCCTCAAGCAACATAGGCCGCAGTGTGTATTTTCTTCGACCCAAGTGGAACTTCATAATTTCAGGGACATTGAATTTTGTTTGGTGAAGATCCCAGATCGGATTGTGATATTGTTGCTTGTACCATTCGTCAATAGATAATCCGTTCTCATCAACCGGCATTACATCGCCCTCACCCCAGAATGGCAGATGCATCCGTCGCCGATCTGGAATATTATCAAGGAATCCACCAGTCAGAGATACATCCAAAATCATTTCATTCGTAGGTAAAGCAACGGGTTTATTTTTGTATTTATCTCCCCACTGAGTAAAATGACCAAGGTCCCAATTACTCACCATATGAGTTCCAAAAGTTCGCTCTGTATTCATCCCGTCATTGACAAAATTAAAATTATTCTTGGGGGCTATTCGGTGAACAGGATGTGGAAACCATTTGATTTTTTGGAAATTATATTTAAGCTGTACACGCCAGAAAGAAAAATCACATTCGGTTATCTGTAAATATTGTGTCTGATAATCTAACCTCTCCTTAGTCAGCCCTATCAAATCCTCATGCCATACCTCATCAGCTTGGTAATAGAGCACATTCGAATAGTTGCACATTCCAACAAGATCATTGGCTAGCTTCGCAAATATCGCTGCGTCTTGTTCATAAAACGTACTATGTACTATATGAACTTTCGGATTATGGTTTTCAATCTCTTTCAAGATTTCCAGGGTTCCGTCGTCACTACCCAAATCCATTACGATAAACTCATCACATAACGGTAGCAATTGATACATTGATTCAAACAGACAAAAAGCGCCTTTGAAACAGTTTTTGATAAAGACACAACCACTAAGATTATAATTCATGCTCATCCCTCATCTTCTCTAAGCCGGTTTTTATGTCCAACATCTGGATACCAGCCTTTGTTAACTTAATCAAATCATAAGTTGTATCCTTTGGCCGGCAGGCCGTAGTGCCTAAAGGATTACTTAAATTTTCAAAATAATCACTTCCAACTGGTCTGATAAGGTTTTTTTCTAATTCGAAAACCTCACAGACCTTTAATGCGAATTCATACAGTGTAGCTCGCTCCGGGCCGGCTACATTAAATATCTGATTATCATCTTGGAATAATAATTTCCAAATAACCTTTCCGCAGTCAGGCGCATACGTGGGCATCCAAGTACAATCATGTACCATTCTAAAACTATCTTTGCCGTTTCTCAATCTTCTAATGATAGTATCCCCCCAATTGGTACGCCCCCCTTGGTACGGCCATCCATAAAGTAGAAACGGCCTGATAATGAGCCAACTCTTTGCAACAGCTTGGACGTATTGCTCCGCACGTAATTTGATCTTACCGTAAGCATTTATGGGTTCAAGTGGAGATAGTTCATTGTATGGCGGCAAATTTCCAGAAAAAACCGCATTAGTCGAAATATAGACAACTTTTGCATTAAAATCATTAGCCGCATCAACTATATTGCTAGTTCCATTTACGTTTACGCCCGCAACTTGACTGTAATTAATTTCGGCATAATCGACAGAACCGATAGCCGCACAATGAATGACTGCGTCGGGCTGAACCATATGAAAAAGTTCATAGATGTCAGCTTTGTTGCGGATATCTAATTTATACCAAGTATCAAGTAACGAGATACCATATATGTTTTTGAACCAAGTCAAAACAAGGCTGACATCGGACGGTTTGGTTTCGAGCAAGCTCTTGCCAAGCAGACCAGAGCCACCGGTGATTAGAATTTTCATTCGCTTATTCCTGCTGCTTCTGTATTATAGTAATATATTGTATATACAATAATCATCATTTTGCTCTAATTTTACTTATTAGATATCTCACTGCTTACCGCAGATTCCTTCAGCGGAATAGACACTGGAATATTAGATGTTCCCAAAATTAAAACATCAGGCGATTTGCCTTGTTCAGTGAGCATTTTGATCCAAAGATAGTCAATAGCAGTTTGGCCCTCGAGGCCCAGTTCATCTAAAGCGACTCTTTGCCATTCTGCGACCAGCTTGGCTGTTTCCGCTTCGTATTTTTCGCGATCACGAGAAATCTTTGCCGCCTCAAATAGTGCCATTTGTTCCGTGATTTTGCGCTGGCTGACAATGCTTGCGTCAAAATTTTCGGCAACTTGGGGAGAAGTGAATTCCCAATTTTTGAACGATACACGAACCAAGGGTATATTACGCTCTGTAAACCAAGGTTCAACATTTTCAAATATAGTTTGTTCGACTTCGGCTCTATTATCACTTAACGCCTCCGGCGTATATTCTTTAACAGATTTTGCTACATTGCCCACGACACTATTCCGCCAAACACTCATAATACTATCATCTTTAAGATTTCCTGTTTTATTTATCTCTGCAAGCCAATCAACATGTCCAGTATCGTAGTAGAAACATAAGTCAATAGTAATTCCGTAACTACCTTTAATGGCGGGCGTGTATTTCTCGCATCGCTGGAAACTTGATGATGCTGGATATTCATAGACTGATCCAAAGAATGGTTTTGTTATCAAGCCTGCTTGATGCAATCCGTATAATTTTTGAGAAAAAGTAGACCTACTAACACCTACATGCTGTGTTGGGATAATACGGTGCATTTGGAACCATACACCTATTATAAGGGCAATAAGGGAAACTACTCCCAATGTAACAGCATGATCATTTTCGTTTTCAACTAAAGCGATTAAAGCAAAAATTACCGTGACCAAAGATATCACAAAAAGTACTACAGCTATAATTGTAAAAATCATAATTCTATCCTCTCTTAGATATTGCCCTAAAATTAGGACGATTTACTTCAGTACTCCCGGCTGGAATTGAACCAGCGGCCTGAGCTTTATAAGAACTCCGCTCTAACCTCTGAGCTACGGGAGTTTGTTTTCATAATTCAAGTTCTTTTAACAGTGTGATAACTTCAACATTTAACCTGTTAATTCGATTGGCTGATGATCTTATATCATTAGCCAAGGGAACTAAAGCTTCTTGATCTTTTGGGGCTTTTTCATCATTTTCAAATATATCACTTCTAAGAACAGAACTAAGTCGAGTTTTCATACTAGCTATACTTTTTTCTAATTCAGACAATCTGTCTTTTAGATTTTCCATTTGTAGAGATACTTGTGTTTCTCTAGCTTCTGATTCGGTCATTTTTCTCGTCCTCTCTTTCTTGTAAAGTAGTATTAGTATTTTTCGTAATCAGTTTCAAATAATCCATTATCAGTCAATTTATTGAAATGCCAATACCTTGCCACATGATCAGGTAGAACACAACGCCACAACCCGTGTTTGTGCATATAGCGCCAGATCCGCCCCTCCAGAAGATAATAGAATTCTTGAAATGGTCCCCCCGGCGCCAAAAATTCCCAATTCCAAGGAATATTAAAATCTACATTTTTAAGCCTCTGCCTGCTACACAAAAAAAGTTGTTGCGAAACATTTTGGGTAAGTCGATAGCCTTCGGCAGTAAGGGCCTCTGCCATTGTCGCGCCATCGCCGGGGGAGACTATCAATATTTCTGGATACCTTTGCAAAATATCAATGCCTTTTCTGATCCAGTTTTGACCGGGATCATGGGACTTGATTGTACAGTCGGAGTCAGAGAAAACGATGTAATCGGCATCGGATACTTTGAGACCGATCAAGTGATTTATATTATGATATACATAGAAATGAGGGCCGGTTGGTCCATGTGTCCATCGACTGGCTATTGGATCTTCTTCAGGATAGCCAAATTCAGTTAGGATATTCGGGTGTGTTTCGCTTGGAATAATATTCAAAGCCCCACAATTCAAATCGCAGATAATGGGGGGCTTGGGAATATCTAAACCCGCGCATCTCTGATGTACTATGCGAACTGTGTCAAAGTATATTTCGTGGCTGGCTATCATATCTATAAGCCAGGTGTTGGCGTAAAGTCGGTGGTAGTCACCTGGATGGCAAAACGTGATAAAGTCAATGTTCATTCATTTGCTCCAACGCCCAATAATTTCACAATAATCACCATAAAAATGCATCAAAAAAAGCATATCCCTCTTTTTCAGGATCGCGTCCTAATAATGTGCAAATATAGTCTTGTTTATCTATCCATGTTTGTGCTACAAAAGAATGTCTTTTTTGACTTATATCATAAGTATCCGCATGATAACTTTCTATACATTCATACGGTTTAACAGAATGAATATTACATAATCCATTATGAAAAAAAACGCATTGCCCCTTTGGGTTAGCAGGATATTCTTCTCCCGGATACATACTCGTTATAGCTGGAGCAAGTACAAATATGTCATTAAAATCTTCATACCAATCAACTCCTAAATATTGATCGAAAAATTCTTGCTCAGACATCATTAGATACTGTGCAGCTTTTTCAATTTCTCCCGGCAAAAACCAACCAGGTTTATAAGCGCAACTATTTTTACATTCCTCACATTTACATTCTTGCCTTATAAAGTAACTCTGTCCATTATCTACCATGAATTATAAAACCGTATTGTTTTCACGCCTGGTGGTATTTCATTAATATCAATTTCAAATCCTTCGGACATATCACTGATCCACTCGCGAGGTTCAAATGACATTTGTAAAGGTTCTTCTGGGTCATTATCAAGTCCGTCCCCGCCAAAATAATCATCTACTTCCTTGGGTAGATCAATGCCAGCTTCTTTGCAAGCCAACAGTACCTTGAGGAACTTTTGATACTGCAAATCGGTTTTATCTCTAAGAAAAATCACATGTGTACTCATCGACATTTTAATTCTCCCATTTACTTCCTCTGGAGTGGTCGTTCATAAATAATCCTTTTACACAAATCAGGTCTCATAATTTTAAGTTTAGGTATTTTGCATTTCATTTGCTCCAACGCCCAATAATTTCACAATTAAATCACGAACATCCTGGAAAATTACGGTCCACCCCCACGCCTGTGGGGAAAACCAATAAAACTAATCCCGTACACGTCGGCAATGTCGGTCCACCCCCACGCCTGTGGGGAAAACTGACGTCCCAATTGGTAGCAGTCCTTGACAAACGCGGTCCACCCCCACGCCTGTGGGGAAAACACTACTAACGTGTAACATTCACCCACACGCTTAAATATTAAATTGTGAAAGTTTGACAGACAACCGAGCTAATGCGAGAAGGTTCACGTCTGTCCAGTCACCCGCGAACCTACGGGCGATTTTCTTTTAATTTCTTCTGATCCTTCATACTTTTGGTTCATATCGAGTAACTCCCACAAGCGGCCTTAAAATCTCAGGGATATTAAATGGTGTCTCTGTCCAAGTCCAGTGCCGTCCACTAAAAAGCCATTGATGCGCCTCAGCTTCTGTCAACTCAACTTTATGAAGTGCATGGATCGGTGTCATTAAATATTGCGGATTAGTATTTCGTAATTCAGCTTGCTTATTTACTCGGTTTATCCAATTATCCCTAAAGCTATTCGTGATGTCCCACAAATAGCCATTTTCTGGCCCAATGACAAACGCTTGCGCATGTCGATTTGTCGTATGTCCTTCTTTCCGTGTGTTGCTTAAACGCGGAAAAACTCTATGTACAGGCTCAGGATACCAACGGCATCGCTGAAAGTTTGTTTCAATCTGCAACCGATAGACGGCAATATCAGTCTGCCCATTTTCAATCAATTCAATAACCCCCTGAATAAGCTCATAATCAAATACTTCATCTGCTTCAAAGTGGACAATTATATCTCCTGAACATTCGATGTGTTTTGAATGGGCCTGGCGTAAGGTCTCACCGGCTTGGTTTCCCCAGAAGCCTTCAAGAATTTTGATAGGAGGATAATGACGAGGTAAACCAAGAATGTCCATATATGAACCCCTGGAAGCATTGTCTTCAGCCAATTGATCCAAAACTTCTCGCGTATTATCCGTTGACTGCATATCAACAAAAACGATCTCATCAACGTAAGATTGTATGGCCCGGATTGCCTCGACGATTGGATAGCCGCTGTCTATCAAATTATGTCCAAAGGTAAAGCCGCTAATTGATGTCATTTTTCAAACTCTTTATTATTTGCTTTGCACATAGAGCTGTATTTGACGCCCCATAGTGTTCAATAGCATTGAAATAACCTATCAAACAATTTAGATTATATATAACATCATCTATATCAGGTTCGGAAATTTCTAATTTCTTTAATTTTGAGAAATTCCTGCTGAGTATTAATTCCGTACTCAATTCCTTGTTCTCCATTGGTCATTTTTCCTATGACCAAACTACAATCTGCATATATGTAATGATACCTACAAATATCGGCAACATATAACCCAAAAAGCCGCGCCCATCCCTGATACATTTGGCTGTTTTTCCTGCAAATTTCCCGTCAATATATATCTCCTCTGTTATGATAATTTCTTTCTTGGTCATTATTCTCCCGATTTCTTTAATAACCCTTCCAATCTATTCCAGGCCCAAATAGCGCAGTCATTACACATAAAACGCAGACTTTCTGTATTGCCCATTACTTCAACATATAAATTGCAATCCTCTCCGAAATCATTGTTTGTTTCTTGCATGCATCTTGGACAAAGTATCTTTATAAATTTGATAAATTCTTCCAAAGTAATACCCGCCATTATAGGCGGAATTCCTTGCTCTTTATAAGGAGTTAACCAAGGAACCCTACCCTTATTTATCATCTCAACTGAATATGGATTATCCCATAAGTCGGTACCAGCCCGCTTAAACGTCCCATAAAAGAACACTTTTTCAATTATCCATTTAGGCGTCCCATCTTCGTTAAAATGTTTATAAAGGATAGGTTTATATGGTTCCCCTGCGTTATGTTGATAATCAATTTCATCCCAATTTGTTCCCCATTGTTGGGATAATTTTTGAGTAGTAAAGTATGCTTTATTATTTTCAATATAACATAGTTTTAGTATGCTCATATCAGCTACTTTCTCTATCTCCATCTTATTCCTGCGCTCTCGCTAACCGCCTTCCTTACTATATCGCCAAACTGAAAATCATAACATAGCCTTTGATGCAGTGCCGCTCCGCGTGCTTTCCACTGATCATAATCATCATTCAAAGCAACTTTAAGGCCGGCTACCAGATCATGATAAGAAAAAGTAACCACATCATTATACGGATGACCGGTTGCCAAAATCTCTGAAATAATCGGCAATCCATAGGCTGCAAAAAGCGCGAAGCGAAGTGGTTCGCAGAATGGATAGTTATCTTGATGAACATTCAAAGCAAACCTGCTGCTGGCCAGTACTTCATCACGTTCAGGTGGCCAGCAGTTGGGGCCTATCCGAAATTTGTCTTTAAAGTGTTTGTATATTGTCGTTCGCCTGGGATTCACCAAGCTCATATGGCAAAAGTCATAAGACTTTTTGTCTGATAATTCACCTAATCCCGGATGAGAGCCAAGCAAAACGAAGCGTGTTTGCGTCTCATCAGCCAGCATCGGATCGCTAATCCAAACTTCGTCAGCAATTCTAGTTTCCATCCATTTGAAACAATCTTTAGCATAATTTCCGGTGCTGCCACTGCCGGCTGGTCTTTCAAGATTCCAGACAATTAAATGAGCCAAACGTTGTTGACCAGATATTTTCCGTCTTTGAAGTTCTCCACCAATCATTTCCCCGGTTTCCTCATAGTGTTTAAGATCACCATAGAAATGTTCCTTATAATCTCCATTCATTGGAGCAGTGATATAGATAATATCTTTGGTCAGGTCTATATCACTCACTGATACTGTGGAAAACCCCGATAGAGTTACCAAAGTCCAAAAGTCTCTGTATGAATCATACTGATGCACAGGCTTGGCAAAAACAATTTCACTCATCTTATCATCTCTAAATCCCAAAATGGATGCTCCCGCATAAACTCCGGAAACTGCGTTTTGTCGAATGGTTCAGGCGACCAAAACGCCTTACCTTCATCGTTGCGGCCGTTCGTCGGATGGCAATTATCTATTGGCGGCCATATAGCCCAAACATCTTCTAACCATCCTGGACGCATTTCATTTTTATGACCGTGGATTTGCCACTTATAATTAATGATTTGATTAGTTACAGCATAACCAAAATGATAAATGTCAAATTCTTTGGGAATATATAAAACATTATCATTATTCTGACGCAAATCAATAATCCGAACTGGCCAGCCTTCATCTCTGCAACACCAATTAAATGAGCGCCAGAGATGTACCATGTTTACTAAGTTATTTCTTGCAGTCCCATCATTGTAAATTTGATATAATACTTCCTCCAAAACACCATTTCCCCAAATTTCATCATAATCTACAACCACAACCAATTCAGCGCCGGCCGCCTGAACCGTCCGCAAGGCAAGATCGCGCTGAGGGCCCTCTTGCGTAACTCCAAGCATATCATACCATCTGACCTTTTCATCAGGGTTATAGGCATAAGCTGCCTGAAGTAATTGTTCTTTGGTTTCTATCGGAGGGGTATTTGTACTGTGACCATGTGAGGGGGTTGGTGTGTAAAATATGTGGAGTTGGTCTACGTTGTGGTAAACTGATCTTAAGGCGTAGGATAGATAATCCGCGCCGTAGTGCAATATAGTCAATGAATGAACTTTCATACCAAAGCCTCTGCTTTCTTCGTTCAGTATTTAATAGTATTCTATCTGACCTGGAAGAATTTTACAAATTTGACAGATTTCCAAAGCATGCTAAAATAATTTTATCGGGCCGGATGTTATGGATTATTCTTAAAATAGAATTCCACAACAGCAAATTTGCCCGGTTTCTTTAAGAATACGATATGGGCCGGACGATGTTGGGTTATCTCCTTGAAAGAGAGTGGTCGTTGGTTCAAATCCAGCCCCGCCTACCAAGGCGGGTAGCTCAGTGGTAGAGCACTAAAAGCCCCAATTTCAATAATTTGCCTATATTACAAAAAGAAGCCGGGATTTCCCGGCTTCTTTTTGTTGTTCAAATTTATTACTATCCAGAGGAGATATTTATGAAATACAGACAGCATTTTTCAATCAGACAAACTCCACAAACCCAAGCAATTCCAGATAAACAAATGGTCAAAAATTCGGCCGGGGGGTATGTCTTTGCAGTCGATGACTGGATACGCCTGGACCGTTTTCTTGTCCTGGGATCTGAGGGGGGGACCTACTATGCCAATGAACGAAAATTAACAATTGATAACGCGCAGGCAGTGGTACGCTGTATCAAAAATAACGGTCCACAAGTTGTTGCTAAAGTCGTTGAAGTCAGTAAAGGTGGTCGAGCGCCCAAGAACGATCCAGCTTTGTTTACGTTAGCTATATGTGCTGGAATAGGAGATATTGAAACGCGCCGGGCGGCCTTTGATGTACTTCCGCAAGTGGCCCGCATTGGTACTCACCTTTTCCATTTCCTTGAATACGTTGAGGGCTTTCGGGGTTGGGGACGAGGCTTACGCCGGGCTGTAGCTAATTGGTACAATTATATGCCTGTCGATAAACTGGCCTATCAAGTAATTAAGTACCAGCAACGCGACGGATGGAGTCATCGAGATGCTTTACGCCTCAGCCATCCAATACCGGATAATTCTAAGGACGCAGATATGCGAAATGACCTATATAAATGGATTGTCGGTAACCCAGAAGCAAAATATGGCGATATAGATTTAATTGCCGCCTTTGAGCATGCCAAGGTTGCCACAAACAAATTGGCTATAGTTTCCCTTATTTTAGATGAAGGTCTTACTCGCGAAATGATCCCGACCAAATGGCTTAACGAGCCTGCCATTTGGAGCGCCCTTCTACAAAAAATGCCTCTTACGGCGTTAATACGAAACTTAGGGAAAATGACACGGGTGGGATTATTAAAACCGATGGGGAACGAAACAAGCCTTATTATCGGTAAATTAACTGATCAAGCCTATATCAAAAAGTCGCGACTTCATCCCTTGGCTATCTTGGTAGCTCTAAAAATTTACGCCCAGGGTCACGGAATGAAAGGCAGATTATCTTGGTCACCGATTACTGAAATTATTAACGCATTAGATGAGGCTTTCTATTTGTCATTTGGTAATACCGAAATAACTAATAAACGGACAATGCTAGCTCTTGATGTTTCGGCTTCAATGAGTTGGAATACTATCGCCGGGATGCCTATTACACCTCGCGAAGCTACTGGAGCAATGGCTATGATTACAGCCAGAATGGAACCACATCATATAATTACGGCTTTTAGTCATCAAATGATCCCGGTCACTTTATCCGCCCGACAACGATTAGATGATGTTATCCAACAGATATATGATATTCCGTGGGGGCGGACCGATTGCGCTTTACCAATGTTGTATGCGCTACAAAACGGAATTGAAATAGATACTTTTATTGTCTATACGGATAATGAAACCTGGGCTGGTAATATCCATCCTGTACAAGCGCTGCAACAATATCGCCATCAAATGGAAATTCCATCCAAGCTTGTTGTAGTGGGGATGACTCCCAGTGGATTTAGTGTTGCTGACCCTGAAGATAGTGGTATGCTGGATGTTATAGGGTTTGATACATCTACGCCGCAAGTGATAAGCGATTTTGTAAAGGCTGACAGGATAGAATAGTAATCGTCGCTAAAATGTCAGTTGAGATAGTCTTACCATTAATATAAAAAGACCGCCCGGTTAAAACACCGGGCGGTCTTTCCGATAAAAGGAGAAACCAGATATAACTGCTAATATTATACCATAACATAGGCTGCCTGTACTAATTCTTTAAACATCTCTAAGTTTGACAAAGGGTACAAAAGTGGTACAATGGCAGAAAACAGTTTGTGATAAATATGATTTATGGATCGAGAATCAACAAAATTATGGGTTGATACCCTAGAAGTAATCAGACAAATCAAAAAACTCACCAAGGAACCGCAGGTGTTAATAGTTCACCGGCTGGTCGTTGCTGAGTTAAACCGATTGGAATTAGAAAACAAATCGCCGGCAGGTCCGCCGGTGACTGGACAGACGTGAACCCTAGAGCGTTGGCTTGGTTGTCTGTCAAACCTTCACAATTTAATATTATAGCGTGTGGGTGAATGTTACACGTTAGTAGTGTTTTCCCCACAAGCGTGGGGGTGGACCGGTGCGATATGACCGATTGCAAACGTTGTGATGAGTTTTCCCCACAAGCGTGGGGGTGGACCGTACGCCTATTCAAAACAACAAATCTCAGGGCAACGTTTTCCCCACAAGCGTGGGGGTGGACCGGTGCGATATGACCGATTGCAAACGTTGTGATGAGTTTTCCCCACAAGCGTGGGGGTGGACCGTCATAATGTTTGTTTTCCCCACAGGCGTGGGGGTGGACCGGATCAACTTGTGGCAGCTTGCGCTGTGTTTGGGTTTTCCCCACAAGCGTGGGGGTGGACCGGAGTGGCATCTGTGGTAGCAATAGGCGTAACGGTTTTCCCCACAAGCGTGAGGGTGGACCGCCCTTTTCTTAAAACACAAGTTTGTCCGTTTTTCTTACAAGCGTAGGAGTGGACCGAATAAACCGACTGAAATTACTTTACATTCTAATAAAATGATAAGATCACACAAAATTAGACTTAGACCAACCGAAAAGCAAAAGCAACACCTAATGAGGGCCTTTGCAGCCGCCCGTAATGCCTGGAATTTCGGCAAAGAGATACTCGATTTTGAGTATGATCTAAACCGAATAACCTATCGTGAAACTGGTGAAAATTACAAATTCACATCAATTACTGTTAATGATAAAGTGACCGAGCAAAAGAGCCTCAAAGCCCTGTACAATAAAATTAAACCAGATTGGGTGAAGGATAAAACTGCCAGTGCTACTCAAGAGGCTTTTGGTGACTTGCAAAAGGGATTGCAACGATACTTTGACATTCGTAAGGGTAAGGTCAAAATCAATAGTCATAATGACAAACCTCGCAAGGATTACCGTCAATCAGGCTGGTTAAATTGGCGCAGCAAACGAAACCATAATAGCTTCCGGGCTACTAATATCTGTCTGAAATTAGACGGTCAACATATTCGCTATAATACCAAAGTTGGTTATATCAGAATGTGCGAAGAATTGCGTTTTCAGGGCAAGATAATGAACGCTACCTTCTCTTATGACGGTCAATGGTTTTGGGCCTCAATTCAGGTTAAGTTTGAAAAGCCTGATATTATTCCAAGTTCTGAAATCGTAGGAGTCGACTTGGGGATTAAATATCTTGCCGTTACTAGCGATAGCGAAACTATTGAAAATCCTAAAGCATATTATAAAGCACAGGCTCAGTTAAGGCGATTGCAACGGAAATTAGACCGACAACGCCGGTCTAATAATCCAGGATGCTACAATGAAGATGGCACAGTGAAAAAAGGCAAACGTCCGAAAAATCAGTCTAACCAGATGCTACGAACTGAGCACAAAATTAAAAATCTACATACCAGGATTAAAAATCTACGGCGCAACGCTCAACATCAATTGACAGCAAACGTCACAAAGAATTATGGCCTTATCATTCTCGAAGACTTAAATGTTGGCGGGATGCTAAAAAACCATAAATTAGCCAAAGCTATTTCTGATGCTGGCTTTTACGAAATGAAACGGCAATTTGAATATAAAGCTGATTTTTATAATGGTACTATTGGTATAGTAGATCAGTGGTTCCCCTCATCTAAGTTGTGTTCAGGATGTGGAGAAAAAAAACTTGACCTAACTTTGAGTGACAGGATATGGACTTGCGAAGGCTGCGGACAACAGAATGAACGTGATCTGAACGCAGCTATTAACCTGAGAAACGAGGGGATACGACTTTTCGTAAATCCTGATTATAATCGCCCGTAGGTTCGCGGGTGACTGCGCTGTCGATAACCTTCTTGCATTGGCTCGGTTGACAGCGAAACCTTCACAATTTAATATTATAGCGTATGGGAGTGGACCGAACAGATGGCAGCTTTCGTTTTCCCCACAAGCGTGGGGGTGGACCGTTGTTAGACCACCTGACATCTTAGCTTTACCAGTTTTCCCCACAGGCGTGGGGGTGGACCGATTAGTGTACTGCAAAATAATTATGTGTCAAATAAAAGCGGGGCGGCCAAGTTAATATGGGCCGCCCCTATATCTAGTTAGGAGGCGTTACGTCTGCCGTATTTTTTGCCTCGCAGAGCAGGCGTGGCCGGCTTGCTTTACAGATTTATTTGGTGAAAACACATTCGTTGCAGATTTCATTTTGTCATACGCATCAGGGAAACCTACGGCCTCCATCTGACTGGCTATTTCGATCATTTTGTTATGTTCGTCTATCGTGATGCCAAGAATATCGCACTCTGATTGTTGCCATATTTCGAAAGGGGTCATTCGTCACCACCTTGGTCTATATCACCTTGTCTTTCCTTATAGAATGTGTGATAATATAGTGCCGCCGCTCCATTAAAATTCTGACCAAGTAAAAACTGAAGTCCAATAAGTGCCAAGCTGTTAATTGTACCTTCACCTTCTGCTTTTAGTCTTATTAAGGTGCAAGTGTCACACTTACACCAAGTTTGATCTTCCGTCTCTCCAAAATGTCGAGAGAGTTTATCTTTGATTTCTTCACGTATTTCTTCACGTATTTTTTCGCCTTTTATTACATTTTCATCTCTTTTTCTGTGCGATTTTAACCAATCATCAAAATCTGTGAAATTCTTTTCGGGCCGGGGTTTTATTTTCATTCGTCACCTCTGAACTTTTCTGACTTAATACTTATTTCCATTTTGATTACAAATCCTATGATATCCCAAGCCAAAGAAAAGCTATCCTTCCTAATATTATAATGGCTGCAATTACGAAAAGAACGATTACATCAGGTTTGGAAGACATTCTCTGCCATCGTTTATTCTGCTTACTCTCCAAGTTTGCAATTTTTTGCGCTAATAATTCAAGTCGTCTGTTGATGTTATAGACATCTGTTTCATCAGGTTCGATAATATTTTCAAGGCTATGAATACGCTTCTTGAATATTTTGTTTTCTTCTTCTAGGGAAGTGATTTTTATAAAAAATCTGTCACGAAGTTCATTCATTTTATGGCAAAGAGAATTTTCGAGGTCTGACAGTCTGTCTTGCAAATCTTGCTGTGTAATAAAATCATCATCGTAAAGAAAAAATGGTCTTTTTGCCATAGTAGAGCCTCTGCCCTTTCTTTTAAATAATATTCTAAGTGTTTTCAATGAATTTTACAAACCAGTCAACAAAACATACTTCAATATTATTTAAAGGAAGATCGTTCATTCGTCACCGCCTTGGTCGGTGTCAAAGAGGGTTGGCTGTTCTATCGCTGCTTTCACCTTGGGACTGTTGGGGATTGAGAAGAAGCTGGGTTGGCGAAGGCGGTCTATAGCCATTTTTACATATTCTTCGGAGAGTTCTATACCGACTGCTCGGCGGCCTTCGTTTTGGGCGGCAACTAGGGTTGTGCCGGAACCCATAAACGGATCAAGGACAATCATTCCTTTTTGTGTATGAAGCCTGATAAAATAAGAGGCTAATTCCACAGGCTTTTGGGTAGGATGTTGCTCTTTATTAGGTATAATCTTGGCTATACCGTTTCCTGGTCGAATAATATTTTCTATGGTTTTACTATTATCAAACCAATAGCATTTTGCTCCTGGTTTTTGTCCTACCAAAACAGTCTCATAGCTACGGCGATAATGCCAGCCCATTCCTATAGGTCCTTTATCCCAAACTATCATTTGCTTGAATTCTAACATTTCATCTATCCATAAAGACCATCTTGCAAATTGCGGATCAGGGCCACCACCACCACCACAACAACAACAAGCGCCAGGTTTTAATAGCTTTTTTGCCCCATTCAGAAAATCCTTGAATAGTTTATTAGCTTCAATACCATCATTTTTAATCGGCCTATCATCTCTTTCCGCTATATAATCCCCTGTACCTAAAGCAGCTTCCCGGCGAGATATTAAATCACCATTATTGTTATTATTATGACCATAAGGTGGATCAGTAAAAACCATATCTACCAAGCCCAACTGAGGCATAATCTCCAGGCAATCTCCCAAATAGATGGCGATCCCGTTGTGGTCATAGTAAGGGGTCATTCTATATCTCCGAACATAGATAATTGATATGAATACCGTATGGGCTTATCTTCTCCAAAACACATATTACCAAATATATCTACTATATTAACCAGTGATTCAATCAATACATGTGTATTGCCATTATCTATTATAGTTATCCATAATGAACCTTTATCCATTTGCTTTTGAGATATAGCAAAAGCGCTTGCAGAAACTTGACCTATATCACCCCAAAACGTTTTTCCTTCAATAGCCCCTTGAAAGTCTGGACTATCAGAAAATTGTAGCCATGTATTCTCTAAACCTTCAAAATTTGCCCAAAAAAAGTCCCAATATTTTTTTCCCACTTCTACATGGGTTCCAACATGTTTCCATCCTGGAAAGTCATTACGTGTCTTGACTTCCCCCCAGATATCAGAGCAATCAATTATCGATACAATTGCACCTAATTCGTACCAGCTAAATATAGTATTCAAGGCATCATTTGGATTTTGAAAAACCCCATTAAGTCGGTTGAAATCAATAATGCCTAATTCAAAAATATCATCTTTAGTTTTTATCTGTTTTTGCGTTTTAAGTTTCATCATTCCCCTTCCCTGTAATAGGTATACTCTTTATCGCTTTACTCATCTTCGTATAAAACCTACCGCCGCCATAACTCTTATAACCAAGATGCTCAGTTATCTCTTTTTTGGTCATTCCTTCCACATATAGACGGCGTATCTCGTTTATCTGCGGATCATCCGACATGGTAATCAGTTCATCGTAAGGGATAGCGATTTGGGCTATATGTTTTGCCTGCTTATCTCGTATGCGCTTTTGCTGCGCTGCGCTTAACTTTGCCTTGGTTTCTTCTGAAGCCTTGGTCCCCTTTTTAGCAGCACTGATTTTTCTCTTAGTTTCATCAGAATGTTTCTTGCCATAAAATGCATTATTCTCACCTGACGATCTTTTACTTTGAGCCTTCTTCCACTTATCAGTATGTTTCATACCCAAAGTATTAGTATTGCCCATTGCCTTACCCTTGCGATTGGCACTTATTTTTTCTTTAGTCTCAGCAGTATGTGCATAAGTATCGTTTTTTCGGCGTGTCTCAACCCGCTTGGCGATATGTTCAGGTGATTGTTTTCGCCCTTTCCAATTAGGAGGGATTCTACCAGAATCAAGATTGTATTTTCTGATCTTTTCTTTAGTCTCGTCAGAATGGCTATAACCTATAATCCCGTCGCCACCCTTTGTTAAATTTGTCAGATTAGCCCCTTCGCTTAACGCCTGAGCAATACAGGCTTTTTCATCTTCCTGCCATCCTTCTTCTGTTGTCTCCCAAATTGGTGATATAATAGGCTCTAATCCTTGACGCAATAATTTTCTTATCCACGCTGCCTTGTGTGTTCTTTGACCTCCTTTGGCATCTCTAAGATGATACCACAATCGGTTATTAAGGTTAACTGTCTTACCTATATATCTTAACTCCCTACTTTCTGGATCATACAATCCATAAATATAAACTTCTTTGCTCATAAAAAAATATCCTCTGATATAAGATTTACTATTATCATTATACCAGAGGATACCTATTTAAGCAATTCCGACACTTTGAAATTGCCCTACACTATTTTGTGTTATATTACACCTAACAGTTTATACAATCGGAATAAAGTGTGGGGATCGGAGTCGTACTTCTGCCTCCGTCAACTTCGTAGACCCCACTCGTCCCGCTGGTATCAGGGAACGGTTGCTGTAAGATGTCACAGCACACATTTTGGATACGTCCGCTTAACCAGGGCATAGATGAAATAACCCTTGGTTTGGTCAAGATTTGGACATCGAAGCAGCCACGCGAATTATCAAACACCATCGCAAAGCGACCATTGTCCGTAATATGGATGTGATCGGAGCCAAACAAACTAACCAAATCACGATGGACTGACCCGAAAGTCTGGTTGAAGTCTTGGTACTGACCCCAGGTGACAGTCTGCCCTGAAATCCGGGTAGTGATAAAATAAATGTCTGAACAGACACCGTTAGCCTGTCCAGTTGTGTCGGGAATTTCACTGTCAAGTACAACCGGATAAAAACGGCCACCAATCGGCAACGCCCGGCGCGTTATGAATTCTTCGTGCCGCGTTTGGGCTTGATCGGCGTTGGCCGTAAAGCGGTTATTATTCGCAGAGATTGAACACAGATCAATTCCAGCGCAGGCGTAAACACGCGCAACGCAGTCCCACATGTTCGGGTGCATCACGATATGCATTTCGGCGCTATTCCAATCAAAGCCAGCGCGAGATGCGCGGAACTCAAACTGATCAACCATCCGTTTGAACCACCGACGTATAGCATTAGCGCCGTCACTGGTAAAGTTCGCGAAATTCATATTCATCAAAAAACTGTCCATCGCTGAACAAGGAATCTCTGTTTTAGCATCGAATTTACCGGTGTTTATAATGTTCTGGAATCCTTTATACTCTTGGTATGACCCACTGTTATTGCACGGGTCGCCATTCCACAACAACTGAGAATTTTTCAATGCCAGGTGATAGCCGGCCAGGCGAGACTGAGCCCACCAGATATTTTCAACAGCATCACCTTGACGGGCCAGAACATTACCAGATGCATCAACGATGTTTCCGAATAGAATTTTGGTTGGCACTTGGCCATTGCCATGCAACCCGATCCTGTCGAACTGTAATTCCTGGGTTTGCCGACAGAAACGACCGAAACAGTATAACTGTTCACAGGCTTGCAGGTCAACCGTTGGACAGTCGCCGCAGGGTGTAGTCGATTCAGAACCGCTTACAGGAACACCAGTTACGGCCTCAACAAATTCGTGTTCGGTATTTGTACCTACCCAATCAAGAACTGCTTCGAAACCAATCGGGCCAACAAGAGCGTTAATGAGTGTTGGACTACTGTCACAACGACCAAACAGGCCGCCATTGACATAAAGATACGCATCACTTGCCGGGTTGCCGGAAGCCTTATAATTCTGATAGTGTCCCATCCCGTGCGGAAGATTCGCGGCTGGATTTGCTATTTGCCGCTCACCTGTAATAAGTGGACCTAGCGCTTTGGCTAACTCTTGTGCCTGCACAGCAGACATAGTTTTGATTAAATCTTGCGTAAACACATTCTGTTTTAATTCAGACATGATGATGACTCCTTACTTCTTCGTGAAAAAAGCATCCGGTGTGATTTCAGTTTGGCTCTTTGGGGCCTCACTGATTTCTACCGGCGTTTTGCCCTTCAAGGCGTCATCATCTGTGACTACGGTTTCTTGATCCTCGCTCGCTCTCTTTAATTCAAATGTATATGTCGGTGTCTCTGCTTTTTCTTTAGCGTTCCCTTTCGATTCTAATGTCGCTACCCGGTCACCTACCTCGCTAAGGCTTTGGGCTATAGTACCCATCGCCTCAACTAGTGACTCATTGTTGACCTGGAAACGTCCAGCTACCATATTAGCCAACGATTCAAATTGATCTTGAGTCATAGTGACTTCATCAGGAGGCTGTGTTGGTTGCTTTTCTTCTACTTCTGCCGCCGCTTCTTGGTTTGTCTCTTGTGTTACTTCCGTTTCGGATTGTACTATTTCTGTCTCTACTGTTTCCACCTCTGTTTCTACTTCCGCCGTCCCTTTATGGGCAACACCGGCCTTTTCGAGTTCGGTTGATCGGGTCTGAGCATCTCTAATCATTGTGTCCACGAATTCGCTTCCGAACATTTCGACAGCCGCTTTACGTTGATCTTCTGATAAAGCCATTATTGTACCTCGCTTTATTTTCATTTGTTGCGTATCTGTCCAGATATTAGCCGCCGCCATCTTGGGAAGCGTACTGGTTCTGGTAATCCAGATATTTTTATAAATTCCTGTGGCCCGCTCCTCTGGCAGGTATTTATATTCCGGCGAACATCCCCAACCCTCTGGAGCAATCTGAGGATGTCTTGCGTAGAATTTCTTAAAAAATTTTCGGGCAGCCCGACCTTTTTCATTCCGTAGATACGGGCCTGCTTCAATGAGAATACGACCTACAACACCCTGCCATTCCTTTTTAGCAAAATCGCTGTTAAAATTACCATCTTCCTCATTGATATGCCATAGGTTGAAATGACCGCGATCTTTATTTTTTTCGTTGGCGTTTACATATTCTTCAAGGCCCTTGGTACTGAAGATTTCACCGTCTCTATCCTCAAAAGCGTTTGTTGACCAGGTAAAATGCCATAGCTCACCATCGACTATCTTTTGAGCTATACCGGTTTCTTCAACAAACAGTTTAGTATCTTCTTCTTGTTCATTGTCAATGATATTTAAAAATTCAGCTATGCTTTTGTACATTCCACGCAGGTTGTCTACGAATCCCTTTTTCTCCTTTGGTCGTGTCTTGCCTGCAATTCTAAAAATGCTTTCAGGAGCCGGTTGATCAAATGCGTCAGGCCACCAGCCTATAAGTCGGTTTGCTGCCGTTTTCATTTTGGTGTTCCATTCGCTTTCCGAAACATCAGCCGGCTTCTTAACTGCTGTTATCCCACGTCCACCAGCAATAGCTCGAAGGGCTGCCAGATTGGGATTGGTGGCGCCGGGATTACGGAAAGGAAGTTTACAAAGCTCTTTGATTTTTTCTTCGCCACTTGGATTTACGTCTATCAAGCTATCATTGCAAAAAGCCTCAGCAGTATCCCATCGGGCGGCGCTGCCATCCCATTCGGAATCGTCAAATTGTTTAATTTCGGTTTCTTCTAAATCAAAAGTTGGTTGATTTTTAGTTTCAATAATTTCTTCAATAGTACTATCTGAAAAATCTTTCTTCGGATGTCTTGATCTAGGCTTTCGTTTTGGCTTGTCTCTGTCGCTGTGAACTGCACTCTCGTCCTCCTCAGCCTCAACATTTATCCTGAGTGCCGCCAATTGAGCTTCTGCTTCTGCCTCAGTTTCATGGCAGCCTAACGATTCGTTTGTATCGGTATTAATGACACAGTATTCCTCATCTCTCAATGCAATCCTAAATGGCATATCGTCATCCTCTTGTTTGTCTTCCACTTTGTCTCTTATTTCTTTAGTCGTCGCCTCTGCGATTATATTTTTTTTTGATACACGCATGCGCGGATTGCGAACTAGCGCCAAGGAATAGATAGGAATTATCTCTTGGGCAGTTTTGGCGGCCCTGACTTCAGTTTCATAGGTAGCTGATAAAACATCATTCAATTTGTAACTATCTACACCATCATGAATAATAAATTCTTGTTGCTCCGTAATTGATACGGCCGAGGGATCGAGGATAATTTGCTTCGGTAAATCTTTGCTTTTGCTGACAATCCGCCACTGCCTGGCTGACAATTTAGGTTCATCAACTACATGACCGTTCTTGTAGAGTTTTATGCCGTCGTATGGAAGCCACTTTTTGATCGGATAAACATAAAACACTTTCTCATCAGGCCACCATTGCCGACGCTCGCGCTGGGTAATTCTGTGCTGGCTCTGCCATTCCTCGCTATCAAAATCCTTGATACTCATTTGGGCTGGTTGCTCAAATTCTGCAATACCAAAAACTTCACCATTTGAGATAATCAGGACTGGCTTGGTAATATCTCGTTTTTCGACACTGGCCAGAGCAGTTTGCTTTTCCTGAGCCATTAAAAAGCCGTGTGGCGGCTCCAATTCCAATACTTCGAAGTATCTAAAACTATCGCAAACAAAATCCTTTACGTACTGAAAATTGTACAGATTACAGTGAAAAAATAACTGTCCAAAAGCACAATTAATACAAATGTCATCGGTAAAACCACGTTGATAATTTGGTGCATTGGTCACCGGTTCAGGACAAACAATAGCAGTATCATGAGTGACGCCGCGCCTGATAAGTTCGGCAGCCAGGTTGTCATGCTGATTACGAACCGGAAGACAATCTTCACCGCCGTCAACCTTATCATGTGTTTGCTGGTGCATTAATTCAAGCTGTCCGGTCTCAAGTCTTTCGAAATTTTCAGTCATAATATTACCTATTAATTGTCTACTATTATCCCGTCAAAGCCAGCGGATAAATCCATATTGTCAGTTCCACTTAGGGCCTGAACCTTGATAATTATTGGACCTGGGAAAACTTTTGGAACATAATAATTGATAGTTAAAGCCGATGTCCCAACCGTTTGAAGCCCAAAGGTGTGCTTTACAAGAAAATTAAGCAATTCATCTTGCGGCTCTGGATTGACTTGCAAATTAACATCAATCAATCCAGCCGCCCCTCCAGATTTATTTACATTGCCATAAAACCGACCTATTAATGCGGTTTGAATTGACGGGACGCCATAAATAGCCATTTGGGTTTGACCTTGCCCAGGTGAAATTTGAGCAGTAATAGTTGCATCTCCTGTAGCAGTAGCCGTTATAGTTCCTACATTTACACTAGTTGCTCCTTTTGTTAAAACCTTCATCCTATGAATAATCACATAAGAATTAACGGTAACTGGAGGGCTGCCAGTATTCATTATAATTTCTTCGCTGATTTCTGCTGTGTCCCAGCTTGTTAACCCAAAAACCCTTAGCCGCCTTGCTCCCGCTCCCCCATCTGTATCACTGGCGCTATCGCTGGCAATTGTGTGAGTGCGAGCTTGAGTAGGAGCTACCCAGACTAATGATACATCCCCAGTATTTCCCCCATCCCAAATATCAGCTGTAACACCTGAATCAATTTCGGTATTACGGCCAAACTTGTTAACTGTCACTGTATCACTGACATTTCCCAATGCCGCTTCTGCAAAGAAATCGTTAAGTGTTTCCCCAGATTTTATTTGAGCCAGTCCGCTGCTATGTTGCCAAATAGACATAAATCACCTAATGCCCGTGATAAAAAATGAACATTCCAATATTGAAACTGCCACCAGATACATGCTCTAACTTTGCAATTACGTCCCCTACGTCTGGAATTACGGTATTTACACCTAATGGACTATCTAATGTCGTTAGCGTATTAACTGCGGCAACATTAGTTTCTTCGCTGTTCGTAATGCCATGTAACAGTTGCGTACCGTTCAAATCAAATTTTACCTGAGATGGAACACCCCGCAGCGATACAATAAATTGGTTTGTAGTTGCCAAGAACGGAATTCCCATTACATACCAGATATCGGCATCAGTCCCGTCAATCCGCCTTACTACTCCGATCCTTAGAACTCCATTCGTGTTAACCGCAGCGTCAAGCGCAATATATAGAGAAGTAACATCAATCCTATTGATTGGCTGTTCTTGTAATATGTGAGGAAATGACGCATGATCTTTATCAACCATAATCACATATTTTGACGCACCTACTCCAACCTCTGAGTATTGTGAAAATACATCATCTTCTCGCTCTGTAACAGTAGTCCAGAGTTCACCATCTTCTGTACACCGCGCAGTTTGAGCACCATGTTCCCAGTTCATAAGATCACCTTAGATCACCTTACAAATTGATACTGAATAATAGCGCCGGCCGCTTCTTCAAAAACACTGATACCTGAATTTGGCACCGGAATAAGGGAGATTGCACCGGCTGCTAATTGAAAACCAGTATCAGCATCGGCCCCACTCCCATCTATACGATAACGAATATTTTGTACCAATGCTTGCATCTGAATATGTGTCGCGACTTCAGACACGTTGACCCCTGGCGGCTTGGCTATCCAATCGCCGCCAGGAGCAACATCCAGGACAGTATGATCACCAACTGTCCTGAGTTCTGCCGGATAGGTAGCATGAGCTACCTCACGCTCTGGTGATATTTGTGGTATTCCCATTTATTTGGCCTCTTTTCCAAAATCGGCTAATCCTTGTCCAAATATATAGGCGATAATCAGCGCGACGATCTTGGTCAATTCAGCTTCATCAATCTCTGGAATGAAACTGGTGACGACGACTATAATAATACCTGCTAATGCTGCTTGAACTTTCTTGCTTGTTAACAATTTCATTATTCAATCTCCATTAATTTTTCGTAACATGCTTTGATTACTTTAGCGTCCTGAAGTGCATTATGTTTGTTTAGTTTTTTAATATAGCTAATTGGCATTTTTTCATCAGTTTCGATTGCAAATTCTTCTCTATCAATATCTGGATCTATACCTTTGATCTTAAAAAGAGTGGACAGATCAAAAGGGATATAATAAATCCATTCAGGTACATTGAAAGGACCGCCCCACAGTTGACAAAATAAAACCCAATCATAGGCTAAACAATCAGACCACATTTCTACATGTTCCCCCAAACTGTTTAGCCATCCTTCTAATTCTCGAACTATATACTCCTTATCTCCTGTTCTTCCTGTATGTGCTCCGTCTGTATAGGCCCGATTTTCATCATTGTTGTAAATGAGATTGGCGATTACGTTTTCCCGTAACCAATCATCAATCTGATCCTTATCGTAGTCTATGAACTCTGCATAAAATTCACGTCCATTTTCAGCTATAAGACCGATACTAATCAGTGTCGTATGCTGATGAAGGCCGGTGAATTCAGTGTCAAAAAAGATTTTCATAGGTCTCTCTTATTCAACCCAAACAATATCGGCATAACCCAAAAAATCTAAAGTTTTTCTCAACGCCTCATCTGTCTTTGAATGAACTCTAATTTTTGGAAGATTATTGATAAGCCAATCAGTCATATCTTCGATTCCGGTATAAGCCTTTGAGGCGCCCATCCAATCAGCGATCATTTCCAGGACATAATGGTAAGGCATTTCTACTATGCCATTTTCGACTTTGCTTCCTTTTGGCGTATAGCTATCTGGAAAAATCCAATGTTGCCAATGGTGAGGATTTTTATGGATATGATTTAGCCAGGCTTTAGAGAATAAATCAGGAGCGCCGCCGCCTTGGAAATGCATAGCATAGCCGGGAAATTCAGTTTCGGACCATTTGCTATTATCATGGATAAGTATCAATTCTTCAGGAACATCTAATTTATATCCTGCCTTAGCAACGTATTTAATATGGTCCTGAAGCGTTTTAATATACTTCTCTGCTATTTCACCAGGGACACCATAATAATCCCTATCTCGAACTTTTTGGGCTAATTCATTAGTATTCATATTGCTTATAGGTTTCTCCTATTCAGTTACACTTTGTACCTTTTCATCTGAAGGTTCAATAAATAATTTATTATTGCCAAACCAATTAATGCATCCAAAATAATCCGGTGGCTCAAAGGATTGACCACGTACCCAGCTGTGTGTGCCAGGGTGGATACATTTGCCAAAATTTAAGTTCAGTTCTCCGTCTCTCTTAGTCCAAAATTTACAAGTCTTGCACACCTCTTGCTTTGTTATATTACCCATAGGTCTCTCCTATTATGTTAAACATTCAAAATAATCTCATCTGTTCATGTCTCGCACGTTCTTGTTTTGCTTGGGTAACCGTGGTAATTTACAATCAATTTCGGTTTCTAAATTTCTGAAAGCAGGCTTGCCCCTACCATCTGTTTTTACTTTCAATTTAATTGGAAATCGTTTCTTTGGAAGCATATTAATTATTATTTCGTTGCTTACCATTTCTTCAAGGATTTCAGCATCATACATTGAGATTGGTAAAATTCCTTGCCCATTACCTAAGGAAGTTTAGGTAATGGGCCTCTTGTAATAGGTTCATTTGTCTTAATTAAACGGCATTGGCAATTGTAGCCACCGCATTCAATTTTAGAATTTGGAGCATTCCTGGGGAGGACATTGTTATTCCAAAAACTAAGCCTTCGAACTTGTCCAGCCAAACGGGGACACGTCCTACATGATTTCTCAACTGGACCAAGAATCCATTTTCTTTTTTCGTTCTTACACGCCAATGCTGTACTTTGCTGCTTTGCGCTTTCATACTGATTAACCCACATCTCATTCCTCTGCATAAGCGGCTGAAGCTGCCCTCCATTCGCCTTCGAATTCGCTGCCACAACATCAATAAAATTCGGAGCTAAATCATTCTGTTCAAAGATAAACTCATCCCGCGCTGTCAACTCGTCTACTGTCAACTCGTTCGGTTGAATACCGCACTCCTGAGCGCCTTCATTCCAGGCTTGGTCAATTCCACGTTCTATTGCTGCCCGAAATGTCCTGAGTGCCTGTGCTTTAGTTAATGCTCCTGTCCATAGACCGCGGACACTGGCTCGAAGGTTGCGACGGAAAGTTACGATACCGCCACTGCCGGCGATGGTATTGACAGGCTTTGCTTTACCTTCTGTAAATTCTAATAAACCCATCGCTCCCCGGTCCAAGACTATCAATCCATTCTTTATCTATTAATATCACCGCTTCCTCCGTTGGCGGCTCTGGGTCAGGATCAGTAGGTTCAGGATCAGGTATTGGCGGCTCTGGATTAGGATTGGGTAACCCCTTATTTGCTTCCTGAAACAATACTAAATATGAATGATGATGACGGGCATTACCTATACTCCCGTCACTTGCCGGTCTATCCGGTCTATCCGGCATTGCATTTAGATTAACAATCCGGTCCCCTCCGCTTATTTCAAGCCAAATTCGTTGTCCCTCAGCGATTGGATGGTTTTTGATTTCATAATCCGGTTTATCTGCAAAAATGGCACCGATTTGATTTAATTGTTCGGGGGTCATTTCCTCGCTACCCCACAAGACTGCCCGGAATTTTTGACGTTCATTTTGTTTACAGAGAACTTCAATATGAATTAAGCTTTGACCTTGATTTTCATCTGGTGATAAATGATAAATCGATGCTATCCAATTGGCGTTTTCTTTCGCCTTAATAACTACATTAAACGCACCAGCATTATTAAAACCAGGATTGTCCCTTAGAAATCTTACTCTGCTTCTCCAATCAAACATCAGTCTATCAAATCTCTAAAATGCCGCTTGGCTTCATCTGGTAAACTTTCAATGAAATCTATAATATTGCCGCCGTTCATTGCTATTGAGAATACTGGTAACAATAACGCCAATTCATAGACCGTGATATCAGGATATGGTTTATATTGAAACTGTCTGACTTTGGATGATGATCCATAGCTACCATTTGTTTTGGCTTCTTTTGTCTTTATTTCTCCCATCTCTTGATTACTCCTTTGGTATTTTAAAAGCATTGGCAATTAGTAAATTTATACGCTTTATCATCGCAAGGAAAGCAGTATTATCATAAGGTTGTAATTCAGATAAATCACAGTCAAAATTATGAATAGCTTTTTTTCTGTTGTCTTCATTCTCTTGATTTGCTTGTCTTAAAATTTCTAAACTATCTGTCATTCCAACCTTTCCCCTATCAATTCGCCCAAGGCGAACTCCGCTACCGTCGAGGCTGTTAACATCCCTTTTCTATAGTTCTCAGCCGCCAATTCAACCGCATCATTCATTAATGGCTTGATCCTGGTACGTCGAGGTAATCGCTTAATATCGCCCTTATAGTCTATCTGACAAAGAGGCCCATACCATTTCGCTACCTCAGTATCACTTGCTGTTTCTTCTAATGTCGCATCAAATTCAAGAAAATCATCCTTGAAATAACTTGTATTATCAGCCAACATCTGTCTAATTTCAAAACGGTTGACCGGCCCCAATCCGTCGTCTTGCCACATAGACATAATGGTGCTCGTCTTTTTTTCGTCAATGTCAGCGGCCAAGAGATCTTCCTGGTCGTCTTTAAAATCAAAACCGAAAGTAGCTGATGGCGGTAAAACTTTCCAATTAATAATCCGCTCCACCATTGAGATAATTTCACCGACACCCTTGCCACGCGCCTTTTGGTGCATCACCTCACTTTCCGTAGCACTACCTAACGCTCCGCTTGTAATCGGCCAAAATTCCCTGGTGTCAACGCCAAAACTTAACGCTATAATATTCAAATAAATATTTGTTGTTTCGAGTTCGTTGAATGCGTCGGGTAGGTCTGCGAATGAAATGAAATCCGCAGTTGCAGCCTGGGCAGGATCGAGACCAAATAGGGTCATAATATTTCGCCAATGTTCTTGGCCCAGCCGACGTGTTTCTCTATTAAAATCACCTTTGGCGTCATCCCATTTATCAGGCAAAACATTGTTGAAAAGTAATAACCCGGCTTCTGGAAGATCGTCTAACTTTTCATTTTTATATCGGTTGACTTTTAGCAGGATTTCACTGCTACCAACGACCCGACTAACCGCACAAAAACCTGTATCGTTCATGCCCTCTGCCGGCGATGGCATATCCACAAAATGCGCAACGCGAGTAGTATGTAACCTATGTGCTGTTTCTGTTTTCGGATTATTAAAAATAACAGGAAATTCTATATCACCGGTTAGCTGACACAAAGTTGCATCTAAATGAGCCAGGCCCAGGACAGGTCCCTCGATTGGTCCATTAAGGTTACCCGAACCTATAATCTCCCAAAAACCACCCTTGTCTTGAGTTAGGTAATCAGTCAACATTTTGCCCAGAAGATAACTCCAACCCTTCCAAAATTCTGATGTAGTCAACAGCTTTTGGTATCTATTAACAACCCTCTGCGGCCCCTCGATAACCCAGTTCATTGCCTTGAATTTTTTGACCATTGAGGAAATAGCGCCTTGCAAAATATCATTATTCGAACGCATCCAAAAATGACGCAAAGCGACATCACGCGATTGAGACCACCAGGCAGGAAGCAAGCTCTCATCATGGTGAAGGTGGTGTCCGAAATGGATAGAACTAGGAAAAACACTGGCCACACTTTGTTGATCGCCAACAGGTAAAGCGCGTCTTTGAATTGACAAATCCGCTAAATCACCGTTACTATTCGTCTGTTTTATGGTTGCGTATTCAACCTGTCCGTTTTGGATTATGGCAACTTGATCAGACATTAAAAAAGTCCATTATGCAACTGCCGCCGAGCAGAGCGGGGCTAGTTGATAATGGACTTGCGGACATAATCAATTGATAGATAGTATAAAGCCAAGGCTATACTATGTCAATAATCATTCTTTCAATCGTGGTTTAGCCTCATCATCTATCCACCGATTGAAAATGCCTAAAATTCGCTTGATAACCGTAACCAGAAAATGAGCCAACCAGGGATGATTTTCAAAAAGTTTATCATATGGTGAAGTTGTTTTTTTGGGGTGTTCGGTCACTTAATCTCCTCAGTCTCCCAATCATAGCCTATCAAAGTGTCATCAAAAGCAATGCGTCCCTCATCCTCCGGGTTATAGGTATGACTGGTAATATAGGTAAGCAATGCAGGTCCCTGCATAACTTTGCACCCATGCGCCACGCCTGGCGGGATCTTTATGATAATCGGTTCTTGATCGTCACCAAGAATGTACTTACATATCTGAAACTGAGTTGAGCTATCTTTCCTCATATCACAAAGGACAGCACGAATTATACCTATCGGCACTCGCCAGTAGTCTGATTGTATCTGATGAAGGTGCCAAGCTTTGATCGTGCCGGTAACCATTTTGCTTTCTGACCACTGACCAAAGCCATTAAAGAATGGATCGGATTCCCGTAACAGCTCCATAAAATAACCACGGGAATCTACGTGTTTTTCTAATCTCTTTACCTGTACACCGTTAATCATCCACTCACCTCTGTTTTACTTCTACACTAATCGAGTTTATTATAGCAAAATTTTCACAATGTACAAAGTCTAATATAGGATCAGTCTATATCAAATGGAGTATCTATTAGAAACTTTAATGTAAAAACGTTAGATTGGGGGTTGACAGAACTATATACTTCGTGGTATAATAAATACAGATTTGAGAAGCAGGACCTAGCGAAAAGGAGAAACGAAAATGATTATAAGAACTCAAGATGGCTGGATGATAAATACAAAGACAGTGTTGGAAACAGTGGATGAAGTGTCGTCACAAGAGTTTGATGGGATATTCC